ATTTGTGTGATGACTTCTAAAACAACCAATTTGTATTTTTTTAAATGGTAAATAGGAAATATAATTTTTACATTTCTTAAACACCGAAAGAATCGAATGTCCCATCATTCATGTCTATAACTGTATACAAGTTGCTCACTAGTTGAAATCAATCTTGTGTGTGCCTTCGAAACGATTCATATTCTTCACAAACGACTTGGTCAGTTCAATCCTCTTTTTTCCTTTTTCAGCCGTATTCTTCTTTTGTACTGAAAACATGTCGAATTCAATCACCTTGATGTTTTCAGTAATATACTCTAGAATGTTATTTTGAATGACCCATCTAAAAAAATTGAGTTGGCCAATGGTCGTCTCGATGAATTCATCCTTTTCATAATAAAATGTAATGCGGTCACGACGCCTAAAGGGGTCAAACTGTTGCTTTGAATAAGCCTTGAGCTGCGAACGGTAACTAAGATAGACGTTGAACGATGTTGATCCGGTCGAAATGTTGGTAACCGTCTTTTTACTATAATTTGTCACAAACCAATCCAAAAGACGCAACGAGACATCGGATTTACCATTGATGATGGGCGTAATCTTTTCTATATTGGTCTTGTCGGTATAAAATTTACTCAACGAGTTCATCAACAACTCTTTGCTCATCTGCATTTGATCTTGGATTTAATACGATCAGGGCCATTTTCCTTATATATATACTTTCAACAATTCCCAATCTCGAAAAACTTGCGAGAATTATCATACTCGATCGTGGTCTGATTCCACGGTCCCACACTCATTCGCTCAATCGGAGGATCGGATCGGAGCTGCATATTAGCATTCCTGAGAGACTGTCCAACGGTATTAACACCCACGAGGTAGCCGGCAGTTAAAAAGTTCTGGTCCTTGACATCGCCCTGGCCCGCTGGCGCCACCTGAGCCCACTTGGAATTCGCCGCATCCTTGGGCAATAGATCCTCTACGGTGAGCTTGTCCCTGGGAACACATTCAGAGGGTAGCTTTTGCTGCACATCGAAATTGACGGCCTTGTATGCCTCGTTACCGGAAGGTTCGGATGGAACAACAACAGAGGGGGCAAGAGCTGGTCCCTGTCCTACAGGCATTCCAACAGGCAGTCCAGTCAAATTATCAGACGTCATTTCAGAAGGTCCATATGTAGGTTGCATGAATGTTTCTTTGCTCCATGCGCCCTGCTGGCCCTGACCAGTGGCTACTTTCTTTCCATTTTGATTGTACTGAGTAATCAGAATGGCCAGTACAACGACCGCAAGACCAATTAGCAACAGACGTGACACAAGCTTATCATCAGCCATTTATTATATGTAATAATTTTAATCCAGATAAAAATTCTAGCCAACAAGTAACAAGGAAGCTTTTTGAACCAACTCGACAGTAGATGCGTTCAAAGTCGTTAAAGAGTTTAAATATTGTGTGCACACATCAATCCTTTCAATAGCAGCGGTCGAAACAATAGTTTGTGCCTCGATCTCTTGCTCGAGCTTGTTAAGCATGTCCTTTCGCATCTCGTCGATAACCTCGGGCATAGGGCCATAATCACTTTCTGACTCTGACTCTGACTCGGATTCGGACTCTGACTCTTCTGATAATAGGGCGTCGAACAATGACTTTTGCTTAAATGACACGTAATCCCATAAAAGAGTCGTCGTATTTTCCGCACACTTGCACGAGTTAAGCTTGATCACCAAGTCACCTATGCAAGCCTCTTGGGTTTCAATAGTATTTTTAAACTTGCACTTGAGCACCTTGCCGTGTGTCTTGTGAAACACCACGGAACAAAACTCGTGCGTGTCTACAGTGGAACTTGTCGCAATATTGTACAGGTGATCCTCGAGTAAAAGGTACGTCTTGATATCAGCCTTGCTCAACTTGATCAACATGCTGTTTCCAGACGGGAATATGGACACGTTGCTGAATGATAGCGTGACACGATCATTTAATGCTCGCACTTTTAAAATCCCATGGTCGTTGAATTTCTTGGCAGCGGTAACGACAATATCTTGAACACGCACATTTATGTGTAGCATTCTTTCTTATTAATAAAACCAAAAACAAAAAACATGGATTTGCTGCCGCGGCAATTTAATGTAATAAACAAAATACAATTGATCAAGAAGCTAGGCCATGGAAAAGACCAAGGAGAAAGAGAAAGAAAAAGAAAAGGAAACAGAAACAACTACTTCTACAACTCATGAAAAGGGTTCGTTTATCAAGATGATAACAGGTCGTCTTGTTTCATTGATTGCAATCGAAATAGATAAACCCGAGACGCAAACCCTCGTCCGTAAAAAGATTATTATTCCAGTTATCAATCTGATATATTCCCAGCTCTACCCATACATTATAATACTAGTGGCAATTATTACCTTGATTTTGATTCTTTCATTCTTGACATTCATGTTTTTCCTGGTCTTTTACTTTAAAACAAAATAATAACAAGTGCTACTACTAGTAGTTGCCAACATACACACTTTTACGATTCTTTACTTTTGATGCATTTGACGAGTGTTTGTACATGTATTCGGCCAATTGATCATACATGACATTTCTACATGTCGACATTGCATACCCCTTGTTACATGCATCTGTCGATAAAGCATTGTAGAAACCGTCCAACATTTCTGCCAATTGACAAAAGTACGTTTCTTTCCATTGTTCAAATGGGATTCGCGCAATCGTATGAATCGGTCTAGGACATGGACTTTGTGATAGAACTTCGGCAGAATCGTGGTCAATAAATACATATCGACAAGCGCCAACTTTTCTCGAGGAAATGATCAAACTCATTATAAATCATAACGTTTGCGCCTTCCTTATATAAAGCAAAATGCAAGTGTACGTGTATATAATGACTTATTCTAAAATAGTATCCAACGAAGTCTTTGGACAATGTCAATCGGATCGAGTGTACTTGGATGGTATAAATGACATTGACAAGTGTCTACAGGATAGACTTGTAAGAAAGAATAAGAATAAACCCGACAAGGTTCAACAACCTAATCCCATTCTTCAAGACGTATTTGGAGATTTCATCTGTAGTTTGCTATCAGATATGAAGCATACGTGGTCACCATATGGGTTCATGGACACGTATACGAGCGACATAGTGACCGACATGTTTGATATTGTCAAGGCAAACGTTCAAGTCCGTGATATCGAAGACGACGAAGGGGATGATGGAGTGACGACGGATTTCGAGCAACAACACTAACGGTTTTGGATTAATTTATGATGTTTTATATTATAAATGGCTACTGAACAGATTGGAGGAGACATATTTACGGATGTTGCAGATCTCGCTATTCCCTTTGGGTTTCTCGTTGGAGTACAGGGGATCAAGATGATTGCCGACAGGAAAAAGAATGCATCAAAGAAAAAGATACAACATGGTGGCGACGGTGCATGCTTCCTTTGCATGGAACAACAACAGGGTGGTGCAAGGGCCAAGGCAATGTTGAGATCCGAGATTACAAAGATTACGGGCGAACTAAGGCAACTCCTTGCCGACTACTAACTGCATTTGTGCGTGATTTTCGTATTTGCACCCATATATCCTCGCGTTCTCATACATGAGTGCGAGCGAGTGCACATTCTTGACGTCTTGATTCTTGGCAATCAGCCACATGACTTGGTGCGAGTACTCGGGGGGAAAGTGCAGTATTTGGCCACGGTATTCGATGAATGATAATGTGCTCGCGCTTGCGCTTGTGATCGTGCTCATGATTGTATATTATTTTTCTCGACGTATGTAAATATACTATATGGATTCTATTTATACCGTGAACATTTCAAAAGATTACGTGGAAATGCTGAATGATATTGCGCGATTCACCATTATTCAGCTTGCGATACAAATCATGCTGGTCCTTATGGAGCCCACTCGATTTAGCATATTTTCAATGGACTTTTTGCTGCTCCTAGTGTTTGTCAATATTGGCGTCATGTTGTATTGGTTAGTGTTTAGAAAGCTAGTCGTATTCAAGAGTAGCGAATAGTAGTGACCAGTACCAACCACTAGCGTTCAATAGCGTCTAAAACGTATAAATGATAGATCAAAATGGATCAGGTTAAAAAACTGTTTCTTGACAAGGATTTTGTAAACAAGGTCAAGCACCTAAATGTCCTCGAACAAACTGGAAACACGATTTGTAAAGAGGATGTTTTAAAAGTGATTGATCCGGTTACATCGACCCAGTCAACATGCTCTACTTTGGTAGGTCAAGATGTCATGTCGGATGTCGAAATGTACCAGGCATTCGACGGTTCAACGGCGACGGGCACGGTACAGGGTGCGATTAGCGAGATGTTTTTAAAGGGGACCGAGTTATACTTTACCCAGATCTTGTCACATCCTATATCGTGTATAGAAACGCTAAAAAAGAGGCAGCAGGTTGTCAAGGATATTAGCAAGTTGCAAGTCCTTGACCCATTGTTCTTAACAATGGCCGAGTGTGAGCCAGACATGTTGTGGCTATACCAGAATCAAGAGACCGAAATAGTGTCATTGTACGACATGGTCTATTTCAAATTCGTCCTCTTGAAAAACCTGAACGATCGACCAGAGTGCTTGACCCTGTACAATTTGTACAAGATCATATTGTCGCCCATCATCGGACTCTTGTCGCCGGTCGTCTACCTCTTGATTCCCTATATGATTATGCGAATCAAGATGAAGATCAACATTGGATTCCTTAGTTACATCAAGATGATGATTCAAACAATGTTGCAAGGAACGACGGGAGGCGGCATCATGAGTTCCAAGATGAGTTATATTAGTTTTGCATTCTCGCTACTCTTTTACTTTCAAGGATTGTTCAACAATGTAGAGCTGGCCAAGGCGATTCACAACATTAGCGGTTACATTACGAACAAGATGAACAATGTCATCAAGTTTGTGACGGCGGCCGAAAAACTGTTCGAACTCACAGCCGCCATTGATATCGACTCCTTTAACATCCCGGTCACGTACGAGTGCACGTCAGAGTTTACAGAGCTGTCGACGACGCCATTCACATCACTTTCGCACTTTGGTACACACTTGCATGCCTTTAAATTCTTTGACAAGGAACACTATAAACATTTATTAAAAAAGGCATATCTCTTGGATGCAGTTGTCAACATTTCACGGATACAAACAAGACATCAGTTCTGTTTTCCGGAATATGTAGATGAAAAGAAACCGTTTTTAAAGTTGACCGATCTCTGGCACCCATCTCTAACGAATCCTGTCAAGAACAATGTCGAATTGGACAGATCCATCATCATCACAGGACCCAATGCAGGAGGCAAGTCTACCATGATCAAAGGAACATTGATTGCACTCTTGTTTTCGCAAACACTAGGTATCGCAAACACAGGCACCTTTAAAATGACCCCTTTACATCACATCAATAGCCAGATGAATATTCCGGACTGCAAGGGAAAGGCATCCTTGTTTGAAGCGGAAATGTACAGGTCTAAACACAATATCGATGTTTTAAAAGAAAACAAGATGAATGATTCCTTTAAAAGCATCATCTTTATGGACGAAATATTCAACAGTACAAATCCTGTCGAAGGTATCGCAGGCGCTTATGCAATTGCCAAGAACATGTCTTCGTATCCCAATAATATATCCGTCATCACGACACACTACCTATATTTAACAAAGTTACAAAAGGACTTTCCAGAAAGATTCAAGAATTTAAAGATGAATGTCCGAAATCCGACTGGCGACATTGTATATCCGTATAAATTGACCCCCGGTATCTCGCGACAGTTTATTGCAATCGAAATCTTGAAAATGAATGGTTTCGACAAGGAGATTGTCGATGATGCATTGGTCATAAAAAACAAACTCATGGCAACAGCAACGGCAACGGCAACAGTCAAGAGTGAAAATATAACTGTATTATAATAAATGCTGCTACTATCCATCATTGTCTTGACAATTGTTCTAATCATTTTTACTGCAATCTTTCACAAGGAACACTTTGTCGATCAAAAGTCGAAATGTTTCTCGTGCGAAAAAGACATGCAAATGCGATATGGACCAGATGCTGCTTGGATGGCCAATCCGACAAAAGGATTCGATGACGAATTTGAAGCAGTATTGCACGCAGGCGATATTCGTGGAGGTAATTTGGCCAAGACGATCAAGTATTATTAGCAATTTGCGTTCATTACAAGAACATTTTCAACAAACACATAGTAAATGATTACGTTTGCGACAAAGCTACACATTCTTCTCATCATGATTGTCGTCGGCTTTGGCATGTACATGTTTTTACTTTACAAGGAAGTCAGGATCTTTCAAGAAGACATTGACGAGATGAAGCAAGACATTCTTACGCTCAAGGGACTTCCAACACCAGTTTGTAAAAAGGAACCAGTCCAAAAAGAGACGCTTCTAGTTGCAACTGTCGAGGATGTTGTAGATGTTGTAGATGTTATAGATGTTGTTGATGCTATAGATGCAGCAAATGCAGCAGCTGTTACTGATGATGACGATGACGAGAGTGTGACAAGTATCGAGATCAAGAGTATTCTGACTAATATTCATCAGGTCGACGAGGCTAGCGATGACGTCACTCTTGACACGATTCCAGCTCCTACAACAACTCCTGTAGTAGCCACTCCTCTTTCAACGACCAAGTACACGTCTGATTCCGATTTGTTTGCTCTCGACCTTGAAGAGTTGAAACAGGTCAAGTATGACGACCTTCGCAACTTTCTTCGTAAAAAGGGGCACAATGTCAAGGGGAACAAGAGCGAGATTATTGAAAAGATCCATGAACTAGGAAGCCAGTAAAAACACAAACTTTCCATTTATTTTTTCCCTCTTGTATATAAAATGAAACAGTGCGACGAGTGTACGAGGCCATCCAACAACAAGTATTCAAACTGCCCGCCTCAGATGGCAGATGGGCGAATGTTTACCGATTACCGTCCTAGGTGTATTGCAAACTTTGCGGTGGCCGGAGGCGTAGAAGGCAACTATGATCTTCCCAACAGTTACGAGTACAGGCAATATCTTATCAACAATGCTGCCGACATCATGACGAAGAATCGCCAGGTCGCATACCAGAACAATGCTTGCGGCCCTTGCACCAATCCTTATAACGAGGGAACCATGTTGCAGGAGCAGAGCATGGTCAAGTGTGATACAAACAAGTGTTCTTTTTATCAAAACGATGCCACGGGTCTAGGAACTGGCAGGCAGTATGATACGAGCGGCCACCAAGACAAGGCAAAGGCTGAATTCTTAAAGGTCAAGGAAGAGGAACAAAAGGTTCTCGCCAAGAAGGAAAACTGTTGCTGGCCTCGCCAAGACGACTTGGGATATTTCGCCTATGATTATGCAGGCAACAGCACCTTTAACGAGCGTGCCATCATCCCTAGTGGAGCCATGCCGATGACGAGCACGGACCGAGCTAGGTAACCAGGTAAAAACAAATTATATCACAATAGTAATAGAAATGCATTCAGAAATCAATTCCAGTGACGTCTCGGCAACAATCGAAATTGCCAACAGGTCCGTGACAATTCATGGAAGGATCAAGGAACACGTAGTTGATCAAAAGCTGAGTTTCGCAGCAGCCGCGCCCGCGGACAAGAGATCATCCTTTTCCGGTTCCGGTCTGCCCTGGCCAAGTGCAGCACTCGCTTTCGAACAGACTCCCAATATCGGAACAGTGTCCTGTGACCCGGCGACCGGAGCCTTTACCATTACCATGACAGTTCCTAACGCATACTATGTGTCTCTCGGTTCCATATATGTTGGCCCCAAGATTTATCTCTCTTGGCACAATGGACACATGAAGAGGGAAAGGGCGCTCGACCTGGGTGAAGGCATTGCCTATAGGAAGCTAACATATCCTTGGCAACGATCAAATACCATGTTTTATGACAATCAGCGCCTCCTCACGGTCCGTTCACAAGAGCAGATCCTGAGGGACTCGGCCTATAATCCAGCCAAGGAGGCAGACAAGTTTTGGGGATCGAGGCCGCCAGTCTAGATAATCTTAATATTGTCTGGATTCAAAACATCTTGATACAATAAACTTATATTTTCGATATATATAGAAATGTCGTCTCCTTTATAATTATTTGGCTCGCCATATATATATCTTGTATTTAGTTTGTTGTTATCATCTTGATATAACAATGAAAAGTCCCTATCAGAAAACATGTATTTGTCAATCACACGTTTAATATCATCATATGTTTTGTTCTTATTAATGGTTTTAATATATTCATTTGTTCGTTCTCGAAACAATATGCGCATACTAGGTCTTGTATTTCGTAATGATTGTAACAAATGTCGATATTTCTGATGTGTGGAAATAATTGGTTGTATATTAGGAGTACCACCTGTGAAAGATGGATATAATGCTTGATGCATTGTTGTATATGCAAAATCATATAAATCATTTAACATGTCTTCGTGTTTAATGTCATGTGTAATTTTTTTATATTTTTTGGATAATACAAAGTATTCTTGCATAGCAGAAGATCCTAAAGAATAAATGTCGAAATAAGGAACAAGTAATTTTACTCTTTCCGTAGTATAATAGTCACGTACAATTTCTCTATATTTATTATTAATATCGATTTCTTTTGGCATTTGTAAGTTTGGTACGCTCAGATCATGCATTGATACTAGAATTTGTAATATAAAAACTTTATATATATTCATGTTTGTAAAACCGGATGCATTGAGATGTGTAAAAATGTTATTCCAAGGTTTTAATTTATCAATATCATTAGACCATAGACCTGATTGCAAAACATGATTATAATACGGTAATAATGGATGCGCGATTTGAGCAGTGAGACACATCCCCCTCGATAAATTATGTTTATATAACAAAGTGTCTTCATATACTATAGAACCATCGAAATCATGCAATACTACATGATCACTTGTTTTGTATAATATATTATCAAGTTTTATATCACCATGAACAAAAGATTTTCCTATATAATTTGATAATACATTTTTTGCATTTTCCAATAATATAATAATGTTTTCAAAGGTTGTAGGATCTCCAAAATTATCATGTAACAATTGTTTTAATGATCCATCTTGTTTACTAAGAAGATATCCTTGGGCTATATGCTGCCCATCATATGTAATAGTTATCCATGATGTGTTTTTAGTAAATGATGTGTTTTTAGTAAATAATTTATCTATTAAATTTAAATGTACTGTTATTTCTTGTATTGCAATATGTGTTTGTTCTAAAACATGTAAAGATGATAATTCCGGTTTGAACACTTTAATTACATAATCATTAGAAACGGGGTTGATACCAAACATAGACATAGGTCTATACGTGTATACTCGCGCAAAAGATCCCTCGCCAATGCAATCACCAAGTGTAAACGTTTCAGAACCAAGTGTAAATGTCCCTATTTTAGGAACTGCCGTTTTTAACGTTTGTGCAAAACCAAATCCATTTGACATTTCACGGGGATTGGCTTTTGTAGCTTTTCCTTGATCATTTATAAAACAAAATCCAACATTATTATCAAAAGTAAACCCACCGCCCCTTTGACCTAGTCTTGCTTTTAAATCAGCATGCAGCCTATCCACAGAAAGCCGTTTGTCCTGGTTGTAAAACAATGTAATCTTGCGTTTCAAGATATTAGGAATCCCAAAATCGCGCATCAAGTCATCGTACAGTTTTTTGCCCAGGGTGCGTCTTGACTTGACAACTTGTAGGCACTTTTTTATACTCGTGCTCATTTATTATATTCAATATTATTTTCAAACCATTATCGACTTGATAGATGCGAGTAGCCCAGCAAACATTCCTCCATTGACAGATTCATTGGCCGGAATATTAGTACCTACCTTGATCTGATTATATGCCTCGATATCGGAAGCACTTATGGTGTATACATTGTTAATCATTCGGGGAATTAAAGGATATGATGAAATCGACCCGACCGAGGGAATGGGTACCGTAGGAACAACAGGTACAACCGCCTTTTCACATCCACACAAGTTATATTTCGACTTGAGTTTGGCCAAGACATCTGCATCGATATCTTCTTCCGTTACTTTGAGATTGTTAGGATTGAATATAGACGTATACCTGACACATTGAGGAGTAGAGCTGAGCGCGCTCGAAGTATTCCAGCAAGTGCACGCCTGGACCGTTGGGTTATTCGTGCAGTATTGGTCGATGCCGTACAAGCAGTCTGAGCCTGCGTTCAAGACAATGTCGCTCATATTATTCCAGTCAGTGACACCAGTACACGCCTTGCACGTCTTGGCATCATACGGGCAGCTGTTCTTGGCCAAGAGTCTGTTTTTCAAGTCGGCGATTTGTTTTGCCAAGTCCACGAGCATTTCATTCGTCTTTTGCAGCTCTACCTGGGTATTCTTATAGACATCAATGATACTATAGGATGAGAGTACCGTGTTCCAAACGGCGAAATTATAAATGTGTGCCTGCAGATTCGCTTGACCGTTGATCTTGAGCTCCTTGTTACTGAGCAACACATCCTCGTTTGCCGGAACCGCGATCTGAACACCTATGAATTTTGTACTAGAGTTGGACGAGAGGTCTGCAATATTGGGATAAATATCAAGAGTAATATTGAGTCCCGATTTAGAAATCACAAACATGTAGACATATGCGGGATTGATCGACGTGAGACCCGAGACCAATTTTGGAGTCAGAGAACCGAATGCCATGTACATGTTTACAGAAATGTCACCACTCGTATTCGCCATGGTGTAATCATTGGTCAAGTAGAGTGATAGCCCGTTGTTTCCAGACGTGTTTGCATACATCTTGAGAATCTCGAGGTTGCTCGTGGGCGCAACGGTACTGAATGAATCGAATTTCATAGCAAATGCAATCGTGAACGAGTCATTCATAGATATTCCTAGTTGGTAACACATGGGACCCGTAATAACGTTGCGACCCAGGGAAAAGCCGCGTGCCTTGGAATAGCCAGGAGTCTCGCTGAAATAAATGTGGGTATTGTCGATCGAAACATCGGGACATGACTTGCTCGTCGCAAAAAACGGTGAAATGTTGAACCAGCGTCTAGAAGTGTTTGGGTATGACGAGGGACTGAATGACGTATAGTACAAGGTTAGACCGCCGGCAAACTTGGAAATGTTTTCTCCTGTCGCGGTACCTCGGGTAGAGGAAGTCCCATTAGATGCAGTCTGTGTTACAAGAGCCAATATAGCATCGTTCAACGACGGAACTGTAGGTGTGGTAGTCTGAAAGATAGGGTCAGATAGGCTCACATCGACATATGTTTCTTTATGGTCAAAAGGTCCTGCATATAGCGAATACGCTATCAATAAAAGTGCCAATAATATAATCACAATATCGACATATGTATTGAATGGCTTTTTCATCATTGCTAGTACTACAGCAATAGTTGCCAGTGCTACGATTAAAAACCCTATGGCTTGTTTAAACATCTTGATCCTCTTTATATTGATCAATATCTTTTTGACAATTGACAAGGACGAAATAAAACATACAAATAGCCTAGTCCATCAGCTTATTGGCTATATAAAGGCATCGACCATCACAACCATCACAACCATGACTACCATTGTCTTTAACTCGACCATTGTCTTGAACAAATCCCTCTCTATCCACTGTACAGAACAAGACATACAAGCCATTTTGAAATGCGATTCCGTGTCGTGGCAAACGCTTTTCGAGATCAACACTACCAATACAAGTCATACAATTCACCAATCGGTCGATTGTCCCGAGGCTGGCATCATGATGATCAATTGGATGATGGGTCAGCAGCAGACCTTGACAAATTCCAGTATTCTTTTACAAGCATTCATCCTGTCCGACTTTTACGGATACGAAGACGGCATCAAGATTGCATCCGACCTACTCGAGGGAAAAGACAATAATGACAATAAAGACAACAATGACAATATCGATATACACCTCGTTGTTGACATGCCATATTTCCTATATTCTCGCCTTGGGCCAGTATACAAGGCAGCGTGTGCCCGGGCTCTGCGTGAAGCCTTTTATCGAAACGAGTTGGATCAAGAGGTGTTTAACAGGCTGCCACAAGAAACATGCCTGGCCATTATCGGATCCGGGTCTTTTCAAAATGACCTCATGACTACCGACATGGTTCCCAGGTGCCTATTAGCAGTTGCCAACAGCGAGGACCTGGATCTACTTTCAAGAGCTACCGACGTGGGCATGTTGGACCCCAATTTTGTATTACAAAGGGCCATTGGAAACCGCCTTGGACAACTCTTGGGATATTTTTCAAAAATCATTAGAACAAGAGATTTTACCAACATCATGTCTCTACCACCCAGAACCATGTCGATCCTTTTGGAATCTGGCAATATACAAGTCGAGTCTGAAAATTGCGTCTTGGAAATGCTGTGCCGATATACAACGGAACATTCATTGGCTGAAGAACTGGAAGAGGACAACCTGTCTCAATTTGTCGACTTTCCAAGCTTGTCAAAGTCTTTCTTGATCCATTGTCTAAATTCACAAGAATATGAACGATATCATACAGAGTTGGCCAAGACAATTTATGAAAAAATGTGCTTGCCTGACTGTACCAGGGGAAAAAGGGACTATATCAAGATTGATCCCAAGGATGTCACGGTGACTTTTATAGCCGGAAAAGGACATGTTGAACCAATTTACATGCATGGTTTTTATTTTCAACTCGACAACAGTAGCAACTGCCACCTCTCTTTGACCAGTACAGTCGTTTCCATGTCTTTTACTTTTAATGTGCGTGTCAACCAGGATGTATTCGTGGTAAAGCGTATATATACGAGTGAAAACCGTTTGACAGACGAGGAACCCATTTGTAGAGTGACTTGTGGAGATGTTGTTACTATTCGGATAGAAATAGTTATTGATTAAATTAATTTGTTGATCAACATACCATCAATCTTGATGTTTCGTGACCATGATGTATACGAGCACGGCCAAGGCCACGGCAAGACAATCAATAGATTTCAACGAGCGCAAAAACGGATCCGTTTCAAACTCGTATAGTTTTCCCTCGACACCGCAGACCTCGGAAGACAGTCGTACGACGCTGGCATACTCTAGTTGTGACCTTGTGGTTTTGCCATTGACAAGATCGACCGTTTCTGCATGTGTTGTCCGTAACGAGCACTTTTTAAAGTTGATCAAGTCGTTGCGAAAATGACGACAGTTTTTGCATAAACGTGGCTGGATCATTATTGATAATAAATGTATAAATTGGCTTTAAATAGTCACTTGGTCATTTAGCACATAAAGACAACAGGTACCAACTATCTATTATGTCGGAAGAGAAGAACATCAACCTTACTAGCAATGTCGAAGGTGGAGGCAAGTCCCACAAAAAGGACAAGGACAAGGAGCAAAAGGAGCAAAAAAAGTCCAAAGAGTCCAAGAAGGACAAGGAAGTCAAAGAGGTCAAAGAGGTCAAGGAGATCAAGCTAGAAAAGCCTAAAAAGACCGAGGAACCCGATGAGGATGAGATTATCGAGGTGGATGATATTCCATCTTCCGAAGACGAGGAAGAGGAAGACGAGGAAGACGAGGAGGACGAGGATGAGATTACCGACGATGACGAGGACGACGACGATGAAGACGGTTCCGATGTTTCATTCTCGACTACCGACATTCTCGCAAACGATCCCATGTACTTTGTCCTGTCTAGGCTCTTTCTAGATGACGAGGGCAAGAACGTGGCCAATATTCTATCCGATATTGCAAACAAGCTTGGAGCACTTGTCGATTTAAAAAAGAAAAAGCTCAGGAATAGCAAGTAAAAAGGGGATTTGTGGATACATTGGTCATGAATCAAGAATCAAGAATCAAGTTACAAGTCAATAGTCAATAGTCAATGGTCAATGGTCAATAATCATGAATGGTTAATCCAGCCTAGTCCAGAGGCAGCACCATCTTGATCCTCTGGAGGTCTCCCCTGTGCTTTTGGATCACGGTGCAAATAAACTTGTACGAGTCGTCAATCTGCTCGTAGCTTTGGGCGCCCGTGATGATGATGCAGCCCGACTGAAAGACTGCAATCGTAATCTTTTTGCACTGTCCCTCGCCGACACCGCTTCCTTTTCCCCTGCATTCGCATTTACACGTGCAAATGCCGTCATTGTCGCCGTAGCCCGAGTTCCAGCAGTACTGAATCTTGACCCCGGGATAGATGCATGGCTCAAAGCTGCTGTAGATCCGGTAGACATCCTGGACAACCTTGTTGAGCTTGTCCCTCTTGATCTCGATGCCCATGCGGAAATCCGAGTTGATCAGGCAGATCTTGTAGTTGGACGGCTGCACCTGATCAAAGGCGGACGCCACAGTGTGACCTCGCTCGTGTATAGATCGGAGCTGGTCGATCACCTTGCCAATAACGTGGTGTCCCTGGTCAATGTGCTTGATGCCGGTCATCTGAACGTTGCCATTCTTAAAGACCTTGACATTGACAAACTGCTGCACACCGGACGCCAACACTTGGCGCAAGATCACAGTCACCTGGTTGTCAAAGCGCTTGCCCTCTTTCTTCTTCTTCTTGGGCGCAATCATCTTTTTATTAAATCCCCTGAATACGGTCTCGGCCTTTTTAAGCCCAAACTCGATATAAATAAAACCAGACTGGTCCGAGTCATAGGGAACAATCTCGGTCATGTCGTAAAAGGTAGCGAGGTCGAGTAAAGAGCCAAGGGATCCAGTGGCAGTTATAGTTGAAACTTTGTAATTGGTCGGAATCGGGGGAGCAGAAGCTGCATGAGGAGGAGCAGCAGAAGATGCAGATGCAGCATACGCATCCTTGCCCCCTGATCCCCCTATATTCGTTGTATCTGATTTGTCAGAGGTAGATGGAAGGTGGCCAAGCATATTCTTCCTATTCAAGATACAAGAGCTCCTTTTTCTTTATATGGTTCACATGATTTTCTTTATATAGAAAATGTCCATCACTTTTTTTGTATCAATTTCCAACCAACAATGTACAAACTGAATCCAATGGTACCAATGACGTGTACAAGTACGTGTTGATACTTTTTTGTTTCCAATGCATATACGAGTCCAGCGACGAGTCCGCACAATCCCGCACTATGTGTGTTGAACCAACGAGTACATCATCATGTGTGCACCACTTGTCGAGCATTGCCATTCTACTGCTCTGTTACCATGTTGGAATGCACGAATTCGCATTGTTAGCCCTCGCCCTTACAAGCATATCCACACCGTTTCTAACAATTTCGAAAATGTTTCGAGAAAACAAGGACGAGGTGAGAGCATTGTATGCATTTGTCCCATTTGCTATATTGTTCATGTTGTCCCGAGTGATAGCGTTCCCCATCCTATTGTCATGGCGCATGTTTACATTAAATACACCAATGCCCATTTGGATTTCGAGCAATATTTTGATCAATGTTTTATACGGGTTGCAATTGTTTTGGATGAAGCGCATCTGCGAAATATTGGTTAAACAACTTGTTTCTCGACTGGGACTTGTGAGTATTACAAACTAGACTCGCGAGTATTACAAACTAGATTCTTATTATTTTATACTCTTGTTTTTGCAAAATGTGAAAAACCAAGAGCTGGCAAATTTACAGAATGAACTTGTTATACGAAACACTCGTCGAGGTGGTCTATAGCCAGCCGGATGTGGCTGCTGCGTCTGAAAATCATCTAATCATGTCGGTCTTGACATTTGCATTGTTAGCTATACTGGCATTTATTAGCAAGTTGTATAAAACATTGCAAGTACAAGAGTACAAGATTCAAGTGTTGCAAGAAGAAATATATTCCAGCAATGACAACTCGGACAATTGTAGCTTGTGGTAAGATGTATTGTATATTTTGTTTCCTCTCTTGAACTAATCGTGTTCTGTGAAACCTGAATTACTAGAATGTTTTTTTATATTCATATATAGTAAATGATGTTAACATATTCTGGAAAAAGTGTAGTAGATGAGTGGGTTAAACTACCTCCAAACGTACTTGTGCCTATTGGAACAATGGTAAAACATGAAGGTAAAGTTCAAAAAACCGCATATACTGGCAAACGTGATAATATATGGTTATATAAAATTGACAATGATGATAATAGTTTTTCAAATCGATATATATCAAAATATACCGTTTACATAAAACAGTCTAATCTTGATATTCTTAATGATCCAAAGATTGTTGACAAAGTTAACAGTATGAATGATTACAATAAACGTGTTTTTGATAATTTACAAACAATACAAACAATAAAATCTAAAATAAGAACCATACTCGATCTTGACACCAATTGCACATTACCTCGTATTGTATTTAATGAAAAACAATCCGAATATAATATATGTGATCATATGATATCTATTACGAAAACCGGTAATATGTTTACAATAACATGTGGTAATAATACATCAATTAGAATACCTAATCTTAATGATATGATTGATTTTGATAATCCTAATGACTCATGGGCGTTTCTAAATGGACCACCTGTTGTTTCGGAAGTTTCGGATGGTCGTAATGGTCGTGATAACCGTGGTGGGTCTTCAAAACGATTGCCTTTTATAAAACGAACTGTAGCGCAATTACGTTTAGATGCAACTAAACGCAATATTAAAGGTAGATCTACAATGAACAAAGCACAACTTATAACCGCTCTCCAACGGAAGTAAACTAAATATAAACTTTCGTATCCTAAAGCTATTATTTTGAACCTTCCTTTTATAATAACCCATGTGCATATTTATAGGGTTGTTGGATCTGCTATGTTTAATTAAGCATACAAGATTATTCCAAAATATATATTTTTATAAATAACCAACTGTCCAAATTCACATTATCATTCTACTCGTCGTCCTCATAGTCAAACATGTTTTCTTGAAAGGGACTCTTGGTGAGCTCTGCAATAAACTAGTTTATCAAATCATGCTTGCATACCAGTTGGTACACAAAGCCCTTGTTGGTCGCTTTTCTTGTACCTTGGTTCTGGAGGCTGTGCGAGTCCGTTTCAATACCTAAAGATGTTTGAAATAGTTGTGATGCATTGCTTGGGCTTTTGCTGTTCATTCGGCAATCCAAACAGTTTGATACACAAGGGATTGTCGAGTAGATACTGTTTGAATTGCTCTAGCTGCTTGTCCTTGATCTGTGTTTTTAGGTTGAATGTGCTTCAGACCGGATGGCACACACTTTGAACACGTGAAAAGTAATAGGCTGCCATGGTAGTCTTTTATACTGATGAAGCTTTTCCGGCCTTGATCAGGTCAACGTATTGCTCATGAACAATAATAACCTGATATATAAAAGCATGGTTAAAACACTTTTAAATCCGCTGACCAATCGACAAATACAAACAACCTTGGATAACGCTCGACATATTTCATCGAGTTTAATGAAAGATGAAATTCCACACGAATGGCAAAAGATCATACATTCCTTTGAAAAACTGGGTCATGCATTCACATATACAACCGATGATGCCAGTTTTTCACGACTACCAACAGACACTTATCCCGACATTGTTAAAAAAATGGATGTGCTTACAAGGATAAATCTCAGAAAATCGGGCAAAGTGGGAAATGATGCCGCACCACAATCGTGGGTCAATAAAGAAGCTACCAAATTCGCCAACTGGTTGACCAAGAATATCAAGTATTTTTATCATGACGACGAGTGGTCCTTTGAAGAACACATGCAATTTACTTGGAAGGACAAAGATGAAAACGTGATTCTTTTGGAAATACTATGGGATAAACGCCTACCTATTATTCGACCAAGAATACATGTGGAATATCTTGGAGAAAGTTACAAGCTGATTGCGCTAGTGGATGGATACAAAGCCATCAACATGAGTCGACGTGGAATTGTATATGTTCTCGGTGCGTTGAGGTTCTTCGGCGAGACACTGGGACCTAAATTGGGTGTTCAAACCAGCGAACTAACTCGCGCCTTGCAAGCTCTACGCGGATCCGTAGAAAATATTGGCCTGCCCATTATATTCAACGAGGCAAACGTTACTATATTGAACAAGATTTATAAAAAGACAACGTATTTGTACACGCCATTACCTAACAAGAGTATAACATTATGGAAAGCATCCACTCGATCAAAATGGTTGTATTATATCGAATCAAGTGACGACAAAGCGGTCAAGGTATGGATTAGCAACATGAATGTTACATTTCCCGACAAGACTTCTTTTACAAAAATTATCAAGGGAGATGTTTCCGTCTACAAGGGAAGCAAATTACGACAATAAGGGAAACAAATTACGACAACAAGGGAAGCAAATTACGACAACAAGGGAAGCAAATTACGACAACAAGGGAAGCAAATTACGACAACAAGGGAAGCAAATTACGACAACAAGGGAAGCAAATTACGACAACAAGGCATCATTATTTTCTAGTTTTATTTGATTTATCCATTGCGCATTTTCCGTGATAAATCCTTTTGACATTTTCTGGTACCAAGACACTTGTCCCCAATTCAGCTTGCGTTTGTGCCTTGTCATGAGCCACTCGGGCAGCACCTGAAACTCGCACAAGTTGTACCAATCAAGAGTATCGGCATATTCGTCAATGTATTCTGGAGTGAGCATGGTATACTTGCTAATAAAACCAAAATCTTTTCTATTTCCTAGAACTTGTTTGATAGTTTCAGTGTCCAACATATTCCATTGTATTACTTTTATGAGATCAAGGTGCGGTCTATATTTTTCTATAAAGTCACTTGTAAGTACACGCGACGATATATAACGCCACGTAATAGTCGTACATGAATCGGTTTTCACAATGTATTTCTCTATAAACTCGATACTTGGATTACAACAAATAATAAACGTGTTCCAATAGCCACTCAGCATTTCGATATACTTTTCCTTGGTCGGCACGTATTTTTCATCAATACATTTTTTTGCAAATCCGTCCGGATCTACATCGAGATCTGCATCTTCGCTACATTTTGCACCAAATGTAGTCAAGAATAAAGCCTTATAACTCTTGGATTTCGCAATCAAGTCGATATAGTGTAAAGCGTCGTGTAAAGTAAGCTGTTGTATGCCGAATTTAAATGGCATCATTTCAAGTTTGAATACAAGGTCGCATATTGTATCGGTTGATTCGTAAAGTGTAACCACTGACCAATCCAAGCGATTACCGAATTTCTTGACAAATTCCAAGTTGATTTTGTAAAATTGAGATTTGGATATTCTTGACCAGTCGACCTTGTCTGCATACTTTTCAAGAGTTGAATTACTCAGAGGAAGTTTGGAAGAGAGTTTATACCAGTCCAATTGTTCCATGTCTATAATATCTTGCTCTCGAATCGTCTTGTACATGATCAAAAGATCTAGAAACGTAACATTTTTGTTTACAACTTGAAAAAGAATACTTGGATCTTTTACTAAAGCTGCCAATGCATCTTTTCTATTTTGAGCGAGTATTTCAAGATGATGTTGATGTTTTGGTCTAGGTTTGACTTTGGAGAACCAATTCCATGAATTCAAGTCATAAAAGTCATCTTTGTCGCAGTCACAACATTCATCACACATTTACATTGTTCAAATGCATCCCCTTATATACCCACACAAACTCGTCCATTTTCCATGATGAACTTGACCCCTAGGAGCGCTTCCCATAAGTACATCTGGCTAAGTGCGTGACTTGTAATGTCACACGAGTATTCGACCGGACACTTGATCGTTCCAATGAAAAATAACAATTGGTCAAACAGGTATTTTGATGAAATAGGAAATGTACAAATGTTTGTCGGCTGCGGCTGATCGCATTCAACCCGTAATGTTCCCGTTCTTCCTATTCCTTTGACGCTTTCCACTCGAAATCCTAAACACGGTCCCAATACATTTTTTATAAAATCAGTGCCAGGTGAAAAACGCATGTCGAGACCACCATCAATCACAATAGACCACTTTTCAAAAAGACCCCATGTTAGCATCAACCATGTTTGTAAAACAAGTGTGGCAGCCTCTTCACTCGGCTTTCCGGTCTTGACATTTGTTTTGTCAATGTTGAAATCAAATGTAGGATTGGTTATAACTGTTGTAAAATCAGGAGACTTTTCAAATATAATAGTGAGTGTCTCGGAATCTTCGCAAAAGTCATCGCAAAAGGCAATGCTCCTTTTAAACCTCTCCAAGACTGTTTTCACAACATGAACACATGTAATATGCTGTGGTCTCATGCCCACTTTTGGTTTCCGACCCTTGCGAATATTTTGAATGACAATTTTAAATTGTTCTTGTGGTCGAGTCAAAGCAAGGCGACCAACAAATGCAAGTACACTTCGAAATACCTGTCCTCCTGACTCGAGCGGTTCGTTGCCATTCGTCTTTTGTGAAAAGTCGAGATCAAATGTAATCACATTGTCTTGGTTTCGCATAAAGTCGGCTTTTATGTTTTCCATGCTTATACACATTTACATGACCTTTTCTACAAGTACATTTCCTTTTGACTTTTTACATTGATGCCTAAAATGAGTTGACCTAGCCATTGAAATAGTAAATTGTCATCTAAAGATTTAGGAGGTGCAAACAACACATCCTTTGAAATATACTTAAGAATTCAACATATAAAAGTCTAGAATGCAAGAGCAAGAACTATCCGATCTCCCAAATGACATTATTGAAATTGTACGTAAAACATATTTTATTAAATATATAAAGCCTATATTGAAAGAGCAATGGGCGCATGTGCAAGGTTGTAAAAGTGATCCAAGTAAGTCTATTGCAGAAGATTTTATATCTCGCACCGTATCTTGGACATTACAGTATTTGTACACATTCTGGCCATCAGTAATGCGACACGAATCACCTGCATATAACGAATACCTCAAAACACACAAATGTTGTTGGGTCGACATGGTAGGTATCAAAGTTGATTTTGGCTCTGATACATCTGAAGAGCATATTAACAATGTGATGACATCCTTAAAACTCAGATTTCAACAACGAATATACTCTGTGCAAGTGAGAGGTCGCAAGATCCGACTGGACATGAAGTCATCTTACGAAGACTTTATCGAGTACAACCTAAAGGTATGTGATATCGACCGTAACGATTTTGAATGGAAGCGTCTCATTCTAAAGATCGATATTGAGAAGGAAATTGTTTATTTTGAAGATCCATCTGACGGAAAAATATCAAAAAGAGTATACACTAATAATTATGGTTTAGATTATTCAGCAGTCAAAGACAAGATACAATGGTTTGTATATTTGATGTAATTACGAAATTACACATCATTACATATTGCCAATATATACATTAAAAACACAAAGCATTATACAATCTGTATTGTAGAGCGTACATATGCTTTATCTACTTCACCATAGTTGTTACTTGGTAAGCTAGAGTTGTTATCCTAGGAGCCCTACATAGGAAATACAAGACTAGGAAGTTATGAAGTGGATTTATGATGTCCCACAATATAATGACCTTGACTGTATGTTTGCCGTGTTCATACTTTATACATAAAAATCACTTGACTTTTCCTTTTGACTTTTGACAAAACCTATATAAAAAAATGATGGCGTGTACATGTAAACTTGATAGAACCCATTGACCAAATGCCGCCCAAAAAAGTAGCAACAACAACAGATGCGGCCGCAGACCTCGTTGCCAAAAAGTATAGAAAGCTGGAGCATCGCGAGCATGTCTTGCAAAAGCCGGGCATGTACATTGGCTCCATCGAGACTGACTCGATCGAGGTCTGGCTAATGAATCAAGAGGGTACACAAATGGTGAAACGCAAGATTGGCTATATTCCCGGACTGTTCAAGATCTTTGACGAGATCGTGGGCAATGCTATCGATCACTCGATCAAGCAACTGGGCCAGGAGAATCCGGTCAAGAACATCAAGGTCGAGATAGATAGCGACACGGGAGTCATCACAGTGACTAATGACGGTGACGGAATCGAGATTGTCAAGCACCCGGATCACGGCATCTATGTGCCCGAGCTCATCTTTGGAAACCTGCTCACAAGCACCAATTACGATGAAGAGGAGGAGCGCGTCGTCCAGGGAACCAATGGAATCGGTTGCAAAGCCTGCAACATTTTCAGCAAGTGGTTTGTCCTGGAGACGGTGGATGCCACACGATCACTCAAGTATAAGCAACGCTTTGAAGACAACATGAGCGTGATCAAGGCTCCCTCGGTCACCAAGTTTTCCAAGAAGCCATACACGTCCGTCACGTTTTTGCCCGACTATGAAAAGTTTGGACAAGTCGAGTTAACAAACGACATGTACGAGGTCATGAGAAAGCGCGTGTACGACGCATGCGCAGTCACGGGAAAAGAGGTATCAATCTCTTTCAATGGGCAAAAGATCCTCATTCCGTCTTTTGAAAAGTACGTCGACCTCTACATTGGTTCCAAGTCGGACCACACCAGGGTCCACGAACTCGTCAATGACAAGTGGGAGATTGTCGCGTCCTATAACGATTTCGGAGGTTTCGAGCAAATCTCGTTTGTCAATGGCGTACTCACTCTCAAGGGAGGCAAGCACGTCGACTACATCGTGAACCAGATCGTGAAAAAGGTCACCGAGCTCATCACGAAGAAGCACAAGGAGGCCAACATTCGCCCTCAGACGGTCAAGGACAACCTCATCTTGTTCATCAAGAGTTCAATCGTCAATCCGGCTTTCGACTCCCAGACCAAGGAGACGCTGGTCACTCCCGTATCCAAGTTCGGATCCAAGGCAGAGCTGTCTGCGGCTTTTATTACCAAGTTGTTCAAGTCTGGTATCGAGCAAAAGATCATGGACATTTCGGCTATTCACGACGGCAAGGCTCTGAAGAAGACGGACGGAAAGAAGAGCAGCACGGTGCGAGGTATCGTCAAGCTAGAGGATGCCAGCTGGGCAGGAGGAGCCAAGTCGGACCAGTGCGTCTTGATCCTGACCGAGGGAGACTCGGCAGCCACCATGGCGATCGCCGGACTCGTGGAAGTGGGTCGTGAGCGCTATGGCGTGTTCCCGCTCAAGGGCAAGGTCATGAACGTCAAGGACGCCACCGTCAAGAAGATTTCGGAAAACGAAGAGATCAACAACCTCAAGAAGATTCTGGGACTCGAGAATGGCAAGGCGTACAAGGGCATCGAAGACCTGAGGTATGGCAAGGTCATGCTGATGACGGATGCGGATTCTGTGACGGGCGATACGCCGATGGTCTGTCGAAAGGGAAACAAGATCTACATCATGACCATAGACGAGGTGGCTATGACCGACTGGATCATGAGCACCAACGGCAAAGAGTATGCAGAGGCATATATTGACGTGTGGACCGAGCGCGGCTGGACCCCCATCAAACACGTGATGCGTCACAAGACGAGCAAGAGGATATACAGGGTGATCACATCCATGGGTTGCGTCGACGTCACAGAGGACCACTCGCTCTTGGACTTGGACGCCAACAAGATTCGGCCTAGCGAGTGCGTAGTCGGACAAGAGCTGTTGCACCATCCTTTTGACAAGGAAGAGATCATGTGTTACGATACCATTGATGTTGACAAGGCATACCTTTTAGGCGAGACTTGGGACCACACAAGGGTCCCCGATGCCATCTTGTATGGATCTAATCAGGTGCGTAACTCGTGGCTCAGTGGTGTGGGCTGGCTCAACGGCATTAGCTCTACTACCAAGATTGGAGCCATGGAGCTCTACTACATGGTGACTGCGGGTCTAGGCAACAATCATTTGGCCACAATCATGGTGACTGGTGATCAGTATACGGTCGTGGTTAAAACCCCTACTAACCAGAGCATCATTGACATTATTGACCTCGGCATCTGTAACCAATACGTGTACGACCTCGAGACCGAGAACCATCACTTTCACGCGGGCGTCGGCTCTCTCATAGTGCACAACACGGACGGCTCCCACATCAAGGGACTGATTTTCAACCTGTTTCACTCACTCTGGCCCACGCTAGTCCGAGATCCCGCATCCTCTTTCATGACGAGCCTTTTGACTCCAATCATCAAGGCCAAGAGGCGCGATGAGACCCTGAGCTTTTACACGCAAACAGACTTTGAAAAGTGGTACACCAACAACCAGACCGGTTGGAAGATCAAGTACTACAAGGGACTGGGTACTTCTACCAATGCAGAGGCGCGCGAATATTTCAAGTCGATGCGTCAGGTCACGTACAAGTTCAACGGTGAGACCAGCGACGAGTCCATGAACTTGGCCTTTAACAAGAAGCTGGCCGACGAGCGCAAGACGTGGCTCTCTCACTATCAGAAGAATGACATTTTGGATTATACCGAGACCAATGTCACTTATGAAAAGTTTGTGAACAAGGAGCTCATCCACTTTTCAAACTATGATCTGGAGCGCTCGCTGCCTTCAATGTGCGACGGTCTAAAGATTAGTCAGCGCAAAATCATGTTTGCGTGCTTCAAGAGGAATCTGGTCAGCGAGGAGATCAAGGTGGCACAGCTTTCGGGCTACGTGTCCGAGGTATCTTCGTACCATCATGGCGAAGTCAGTCTGCAACAGGCCATTGTGAACTTGGCCCAAGACTACATGGGGTCGAACAATATGAACTTGTTGTCGCCAAACGGCCAATTCGGAAGTAGGAATCACCAAGGCCGAGACGCATCCAGTCCCAGGTACATCTTTACGCTCTTGGCCCCAACCACGCCGCTCCTCTTTCCCAAGGAGGACATGGCGGTCCTCACCTACCTCGTAGATGACGGAGACTCGGTCGAGCCCGAGTACTATGTACCAATCTTACCTACCATTCTGATCAATGGAGCACTGGGTATCGGAACAGGGTTCAGCACCAACATTCCATGCTACAACCCAGCGGATATCATCAAGGTGATCAAGGGATCTCTGGCCCAGGGCGCAGACACGCTAACCAGCACCTTGGAGATTCACCCCTGGTACCGTGGCTTTATCGGCGAGATCAAAGAGGTATCTGCTGGCAAGTACGTGAGCTTGGGCAAGTGGACCAAGGCGTCTGCCACCAGTGTCCGTATCACAGAGCTGCCGGTAGGAACAGGTACCCATGATTACAAAGAGGACCTGGAGGCGCTCTTGGACAAGGAACCGAGTTTCAAAAAGTATGAGAACAAGTCGGCGGAAAAGATCGACATCACGTTGCACTTTGCCTCGGCCATGGCTCTTGCCACCTACATGGAGGTCGAGGAGAACGGCTATACCAAGCTGGAAAACATGTTTAAATTGGTCAGTTCCAAAGGACTGAGCACCACCAACATGTACGCATTCAATCCGCAAGGTCAGATCACAAAGTACAACACGCCCTTGGACATCATGACCGAGTTTTACAAGCTGCGCCTAACCTATTATACAAAGCGCAAGGAAGCACAGATCGCCGCCCTAGAGTCATCGGCCCTCGTCCTAGAGAACAAGAGGCGCTTCATCAAGGGTGTGGTCTCTGCCGAGATCAAGGTGACCACTATGAAAAAGGCCGACCTCGAGACCTTTTTGGGAGTTCAGAAGCCACCGTTCTACAAGCACAACGGCTCGTACGACTACCTGGTCAATATCCCGATTTACAACTTGACCAAGGACAAGGTGGACGAGCTAGAGGCCGACGTGGCTGCTGCCAAGGGATTGATCAACAAGCTCAAGGGCAAGACGGTGCATTCGCTATGGCAAGATGACTTGACTGCACTTGAGAAGAAGATGGAGAAGAAGACGGGATCGGTATAAGTTAATTGTTTGTTAGTTGGTCTTTATTTATTCTTGCTCTTGCTCTTTCTCACCATGAAAAGTATGTTTTTGTTTTATTAAATATCGTGTAGTAATAAAATGATTGGATCTATAATTAACAATGACCATCTCGAATTTATCGGTCAGATGTTTAGTTATATTCAAGAAACAAGTGATAAAAACAATAAGAATCTAACATCATATTTAAAGGCAAATGAAGATTTTTTGAGTATTTTATTCGACACGACTATTCAAGAAAACGTAAAATATTTCTGTAAAAAAACCAAAGCAGGTAGGTTTTGTCATTATAGATTAAAGAAAATCATATGGAATCATAAACCAGAGATTGATGTACACACATATATAAGTAGGCTCAATCAACTGGATAAAATGATTATATTATGTGTAATTGATTTACATTTAGCATGTTGCAGTTTAAATCAAAGACAAAGTTTGTTTGATAAAGCATATGGTAATATACCCATATTTTCTACAAACCTTCAAATTCAAAGTTATGATTTACAATACGTGTATGAACTATATATATATTATGAATTAAAACCAACAGAAACTCTTGAACAAAACATGTCGAATACATCATATTCTCGGACACCTAATAATAAACTCAGACCCTATTCAGCTTCAACCTTACCAAGTAAAACCAAATTATCAACACCCATTCTAGAACGTTGGCAATCAAGTCGATACATTGGCGGGAGTACAAAGTATGGTGACAAATGTTTAAACGATTATTGTCAAAGTAAACTACAACCTATTATAGACACAACCATAGGTAAAATCGATGTATCGCTCGATACTATTATAATGGATGATATAGGAAATACACACGGAACTTGTATGGCAGTAGCTTATATGACTTGTGTAATAAACACATTCAATATTTTAAAACAACAAAATATTAAATTAAATCTTGATAATTTTAACGACTCGTGTTTGTCCAAATTACTGTACCTATTAATTACATCTCCAGATAACAAGTTTGCAATCCTAGATGCTATTCTATATTCAAAGGATTTCCGATGGAAACTGCTAAAATCTACATTTATCAAATTTAACATTTATAAAAAATTAAATCAAATAAATCCATCCCCTGATAAAACAGAACAAAGTGACCGTATTTGTAGTAATAAAATTAATCCTGTAGGACCAATTAGCACAAGTATTATAACAACATTTCAATCAATTATCGAAAACATTTGTGATGATAATGTTATTATTAAATCGTCAGTATTGGATACAAAATATAAATTAACAAAAGAGATAATACAAAAAGACAATATATATGACCTAGTTGCTTTTACAGTTGACAATTATAATATACATACAAAGGGTCACATATTTGCAGTATTCAAAGATAATAATAGTCAATGGAAATCGTATCAAGCACATGCGAATGATTCTAAAATAACTGAAATGTTAGATAATCCAGATTGTGATGACATATTGCATACATCTAATAATGGTTTAAGATATAATATCAAAAAAACTTATTATCAGGTGGGATTTTACATAAAACGACAAGAACAATCTCCTCGCATAAGACCAATCCCGATCTCGATTTGGGATTATCCAGATATATCAACATATAATAAGCATATACCATTATTACCACCTCGAGATTTTACAATTTACGATTACAATGCACTGTATGATTTGGGTGATGTTGTTGTCATACACATTGATGATATAAAATTAATAATAACTTTTACAGATACATATACTATTGTTGAAACTGTATCGATAAAGAAAGAATATGCAACAAAGGAAATATATGCAACATACAAAGATTTACAGTCTTGTATACTAGGTTGGATGAACAACAAATGTTCCAATATATTTAGTATAAATACCCTTACAGGAGTTACAATTATGAAAAAATGCATGTTTATTTTAAAAAATATGGAAACACATACGAGTCCGTATGTATTGTTAAACCTTAATAATGACTTACACATTTGTTATTATAATTCTTTGGGTTTTCAAGAAAAACAGTTTTCTTTGACATATACAAACAATGGTATGTGCGATTTAATAATTGACAACAGTACAACAAAAGTACAAATACATTTGAAAAACATTGCTCGTGATTTAGACATATTAATAGTAAATATGATCGAGACCAATGCATATTATATTAATTCAAAATGGTATGGAAATGATGATAATTATATAATATGGAAAGACTCGGATAATGATAATGTAATGGTTGTTACAAATGAAACATTTTTTTATAAAAACTTTGAAGAATATGTTGTTTTAAATGTAAATACCGATGGAAGTTTATCAAATATTATAACTTCAAGAGCTGATCTAAAACCAGGTAATATATATATATTTCATAAAAGCAATAATTTAACATATGTAGCCAATTTTAATATAACACTACATAATATTACAGGTATAGTTGTGCAACCTAAGACAACGGGAATAATTCATATACTTGGGTATAATTCACCTAGCACGTATTATTACAAACTATTGGAAACTAACACAAGTGCATATAAATTATTCTATAACGATAGTTTAACCTTTTTAGGTGTGATATATATTATAGCTCAATTAAAAACTAATAATAAGATAGAACCTGATACATTCACAAGACAAATATTTAGATATATAAAGGAACATGCGAATACGTATTGCAAGTTGTCTATAATTGGTGAATCATATGGCGGATTAGTTGCATCTCAAATATTACAAAAGTATGTAATTGGAACTTTCATAATTCAAAAAGACGAGATGGTGGAAATTAAGACATATGGGAGCTTATTTGTACCCAAGTTAAAGGAAATAGAAAGGATCAGGTGCACACATGACATGATACAAAATGACATAAAATATGCCTGTATTTTAGGTGAATATCAATATTATGATAAATATATAACTGACAGAGATATTACAGATGCATTAACTTATACATGCCCAGTAAAGGGCGGTAATAAACATACAAAAATGTACACGGTTAAAATAAACAAGGCGAATAAACACAAATATATTTCATTAAATGGTAAGAATACATATTTAAAAAATATACCAGGGAAATATAGGTATTATAATGATTCAACAATAAGTCTGTGTAAAACTATGAAACTCGAAAAATAAAATATACAAAAATATATTGCATTGGAGAATAAGATAGTGTAAATAATTCATCATTTCATATTCCTATATAAAGCAAAGCCCAAACGTATATCTAAAATGTTGAAACAAATACTTTCTCATACCAAATCAAATTATACAAGTGGTATATTGAAATCAGAATATGTGTCTTCTTACATTTCAGGCAATCCTTACATTACACCAGAAATTGTGTGCACAAATATGGATAAACCATGGAATTGGAGTTTATTATCATTGAATCCTAATCTAACATGGGAAATGATTCAAAATAATCCTGCCAAGGATTGGAATTGGACACATTTATCAAGTAATTCCTGTATTACGTGGGATATTATTTGCGAAAATCCTGATAAACCATGGTGTTGGTTTGGAATCTCCTCATAATCCAAATATCACATTTGATATAATTCAAAACAATCCTGATAAAGATTGGAATTGGGCTGGGTTGTGTAGTGGTATGAGAATCGTAACAATTCCTCGCGATGTACTAGTCGCTCGAACAAGGCAATTCTTTGCTGCCAAGACAATTTACAAGGCTTGGTTCAAGTGCATTACGGATCCGTCATACCTTGTTTGTCGTAAACGGCTGTTACGAGAACATACAAATTTTACAGAGTAAAAGTATATATGTGACTTGTAAATAAAAATGAATTCTGATTTTTTTGGAAGACTTGGTTGGAAAATGTTATCTAGAGTTTTACTAGGTTAGAGTGTTGCAACGTGGTAGTGCGGGTGGCAACAGCATGGTAGTGCGGTCCAAATTCGGCAAGGACAACCCAGTGTTTGAGCATGGCAGCATGCACTCTGTGAGGCGTGCCCCGGAGTCCTCGCGTGACAGTCCAAACATCACTTTTAGCGCGGCAATCTGATCTTGGATGTGTACATCGACGTAGTAGTTCACTTGCTTGGCTGGTTCGGAACCATGCATGGTTGTCTGATGTAATGTGTTGTTAATTTGTCTCGTGACAATTTAACGCGGTGCCACATGATTTGATGGTAGGGTAGGATTTCATTCATTGAACAACCTGACCGTGTCAACAGTGCCAATCAAGTTGCCCTCGTTGCACATTCCGACATCAAACACGTCGGTAAAGCTGGTGGTCAACGTGACCGAGTCGTTGCAACTCTTGGCCAGATGTAGCGGGCAATCTGGTCCTTGCTGGTCGCAAGTAGCGGGGTCTTGCAAGACATTGCAAGTTGTGAATCATCATATTCTTTTTGACCAAGACCAAAGTTCTTCATTGTGATGACACATCCAAAAAACTCGACAAAAGGAGTGTTCTTGGCTGTATGTGTATATGTCTCTTTGTATACACTTTTTTATATACAAGATGTTGTGAATAATCACAAGACCTGGAAATTGTTGAATTGATTTAATATGAAAATGCTGTAAATTTCCCATGTCAAGAAGTATATCTGGAAACAACATTGAATTTTAACATTTTGTGTTGCTGTGAGTTTCCTAGTACTTTTATATTGTTTGTTGGGTTGCTGTATATTCTCATCTGAGAATTGACACACGTTCTAGAAACTGGGTATTGGCTTAAAGTGCTTTTTGAGAATTGCTGCAAGTTTCATCTTGTGTTGTGTTACATAATGTTTTGGGTTGCTGTATATTCTCATCTGAGAATTGACACACGTTCTAGAAACTGGGTATTGGCTTAAAGTGTTTTTTTTAGAATTGCTGTGAGTTTCATCTTGTGTTGAATGGTGCCGTGTGTTTTCTTCTGAAAACTGACGCATTTTCTGAAAACATTGGGTTGGCATTAAAAGTGCTTTTTGTATTGCTGTGAGTTTTCTAATATGCATATTATAGGGGTTTGGGTTGCTGTATATTCTCATCTGAGAATTGACACACGTTCTAGAAACTGGGTATTGGCTTAAAGTGCTTTTTTGAGAATTGCTGCAAGTTTCATCTTGTGTTGTATTACATGATTTTTTGAGTTGCTGTATATTCTCATCTGAGAATTGACATTACAAAAGAACGAGTTCCCTTGTAATAAACATGTCGGTCGCCAATTCCTTATACCCTTTTCAACATGTGACCATCGAATGTATCGAATGCCTTGAATGTATCGAATGTCTTACCAACCCCTATTAATATTAAAAGTATATAAGAAAAAGAGCACTCGTGTATATAGATTTGTTCACCGACCTAACAAAAATGATTCCAGATACCTTGACCGACAACGGTGCTCCCTCGTACACTACCACTCTTGACGCTCGTCTTGATCTGTTTGTCAAGACTACTAGGGAAGTAGGCGTGTTGCCCGCGGGCCAAGCAGTCGTCAAGAAGGAGCCAGATGTTGACATTTCCACTTCTGATGACGACGAATCACAAACTGTTGTTTCCAATGATGATCTATATGCCATGATTGACAAGTCTTGGTCGATCGATCCCCTCGATACCATGAAGATCCTCTTTAATTGGCGAGACTGCCGCGGAGGCAAGGGTGATCACAGGGGTTTTATCGCGGCCATGATCCATGTAAATGCCAAGTACGGCGACTGGTTCATCACCAATTTCAAGGTGATCCCCGAGTATGGGTCTTGGCTCGACCTGGTAAAGCTCTGGCATTTTGTTGGAGCCGAGAGCAAGGAGGTCATCATGGCCTATATATATATCAAGTTGAGCGAGGACATGGACCACTTACATAGTGACAATCCAAAAGAAAGTGCAAAGGTCTCGCTTCTGGCCAAATGGCTTCCATCCGAGAACAGCAAGTGGGACAGGTATACCGGCGATAAGAAGCAGCGATTCGTCATGAACTTGGCCAAGACAATGATGTCATCAACGGGATATGTGAAAGGAGAACATATCAAGCGCCTTAGAACGCTATACGTGTCTCCCCTCAGGAAGCATTTGCAGTTGGTCGAGAGCAAGCTGTGCGCCAAAGAGTTTGACAAGATCAAGTACGAGACGGTGCCCAGTGTTGCGATGAAGAAATACCGCAAGGCGTTTGCACGCAACGATGCCGACGGTTTCACCGAGTACTTGCAGCAGGTTCAAAAGGGCGAGAAGAAGATCAATGCATCGCAGGTTTACCCACACGATCTTGTGAGGCACTATATGCACAATCCGATCACCACTGTAGATCTTGTCATTGAAGAGCAGTGGAAGAGCATTAAAAAGACCGTCAAGGAAACGGGCGCATTTGACGACTCGATTTGTGTGTGCGACGTGTCAGGTAGCATGGCAGGAACACCGCTCGAGGTCGCAATCGCTCTCGGTCTCCTAGGTTTGTACGATGACCAGGTCATTACATTTAGCGAGTCACCCGCTCTACACAAGGTTCCCGAGGGATCACTCATGTCTCAAGTTCAAAATCTCGAGCGAATGCAATGGGGTATGAGCACCAACTTTGAAAAGACCATGGATCTCGTGCTTGACTTGTGTGTAAAGAAAAAAAGCCACCCGATCAAGCGCATCTTTATATTTTCAGACATGCAGTTCGACATGGCAGTCCAAACAACCGGCAACAAGACACACTTTCAACTCGTCAATCAAAAGTTTGCCAAGGAAGAAATCCCGGTTCCTCAAATAGTCTTTTGGAACTTGAACGGATCGACAAAGGACTTTCCCGTCACCACGGACGAAAACGGCGTCGTCATCTTGTCCGGATACTCGCCTGCCCTTCTAAGTTCGCTTGTCGATGGCGCAGACATTTCGCCCATGACAATGTTGCTCAAGGTCATCAGAGGAACGAGATACGATATGATCAAGCCGCCACCGCCATCAACAGAGTCAGCAGCACACTCTCCCATTTAGTAATCCTACATGTCTTTTGGTTCCTTTGTACAGTCACAACAGCAGCAACACGACACCGTCACAATAGCTCCCATGAGTCCGACTCCTATATTTTCAATAATCTTGCCACCGGCATCACGCCTTGTAACAACGTTATCATCGTCGTATACCTTGGCCGCAGGATTTCTGACACAACACGAAATAGGTAGAATAATGTATGCAAGGGGAAACCCGGCAGCCGCTAGCAACCACTTTTTAATATGCATGGAACAAACACGTCAATTAACAAACCCTTTAACGTATTCACTTTTTACTTGATCGCTTCTTTATACAAGCCACACAAGCCTTTTTCAACTCGTTCTTGGTCATCTTTGACCTGCCCTTGACATTATGTTTCTTTGCCAACTCGTACCACTCTGCTTTCGTCTTTTCACTAGTAAAACCACCGCCTAGCATCCCTTCTGAACACCCACAAGTCATTTATTAACAATTGCTGCTATAATATTTAAAAGAGGAAAAGTGAATCATTTACTGTTTCCAAACACGTTTACTGTTTCCAAACACGTTTACTGTTTCCAAACACACGACATGTATCCATATCCCGACGAGTTTAGTCCCTTGTACAAGAGGTTGGCCGTAAGATTCTTTTGCCTTGTGCTAGAACACGCCTTGAACAACTTGTCCAAATTAGATAATATGCTCTCTAGGATCAGCTCGTAAGCATCCTTGGCCATTTTAAAGTTGGCATGGTGTTCCTTTTTGTACTTTTCAACAAGGGTCTTGACGTGAACTAGAGAACAAACGCTGCTAGCGCCAACAGCTGATCCAGCGTTCTGGACAAACAAGGGTCCCCTAGCGAGGTCGTCAACATATGCAGTATTGTGAGAAACGACATCTTCAAAGTACTTGCCGCTATCTGCACCGAAATACTCGGAAGGAAGGATGATGGCGCCACCCCTTTGACCCTCACTCTTTTTAACACATCCCTTGAGAATCGCCAAGACACCGATAAAGTGTGCCTTTTTAATCGTCTTGATACCGAGAGCCTTGGTCACGTGCAACACATTGTTCAAGAGATTATACAACAATACTTCGATAATCATCTCGATCTTGATAACAGTGGCTGCTTCCACGGAATTGAATCCGTATTTAGACTTGATCGTATCAATTGTATTTTGAATATCCATTTATATTATAGAAGAGAAAACTAGTTGTGAAGAAGATTATTCCTTTGTAAAAAACATGTATAGAACATTGTTTTAGTAATTTAAATGCTTTATTTATATATAATGCAACCATCTGAAAAAGCTTGTTTAGCATTTCAAAAAGATCAAACAAGGAATCCAACGACGGGTCGCAAAATAAAAGCTGGCGGACCTACTTTTAATTTTTTAAAAGTTCAATGTAAACATTACGGATACGAAATACATACAAATGCACATACAGATACAGATACAAATACACATGCACATGCAAAAGAAGAAAAAGAAAAGGAAATGCACAAAGACAACTATTGTGCATTTTATATTGTAGGTCTCGGATGTTCTACGATAGATCCTGACGAATTTGTAAAAGAGTCCGCGAGCCAGACAGAATTATATAAAATGCAATTTCAGTACATGTGCAATATTTCTCTTGCCAAGACTCTTTACCACATTGCCAAGTCGGTTTGTAGTTTACCACCTTCATCAAAAAATGCATTTGTAGTTGAATGTATAAACAATGTAAAACAAAAGTTGGACATGGGTATTGACGTGCTCATCGTTGGCCACTCTTACGGTGGCGCAGTTGCAAATCGAATCTTTGAACATTTTACAAAATATCCTCATGTCATGAATGCAAAATTACACATTGCCACATTTGGGTCTATTTACATTTCTCGCACTCGTGAATCACAAATAGATATTCGAAATTATATGCACATACACGATGTTGCATTAAAATGTAATGGCTGTAAAATTAATGAAAATGCTTGCAAAATAACTTGGCTCACAAGCAAGGACAAGTCAAAAGTCGAGAAGAAGCTAAAGAGGTCAATATTTGGTACACTGATTGAATGGGAACATCACAATAATTATTCAAGTTTGATACAATCAGTCTTTAAAAAACGGACTGTACACGTAAATAATAATGACATGGGTGATTTGATTTTGTTATGACTTTGCGTTTAAAATACAAGAATGAATGTATACATGACATGTATACATGGCTAATCACATTATTGTTCAACTCGACCACATTTGTGATCAATACATTGTTCGCATCATCCCTATAGATCATACAAGTGATTTCCAAAAAGAATATGATCAAGTGTATATTAAATCACAAGTGTATATTAAATCACAAGTGTATAGGAAAGATACACTTGATGCTCAAAAAGTGTCCCATGTACATTATAATTGTGCAAAATGGCATCAGAGATTTTCATCAGATCTTTCTTTTAAAAAATTCCAAGGTGTGACTTTGGAAAACAACAATGGTAATTGGATGCTTTTGTTCACACAAGTAAAAGATGCTTCGTTGTGGTTTTTAAACGAGTTTAACCAATATGTGCAACTCAGAATGTTTGGATATTTCAAAGAGAATGATGATGGCCTAAATACGACTTTACACGAAATATCAAAAGTTACATCATTTAGTAACAACATATACGTTGATAACAGTATTGTACATTTACGAAATTTAGAAGTTACCGATTTAGACGAATACGTGCTTGGACCACAAGATTTAGCCGAACTGGCCTTTTTTTGCAAGAGCTTCATGTGGGATACAGAAACGTGTAAAGCAAAATTAAAGACAGTTTCATCCAATATTCAGATAAAAAAGTGCGAGTTTACAAATACAACATTTATCAGCACAAACGAGTTTCATATTGATCAAGTTTATCAAGTGTTTATTGCGCTAGGGCTTACATTTTCTAATATTACTACAATTCAACTATTGCCATGTTTCAATGAATATATTTCAAAAACACTTTTACCGAATATTAAAGGTATAATTCGTCATAATTATTGCTATCACGATGAATTATTAAACAATTATGAATTACTGTATGGTTCGGTACTAAATGACACGGTTCCTTTATTTGATCCCCAAGAATTCATCAATAGTATCAAGGTAGCAGGAGGTAGCATAGACACGGATAAGATACAACAATCATTAGCAGATGCTAAAACATCTGAATCATCTAAAACATCTTTCGATACTTGTTCCTACTTGTATAAAAATACAATAACTAGAAAATTGCATCGTTCTGTTACCAAGTTCAACTTTTTAAACGAGATGCAATTCATATCTATTATTGACACAAAGACATTGATCGGCTCGTCATTATTCGACAAGATTGAAAATATAAATCAAGAGCAAGTAGCCAATATTGTAGATGATGTGAATCACTTTATCAATGTATTATCTTTGATATTTCCAGAAAAGCCAACAGTAAAACCAGTCCAAGAAGTACCTGTGAATAAACAATACGAGCATGTGCAAGATTATGTTACAAAATACAAGGATGACAATGCTGAAACACTAGCTTCTGAAGTTATAAACAAAGTATTCATGTACGTTTCTAAATTTATAGAAGCAAAAGATATCAATATGAACAAGATTGGACAAGACTTGATAAATTGTGGCGTGAAAAAGACGAGAAAAACCAAAGGAAATGTGTATGGGCTGAGGAATCCTAGTGCCATTGAAATCATAGTGCCAAAAACAACCTTGCCAGAACAACTCAGTACACGACTTGCTTTTTGATCATATTATATTAAAAGAACACGTATAAACATTAAACTAGTATCCATCACAAATGTACATTGTGTTTTCATTTGTTCCGGTAATTGAGCAATTTTGTGACATTATACTATTTCCGATCTATATAAAGCGAATCAGGCACAATATTGGTACATTGCCATTACATGTGGCTGATTTAATCAAAATTGCAAAAAGTCTATTATTAAAAAACATGTATACTATTTCTGGTGCATACATACAAAGTGGAACAAATATATACAGAGTAGAAAACACAATAGAACACTCGACCGCTTTTGACGAAATCTTTTTCGAGTGTATACACACATGATGACCTACTATTGGTTTACGCCGAAGAAAAACAAAGCCATGTCATGCATTTGTATTGTTCTTTGCCTTTTGCATTTTAACAATACACATAAACGTTTTCTCATCTACATGTAGCAAACAAGCCAACAAATGGATTATAAACCGACGAATTCAAGACCCACATATAATGGACGTGTCGACCTAACATCAAAGGGCGCAACTCCCGACTATCAGACAATTGCCGAGACCCGTACTGTACCCACGAATTATGCCAACGACGCAATCAGGGGAAACGTAGGTCCCGGTCCGGTGAGCGAGCTTTTTTTCAGCGACTACAATGTCAATGCGTTACAACGTGGTATACAAAACATGGTTCTCAACAAGTCCAACGGCAAGTTCAAGATCGGACCCCAATCTCCCAACGAGTTACTGACCATCATGAGGGCCACTTATTTACAAGAGAGTATCAATTCAGTTGCCGAGGTTGTACATCAAGTTAAAAAACTCAATGAACTCGTTCTCATGTACAGTGTCCCTAGAATTCTCAGTGAAATAGAAATGCACAATACATATCTTCATGATGTGAGCACCTTGCCCGTACCATTGAAATACGGTGAGAATACGAGTGTGGCGGGCACAAAGTCGCTTGAACTTAAGCACTTTTTCTAGGATCACATTCAAATCTTTTCTGTAATTACAGTAATATGGCAGACGCAATATCCGGATACTTGAATACGCTCATTTTTTGCATCATTGCAAAAGCAATCACGCTGTTTCTTCTCATCTTGTTGCTCTTTGAGATTGGGTGGGCATTTTCATTCTTGATCTTGACGATCGAGATTGGGCTTGTCGCCATTATCGCATTCACACTTTACAAGGTATATCAATTCCAAAAGGATATTGATGATATTGCAGCCAAAGCTTCTACGGCGGCACCTTTTCTCGATATTTGTCCCGACTATTTTGTCAGATCCGTAGATGAATCCAACAACAATATCGTGTGCAAGAGCAAGTATACGACACCCGACAAGAAGAAAGAATACACGTTTACTGACACTAGCTCGGTCGCAGTTCCTGACAAGGACATGACCAAAATGGTGACTGACAACAAGACGTTTACAGCTCTGTGTACGGCACAAAACAGCGAGATTGTAGGATTCTCGTGGACGGACCTCAAGTCGCGATGTGGAATTCAAGACACGTTTATCTAGAACAAGTCATTGTTCTACGTTTATCTAGAACAAGTCATTGTAGTTTTACATAAAGAATATTTGCAATAATGGAATAATAGCCATGTCCAACCATAATGAATCGATCAACCAGTTTGTCAATGGCACTATGAACGAGACATCGCTATTAATCCTTGGGGGTAGCAAAAGTGGTAAAACATATGCTTGTGAGCAGGCACTTTCGAGACTCGATCCAGTGTGTATCCTCAGGGTAGAATATGATCACCTTGAAAATCACAACGACTTTGTCAAGCTCGTGGATAATTTTATTTCAACCCCAAGAATGTTTTCTAATATTCCGTTGGGTGGCCTAAAACTGGTTTTTTTCGACGACATTGATATTCTTTTTTCTCAAGATAGGTTCGCCAACGGACTAGTGCAAGATCTCATATGTAATAAAAAGGATGAGAAAGCCAAGTACAACAAGCACAATATCAGGGTGCTCATGACGTGTACCGCAAGTGAAGAACGAAAGACCACTGAAGTAAAGAAAAAGATCCACATGTTGATAAGGCTGCCCCCTTTTCCTACAAATTCACATGATCACTTGATGGCATACTTTAACAAGAACATTTATCAAATCGTAGACCAAATATTCAGCGACAAGGATGGATCTATCAAGGACACTGAACTCGGAACATCGCTGGATCCTACGTTGATCAGTTTCATGATGTATGACAATTACAAGGCGATATTTTGCAATACATACAACATGCTCCACCCGAGTGTCCGCTCCGTGTATGAAATGACGAGGCGAATCAGCGAGGTCTACATGTATACGTCTATTCTAGAAGATTTCGTGTTTTCGACCAACGATTGGGCATTGACAGAAATGGCTAGCTTGACAAGATGCCATACGATCAGGGCGTCGCAACAGTCTTTGACTATAAAAGAAGAGGGAATACAAGAAGACAAGGAAGATCTTCCAAGTCAAAACATTCAAAACATTCAAAACATTCAAAACATTCAAAACATTCAAAACATTCAATACACTCAGATTACATCCAGGTCTGCTCAACACTTTAATGTACTCAAAAAATCAATGGGAATTCCCGAGATCAACAGCAACAACATCATGTTGCTTGCACAAGTTCCTAGAATCAAGGCAAACATCAAGGATGACATTGGCATGGTGTGTCATGCATTTATATTTAATATTTGTAATTCACTACCTAGAAAGAAACGAGGATCAGCAAAAATAGTTAAATCAGTCAAGTCAGTCAAATCAGTCAAGTCAGTCAAGAAAACTCTTGAAATATAAAACTAGAATTTTCTTTTTTCTTTTTATTGTCCTATAATATAAATGGCTACAAAGGCAAAGGAAGTAATTGAAGAGACTGCGAAAAACATGTTTGGTGAAACGGTAAAACAATCATGGATCATCATCCTCGTGGTAATAGCCATGATTGTGCTCGTGCTCGTCGTAGTGTACATTGTTAGCATGGTGAAGAAGAACAAGCTTCAAAATGTGGTGCTGCAACCAAACATGATTGTCATGGATAATAGATCCATGGTCCCCTATTCCGTCCCCGCTGGAAACATGTCTCTGGTCAGCAATGGGCAAGAGTTTTCCTATTCGTTTTGGATCTATATGGGCTCATCCTTTAATACAACGGGACAACCCAAGATCATTTTACAAAGAGGAAATATAACCACATATGCCGGTAGCACTATCCAGATATCTTCTGGAACCAATCCCATTGTGTTGCTCGATCCGACATCCAACACAATGTACTTTGCTGTCGCGACTTCGGCAGTCCCTGCGACCTCCATGACCCCCAGTCAAATCATTCAAAGGGACCCGGCAACCGGTCAATTCACGAGCGGCTACCTTGTCACTTATATCGACTATATACCTTTACAACGCTGGGTCAATATCGCGCTAGTCGTCAAGGACACGTCTCTATTTGTATACATGGATGCCGATCTCTATTCGGTCGTGACGATTGCGGATGTCACCAACAGCAGAAATACCAAACCGATGCTATCTGGTACATCGGGCAACCTCACGATTGGCGACAATGTGCATTACACGCCCGGCTACATGTCGTTGACCCGTTTTTATAATTATGCAATCGGTCAGACGGATATTCAGGGCATGTACAATAATGGGCCAGTGGAAGCTACGTGGCTATCTTATCTCGGCCTAGGCAATTACGGTGTTAGGAGCCCCGTTTACGAAGTAGCATAAAAAGCAGGACCAAGACGAGGATGACCATCAGGACACTATTCAACAGGATCAAGACATTATTTAACTTGTCATGCCTATTTTGTTTTTTTCCCCTATCATCATACTTGCCCAACGTATAATACTCTTTCGCCTCGTGAACAGTCCATTTATTTTTACCAGTCTCGCTATTGACAATATTGTGCAACTCGACCGTCCACGTGAACAAGGTATTCTTGTCATATAGATACAAGTCGACCGGCAATTCTTGAAAGTGACGAGCGTAATTGCCCCTGCATTTAGAACAGGGCAACACATCACCCAAGTCTCTATAAAACGACCTATATTGTTGTCTCGTTAGATCCGTCGCCACCTCGGGAAAACCTAGAGCTACCACGTGCATTGTCGTCCAAAAGTATTTGCCCCAAATCATTTATATGTACATAGCTTTTATTGGCGAGAGTAAAATTGTATTTGAATCTTCTAATAAAATATAATACAATGTATAATAACATTAATGAGTACAACACAAAAATTATTACGTGATATCCCTCCAGAGTTATAATTACTCCATCCCCATTGGTGCCGACTTACTTGGCTCGCGCGATCTTGCAAAATTAGCTACCGCAAATACAAAATTAAGACATTTTTTATTGTATGATCAATTAAATCCCAGTATGTCGTATAAACTTACAAAGTTTATTGATGAAATATATAAATTTGCGTATACATTACAAGATAAAATAATAGTAGATATAAGGATTTCATTTTTTTTAAATATAGGTCAATATTATAGAATTGAGATACAATTTAACAAAACCGGTATAGAACATAATGATCAATTTATAATAACATATAAAAATACCAGTCCCACATACAATACAACCAAATCATATAGCTCACACATAGCTAACAATACAAAACAAATTAAATGTATTTTATCAGAATTACCTAATCTGTCAATACCATTAACTAATCTTGCCAGCTTTAAAGGTGTTAATTCATTTAAAGATGATGTAATCGGAAATGTACTTACTAAGTACATGATTGATAATTTTAATATATTTATTTATTATAACACAGAAAATAGTACATATGAACGAAATCCTGATGATTTGTCTGATTCAGAAGATGATTATATTCCAAAAGATGAAATAACACCTTTAATAGCAGAAGTAACAGAATTATTAAAAGTGCATAAACAACCTAATTTAGAATACAAGAATATTTCATTATCAGATATAACTATATGGACACCATATAATTTTCACGAAGCAGATCCAAATCCTATCAACCAAATAATTAAAAGGTTCAAGGTTAATATGAAACAAATGGCAGATACATTATTAGCTCCTCCTCTTCCAGCAAGAGGTGGCAAGCTGGCTAAAAAGGTGATTAAATCTAAAAAACCTACTCGCGAAAAAATTCACATCCTAGGAAGAAACCGCAATGTAACGAAAGAAGGTCGTAAAAGTATGGTTACGTATCAAGGCAAGTGTATATCCGTGACGGATGCTCGTATTATTGAAAAGCAATTGAATAAAAAAACGTAAAATAAAAGTTAGTACATAAGACATTGTCATCTAGCTATATAAATAGCAACCACTAAACATGATAAACGTTGTAGAAACAAAGCACCTGGTCCAGTGTGCAAACTGTGGTGGAATTGGGCACATTTACAAGAGTTGTAATCACCCAATCACGAGTTATGGAATCATATGTTTTCGTCTTGTTCCTACCCCGGGTTCATATGCACTCCAATACCTCATGGTCCAGCGCAAGGACTCGTTGTCGTACGTCGAATTCATTCGGGGCAAGTACTCTGTCGATCAAAAGGCATATCTCATGAAGCTGTTTTCAAACATGACTGTTTGCGAGAGAAAGGACTTGCTAGAAAAGCCGTTTGATGTGCTTTGGAAAGAGCTGTGGCAATCCGAGTCTTGTAGGAGCTTTGTTCGCGAGTACAACGAGGCACACATCAAGTTTGAAATGTTACGCTCGGGTTACATTATGAAGAATAACAAGAACCAAGTGTATTACTTTGATATCGAGTACATTGTGAACAACACGACTTGCAACATCTACGAGGCCGAATGGGGCTTTCCAAAGGGGAGGCGCAACATAAACGAGCTCGATTTTAATTGTGCTGTTCGCGAGTTCAAAGAGGAAACCGGTATTCAGCCCCGGAACATTAGGGTGATTGGTCACATCAAGCCCGTCGAAGAAGTGTTTTCCGGATCCAACAAGATCAGGTACAAGCACGTCTACTATGTAGCTGCCAGCTGCAATTTCGACTCGATCTTGTACAATCCCAGGAACAAGATTCAATCGAGAGAGATCAAGGATGTGCAATGGTTTGATTACGAAGAAGCACAATCCAAGATTGACGACTACAATATCGAGCGCAAGGAGCTCTTTAAGCGTGTCGATGCGGTAGTGAAAAAGCTGTTGATTATATAAAGGATTCGTATAATCCTAATATACAATGGCTCCTACTGCTCCCAAAGGTTTGTGTTTTTTACAAAAGTCCATCTTGTTTGGTCTAGGATACGGTCTTGTTCGCAAGACTTGCCACATGACAATGTGTTCTCCCGAGCTAACCATGGAGCGTGTACTCGTCCAAGATGACAATGACAAGTACAAGTTTGAAAATCACGATCGCCCGCTCTTATACGTGGAACGCGCAGTAGTTATTTGCGCTCATGCCGGTTTTAGCATTGCATTGTACCCATTTTTCGTTGCAAAAGACTTGGCCGTCGTCGAGTCGCAATTACGAGATATTGAAATCTGCAAAGAGTACGACAGGAGCGTGTTTTTACTGGATCATATCTTGAGCTAAAGTGGTATAAAAAAATTGACGACTTGATATATATAATTGTCATATATCCATCCTATGTTTTACATTATAGAAGAGGCGATATGCAACACTACCCTCACAACTCGAGTCCTAGCAGAATTTGAGAATTGTGACATGGAAAAGGCAATGCAGTCTCTATACATTCACCAGCTGAGCCTCATTTTAGCTTCTTTCGAAACACAAGAGTATACCATGGTGTTGCACGCAGTAGATATCAATTCGACTGCATTTTACAGGGACTCTTGTATAGTGAGGTGTCGGATCGTCCGTTATGACACGATCAAGGCGGCTATCGAATGCCAGCCTGATTGGCAAAAGACCGTGACGTTTAGCAATGTGCTGGAATTCGACTTTGGCGACTATGACGTTGCCGTGTCGATGCAAACGTGTGTGCACACAATGGTGGTACTCGCTAGGAACTCGAAAGCGGACAAGGACATGTCGGACATGTCGGACTATTTGACCTCGGCATCTGTATCTGCATTTGACCTCGGACAAGACAGCTTTGAAGGTCACTTGGACACTATTTTTACGAATTGATTTTTATGATTTTTATGATTTCTATGATTTCTATGATTTTTATGATTTTTATGATTTTATACATGTGAATTGATTTTCTCATAAAATGGTATGGGTCATTTAATTCGTGTACAAAAACTGCTAAAAGAATTGGATCAAGCCAAATTGACGAATTTTAATCAAGCCAAGATTGACGAGATTGAAGCCAAATTAGAACAGATTCGTGCCGACCTATCTGAAAAAGAGTCGTCACCATCGACATCATATATACCATATCCGGAATATACGGATCCGAAATTTATTGAAAAGATTTATTGGAAGAAAGAGTTTCACAAGGGTGTAGCAACTACTGCAGCTGCATCAACACTCTCATACGACGAAATGGTGCAAGCCAAGTGCCAGCCGTCTAGTTTCAAACTGACACCGAGTCAGGTATTTGTCAAGAACTTCATGTCTCCGCACACACCGTATAATGGAATACTATTGTACCATGGAGTCGGTGTCGGAAAATGTTTTGCACTAGATACGCCAATCATGATGTATAGCGGAAGGGTCCGAGCGGTTCAGAGCATCAGGATCGGTGACCTCGTCATGGGCGATGATTCGACACCACGCGAGGTCTTGACACTGGCCAGAGGCAATAGTACAATGTACAAGGTGTCGGGCGGATATGAATCATATCAAGTCAATCAAGATCACGTCTTGTGCCTTGCTAACAAAGGGGATTTGACACGTGTCACCATGACGGTTGAACAGTTTATACAACTCGACCCTATTTGTCAAGCACAATATTACGGATATAGGACACCAGTGGTATTATTTGAAACATGTGCAAGCTCGACTAATGAAAACGCTTATATCGCAGGGTCAACTCATGAGCTCGGAGAAGGTGTAAGATCCGACATTATCAATGGACATGTAAGTGTCAGATTATCATTTCTAGCGGGATTCCTAGATTCATTCGGCCAACTCAAGTCGGACGTCGTTATATTTCCATACGAGTATGATGTGGCCTATATCGCTCGTACGGTGGGACTCGTGTGTAGACAATTACAATATGACGCTTCACACATGTTCTTGTATGGGCGAGCAATTACCAGTGTTCCTTTTAAAACTATTAGGTCACACGATGTATATAGATCAAAAAACGAGCAATATTTTAGGATCAAAGTAACAGAGTGTGGACCAGGAAATTATTACGGATTCTCGGTAGATGGAAATCACAAGTTCCTACTGAGGGACTGCACTGTCACACACAACAGTTGTACCGCAATCTCTGTCGCCGAACAATTCGCAGACGTGTTTTCTAAAAAGTGTCTTGTGCTTTCACCCCAGGGTCTGATTAAGAATTTCAAGATACAAATATTTTCAAAAAATAGGAAAACACAACAATGCACAGGAAACATGTACATGCGACATATAACAGATGATGTCAACAACAAGTTGCTTTCGGAAGACGCTATTAATAAGAAAATCAGTCAAATAATAAATGACAAGTACGAGTTTTTGGGTTTTCAAGAATTCGGAAATGCCGTGAACAAGTTGCAACTCGGTACTAAGAATGATGCGCGTTTTATTTCTAAAATCAAAGAGCTGTACTCGAATCGTGTCATCATCATCGACGAGGTGCATAATGTACGAGATGCGGAAGCGTCCAAGAAAAAGGTGCCTCCGATCCTCCTTAAAGTGATTCAACATGCAGAAAACGTCAAGCTGGTTCTACTCACTGCCACACCCATGTTTAATGAAGCTACCGAGATCGTATGGCTGATCAATCTCCTATTAGCCAATGACAAGCGTAAAATGCTCAACATGTCTGATATTTTTATCAATCCTAAAAGCGCTCAACTTACACCGGATGGACCCAGGATTCTTGGAGATGCGATCAAGGGATACGTGTCTTATATGCGAGGTGAGAATCCGTTTGCGTTTCCGATGCGATTATACCCGAGTGTGAACGGACTTACCAAACACATTACATATACCAATCCGACACACGATATCAAGGGCAAGCTCATCGTCTCTAATAACAACAATAACAAGCGTCTTGAACTCTTCAAAAGTTACATGTCTGATTATCAAAAGGATGCGTACAAGAGTGTCCAAGGAGAGCTAGGTGATAACGCTTCCATGTCTAATATCGAGCTATTGCAAATCAGCAATATTGCCTTTCCTGGTCCACATAAAACGGGGGAAGATGCGTTTCTAAATTGCTTTTCGGTTAAGAAGAAAGCCAAGTCGGGCTTTGTAGTCGAGTACAAGGGCAAGGATGAATTTTTGGCACCCTCGAAAATAGAAATGTACTCGTCCAAGATCAAGACCATAGTAGACCAAATATTGGGATCGACCGGTGTCGTGTTCGTATATTCATTCTACATTTTTAGCGGAATTCTACCAATGGCAATCGCTCTAGAGCATATGGGATTCGCAAGGTTTAACAATCCTAATATTTTAAAGACTGACACGAGTCAAAAGAAATACATGATTGATGGAAAGCAAGCCGTCTATGCCATTATAGCTCAGCCGCCGTATGCCGCCGATTTTCATGCAGACGTGGAAATTATCAAGGCGGAAGCTAATAAAAGGGGACAAGTCGTCAAGGCGATTATCGGATCGAGTGTTTGTGCAGAAGGTCTGGATTTCAAGTTTATTCGAGAGGTGCACATCATGGAGCCCTGGTGGCATTTGAACAAGATTGAACAAATCGTGGGGCGCGCAATCAGAAATTGTTCACACACATTGTTACCCGCCCATGAACGCAATGTGACGATATATCATCACGTGAATTGTATCAAGGGTCAAAATATAGAATCGATTGATGAAAAAGTGTATAGAATGGCCGAAAACAAACAGGTTTCTATCAATCAAATCGAGAATATACTCAAGAGCAATGCAGTAGATTGTGCTCTTAATCAAAACGAAATGTATTTTGATCCGAAAAAGCTCAAGATGAAGATAGACGTTGTCACCTCACAAGGGACCGAGATGAAGAATACAAGCGTGGGAGACGTGGAAGGTGGCACGTTTAAACCCATCACGTGTACAGGTGGACCGATAACGTCCAAACCGATTGATTCTAGCACATTTCATCGATCATTCTATGCCGACGATATTCAAAACGTATTGCCCGTCATCACTGAGATTTTACAAGATGGACAAGCATTCACATATGTCCAGATCAGATCTCGAGTGCCAAAACACATTCACGACGACGTCCTGATGTTTACGCTAGACTACATGTTGACGCACAAGACTCCGATAGAGCCGGACAGCTATCTATTGTACCGATCCAACCTATACATGTTACAACCTCGTAATGTCAGTGACATGCGAATCCCTATCAAGGACCGTGGTCCCAAGTACAAGCACATACAACAATATCAAGTGCTTGTACCAGATGGTGAGATGAATAACGGGGATACTGATCAAGACGATACAAGTACTAGTATTGTAGAAAAGGTGACGAGTGAAGTAGAGGAATTAAAAAATACCCTGTCGCTTGATCAAAAGTTTATCAAGGTATTGTATGATCACGTCATAGACAAGTTGAGCACACGGTCGTTGCTTCAATTGGCTGTTGCTACCGTCAAGGAACCAAAATCAAAGGGATCAAGTTCAAAGGGATCAAAGGACACGGGATCAAAGAGCTCGTCAAAATCAGCAGCCAAGACATTCAACTATATTATAGATTCTCTCAAGGGTGCTCACATAATAGATGACAAGAGTGGGTGGATACGAGACCCTATAAACCACGATACCTGGTACAAGATAGTTTCCGGCCAGTTGGAACAGGTTTCTGATCGAGAGCTTCTTAGAAATCCAATACCGGATATTAAATTGCCAGATTTTGCTAATCTAAAAGGATTTGTTCAAACGAGTCCAGATGAACCGTGCTTGTTTAAAATCAAGATGAAGGCGAATTCGACAGGTGGCACGGTTTGCAAGAGGACATCATCTTTCAAAGTCGATGATGCTATTCAGGCTATTTTAGATATTGATCCCACATTCAGACTCGAGGAAAAGTTGAACAAGGAGAATATATGCATCCTTTATGAATTGGTTCTTAGAATGAACAAGAAGCAGTTTGCCAGACCAATCGAGGCAGACCTTGCATTAAAAAGTTTGAAACATCTCACGGTAAAAGGAATCGCCGCAGCGGCAGCAGCTGCCTCGAAGAAAAAATAAACCATCTGATTTGTTCATCATACAGCCCTTTTTAACAGCTTTCGCATAGTATATTCAGTCAATAAATCCTTGGGCAACGAATATTCCACATTGTTATACTTGATCCATTTTCCATGTTTAACATGAGCGACCTCGTCTGGTCCAAAGATCGCCTTGAGCATGGTGGGGGTCAATTTATATATTGGAATAACGACCGGATTAACCGGCGTTGTATACATTTATATAATATCGCATAAAAAAAAGAGGAAATAAACAAATAAACAACAAGCCCTACTACTACTTTACTTTTTCCTAGACGAGGCAGAGGCAGCAGCAGCTGCAGCCTTTGATGGTAGTCCTTTAAAGTCCTTGATAAACACAAACCACATGTTTAAAAAGCTAAACGCCTTTTCGTCATCCGACATTGCGAGCGCCTTCTTGACACTCGGAGACGTGTCCGTGTCGTTGGCCATGTTCAAGAACAAGTCTTGGAATGAACCCATGCTCGCACCATTAAAGCCGTGACGCTTGCTCTCCGACTCGGTCAGTGGCCTCAGGCCGTGCTCTTGCGCCCTTGCTACCAGGAGATCATACGGAACCAGATACTCTTCGTGCTCCCTGTTGATCGAGTCGACGTATACGTTGATCGTCTGACCAAACTTCTTCTTGCTAAACTTGTCGTATCCCTTTTTGATAGACCAGATTGTTTTATCCGCGATTGTACCCTTGCGCTCCTGCTCCTCTCCCAAAAAGGCATTGACTCGCTCTCCGTCAAAGCATGTTCCGATAAAGCAGCCTCCCGGTCTCAGGATAGAATCCACGTTTTTCAAGAGTGCGTCCAGGTTTGACCCGTCTTTGAAAAAGTAGTGCAGCGCAAACTGGCAGCTTGCCACGTCGAACGTCGGCTTGGCCGCAATACCCTGGAGGTGCTTCAAAGTGTCCGGACCGGGCTCGATGTCCCATAGCGTCTTGGCCACCTTGCACAGATACGCATCCTTGATGTTTGCAATCTGAGGTCCCCACGCAATCGACGAGTCGAGAGGCACGAACGCATACTTGTAGTCTGGAATACGGATCGACTTTTTCTGAAAGAGGCGCTGATATATTCCGTTTTTATCATTCACGATATTGTCCTCGACGATATCAACACCGACGACCGTGGTGAACCCATTGTCTGCCCACTTGTACAGGTCACCACCCTTGCCGCACGACACGTCGAACAAAGATGTGCTCGTGTCCTTGAACCGGGCAATCAGGCTGACATTCTTGACCCAGTAGTTGTGAAACTTGGCCATGGATTGCGTCAGCGTATCGGCCTTGGACTCGCCGTCGTCATCCAACACGTAGTACTTGTTGGTATTGTCCTTTTTCATCTTGTCCATAACAAGCTTCTCCTTGCCAGTGATGTGCCTCTCTGTAATAGGGTACACAATACTGTTCCACACCGAAAGGGCAGTCGACATGCTATTGGCAGTGACCCGGTTGTTGCTCATCTTGGACTCTTCGATCTTGTCGTAACGGACGCGGCGCGCAATCCATTTTGCATCATTCATGTCATACGACGCCTCCACAACATAGCCGTCCATGATTTCGTCCCCGTACATGCACTTGGCCCTGCCTGAGTCGAGCTTGACCTGCAAGACTTGGCGCTCGTCGTTCGGCACAAAGAGCTGTGCTACAAAGGACGAACTGCTCATCTCGAAATAGGCGGCTGCCGATCCAGCTGTTCCGCTCACATACATGTCGAATGTTGCAAACCCGGCTGATAGGTCCGCACTTTCCTTGACCAAAAAGTCAATCGTGTTCTCCTCTGGCGGCTTCCACTTGAACACCTGGTTCCACGTCTTTCCGAGGGTCGCTGGTCCATTTCCGACCTGACCGACTGCTAGCGAAACCGGCGTAAAGATGAGTCCGTCCGTCTCGTAAGGGTATTGGTTGCTCAACACTCGGGCGCACAGGGAGAATATGTCCTTATCAGGAGACGTGATCAAGAAATTCTTGGCCAAGACTTGATAGTTGTCGTTAGGTGCCTTTACTGCCTTGATCACCCGGTTTAGTTGCTCCAACCTCTTGACCAAATTCTCCTTGAATACCGGATCTCCCTTGTCGCTGTAAAAACAGTCGAAACACAAGATGTAAAAGGTCCCGTCCGGGTTGCGCACCTTTTCGCAGTCCAAGATGCAGTTCTTGACCGTGAACGTGAGGTCGGTGCGAGTAACCACCATCCTGTTGTTGATCAGATAGGCTTTACCATTGTCGTCGATGAAGCAGACGGCCCTCTCTCCGCTGGCCTTTTCAGTCACCGAATAGTTGGTCAGAATAGACGTCACATTCGATTCTTGGCTAGGCAACACGTTTTTGATCTCCAAGGTGACGGGTTGTGGCGCCACGAAGAACCTCTTGGGGTTGCCCTTGAAAAAGCGGTCGTTCCACTGTTGTCCGGTCAACGCCATGTAGGACGCGACCACCGCCTCTTGCTCGCTGGTAGATATCAGGTACACCTGGTCCTTGAGGACTCGTACGAGTTGAGCTACTAAATCCAGCATCTTGTCCGCCTTTGGGCTCATCTTGCCCACATACTCGACCTCGATCTCGTACCTTTCAGGTTGCTTGGTCAGACCAGAGTGGGCCAGGTTGACACCCTCGGCAGAACGTGTGATCGTAAAGTCGAGACGGTAGTTATCCGCAGTCATGATCGAATACCTCTTTTTTAAGCGAAAGTGCTTGCGAGTATCACGGATATCAGACGCCAGGTTGAGCGGTACCGGAATAGACGTCTCTTGGCTCAACCTGACCCTGAAACCATAATCCTTGACATCGGCAGCTGATCCTCTCCTTACCTTTTCCAAAGCAGAAACCCCCGTCAGCTTGTTGGTCTTGCAATAAGCGGCAATATTGGACTTGCCCATCAGCGTATAACGGATGTGGTCACCAAAAGACACGTCCATGACCTCGTCCTCTGTAATGCAACCGCCATACAACTTGATAAAGTGCGAGAGCGTCTTGCTGAACTGGACACGCCCCACTGGAAAAGTCACATTGGCCTCGAGCTCGTTTCCAGGTTTCCAATTCTTGCACAAGGCGTCGATCTGGGACGTGTTGAATTCCATTCTTATAACATACAAATGTAAATTGGCTTTATATATAGGGTGACTCGATTTTTTACAAGACTTTTGTTTTTCCATGGTCGACGACAAAACAAAACAAAACAATATCATGGTGGCAACTACGGGTATCGATCCCGTTAACCCTGAAGGACCACTTCTTAAGAGTGGCGGCGTTTCCTACTGCCTCAATTGCCCCATGATATATCAAAAATGATTTTTCAAATACATGAGGATGGTACCCCCTGTACACATAGGCATGTGCCATTATCCTTATATGGGTTTAAGCATGTATCAACGATCGTTTCGATAAACCCACCCCAATATTACACGAGAAAATAAATTTGATCAACACAACAACTCGTTTTAAAATACCGGCCAACAAATCAAACTTGTCAAGGAGATAAAAGTGGTTGATCACATATAACCAATTGCATGATTGCATGACTACATGAGAGACTTTAAAAGGAAGAATAAAGAGACAAGAGCCAACATTCACACATACTTGGTCACAAACTCGTCATTCCCCACTATCTTGGCCAGCTTTTTGAGCTCCATCTTTTTCTTGGACGCCAACTTGATAAAAAACCCACCCTTGAACAGTTCTTCCTCGATGGCTTCTGATACCGTTTGAGTTCCAGTAAACAACATGTAGCCCTTGACATTGTCTTGCTTGATCAGGACCCAAGGATCTAGGACATCGCTCACGTAGTCGGTCCTCTCCAAATGTCCCGGAGCCAGGGACACGACACAGATGTTGCGCTTTAACAACTTGCTCAAGTATACGACGAATTCCGGCTTCATGTCGGTATCCGTGTCCTTGGCAATGCAGTCTGCCTTGAACTGCTCAAGCGTCATGAGCTTTTTCCTGCTGAATCCAAACTTTTTATACAAGCTCTTTTCATTGTCCAGGTTCTTGGCCATGTCGGATTTGAACGCATCAATGGTCCGGTCCAGCTCGCATAACTTGACCAAGCTCACTTTATTGTCAGCAATGTGCATGCACAACATGAGCATCGTATTGCCGACCGCAAACTGAGGCCACACAAACTGGTCGACTGCCAAGAAACTGTTAATGGGCCGAGGAGGGGGAGGGGGCGGTTGCTGCAGTTGCTGCAGTTGCTGCTGCTGAGACAGTTGCTTGTACAACGGGACCTTGGGAGGCGGGGGCTGCATTTGCTGTTGCTGATATTTTAAAGGGAGTTGCATCTGTTGCAAAGGCATAGGAGCCATAGGAGCCCTTGGCGGCGGCGGTGGGGGAGGTTGTTGAAATACAAGAGGCATAGGTTGTACATCTCCCGACTGGCACAGTCCCTCGACCACCTTGATGGGCATGTTTACTTTACTAGGACCCAACAGCATCTGAAAATCGATCGACATGTAGATAGTTGTCCTCTTGACTGTTTATATTGTGTATACCCTATTTCTTTATACAGTGATACTATTTACTTCAAGTGATTCATTCACTTCATATGGCTCATATGATTCTATATCCAATGTGTTTTGCAAGTCTCCTTCATTTTTTTTATCCGTCATTTGTTTTCGAGAGTATTTCTTCTTGGCATTCATAAACTTGGTATTGCCCCTTTTAGCAACCACCTTGTCAGTATTGTTTTCCAAAAGATGAACAAATGCATTTATTCTGTCATTCGTCTTGGTCTCGGCAATCAGTCCTTGCCAGTCATCTACAATCATGTCGGAAACAATGACTTTTGACAGGGGAATAGACGTCTTCATCTTGTCGAAACAATTATTGAGTTTGCACTCGTTTATTTGTTTATCGTATTCATCCAACTCGACCTTGTTGAATATACAAAAATCAACAAACAATTCAATTTCATTAGCGACCTCGTCATCCAACAAAGAAATATCAAAAAAGACTCCGTTTTGATTCTGTGTAAACCCCATTTCCTTGTTTTTAAGAATCTTGAATATTTCCTCGTGTTCTGTATGCGAAAGCTTGTTAATCTTGTCTCGAAGCTGTTTCTTTCGGCGACTCGTAAATTGCAACATGTGATGATATAATCAGGGACCCGAGTATGCCTTATGTAGATTTACTCGTGTGTACTTTCCACATCGCTTTCCACATCGTCCGCACCGTCTTCGAGCACATCCGCGCCATCATCTAGGTCGTCGATCTCAGAACCAAAGATGTCGCTCTCCTCTTCCTCTTCTGCATTGTCATCTTCCTCTTCCTCGCTCTCGTCTTCCTCCTTGTCCTCCTTGTCCTCGTCCTCGTCTTCCTCGTCATCGTCCACAGAAGATGCATCGTCCGCCGCCTGATCAAACTCGTCGTCATCGGCAGCTCCTGCGACACCCCCGTCCAGCTCGTGTTTCTGGTAATGGACCAGCTTGCCCACGCTCATGATCTTGGTGTCGCCCAACTCGAACTTTTTCTTGAGGATCTCGACATTGATGACGTCTCCAATCTTGATCGAGTCAAAAGTAGTAGACGGCGTGTCCGGTCCTCCCTTGGCAACAATCACCTCTAGCACGGGACTGTCATTGGCAGAGACTTCGGCCAGAATTCCAAACATGTTTTGGTTCACGACTGTTGCAGATACCGTGGAGCCGATTGCCGGATTGCAAACACGTGCTGAATAGGTCACGACATACTCGACATCGCCATTGAGCAGCACATCTTTGATTTGGCCGCTGCTATACTTGACGATACTTATCGAGTCTTTCAAGATGAACCCGTGATAAGTGCACTTGTCCCCGTACTTGGCCAAAAGATGATCGAGCAACACACCATTCTTGTTCCTGATCAACATGTTGGGCTTTAATTTGACCTTGTCTGAAAACGTGACACGTATAAAAATATCCGGATTCGTCATGCTAGTTCTTGTTTATATACTAAAGTGACGGATTCTTTATATAGGTATAAATGCTATTTATATATATCTTTCAATCATTTTTTTAAACAAATATATGTCGTAAAAGAAAAGACATGGTGGAGAGTTCCAAGTGCAAGTCGGTCACGGTCCAAACAGCCGCCCGTAAAAAGTTGTTTGAGCGTCTGTGCGGTGTCAACAACCAAGATGTATTGCATACTTCATGTGCCACTTTCAAGAGTGACAAGACGAAGAATCCTCTGACAAAAAAAAGTATTAAAAAGGGAAGCGATATTTACAATTTCTACGACGACTTGTGTACGACTTTTGCAAATCAATCCACATCACCGATGAAAAAGGGTGTCAAGGCTACAACATCATCTCAGCAAACTCAACAAACTCATTCCATGACGAGTAAACAAGTGGCTCTCGACGACATGATTGAACAAAAGATCGTGTCCTATATCCTTGTGATTGACGAGTACTATCATAAAAAGTTTGCGGCCAAGTCAAAGACCCTCGTATCACCTATTGATTGGTTGTTCAAGGTCAAGATGGTTGATTCTCGCGTGTCTAGAGTGTACGATAACTGGATCGCCAGCGGCAATGAGCCGGTCCGTGAGTTTGTCGTGTCCGAGCTACTGACGAACGATACGCTCAAGCCCGATGCGATCACGCAACCGTACTGTGACGCTTTAAAAGAGATGGGCACGACGTTTTTCAACATTCAGTCAGAGCTCAGCCTTGTTCAGCTGGACGACATGTTTCAAAAGGCCAAGGACCACGTCATGGCGAAAAACACGACTGCGCAAATGCCCGATATCCATGCCGAGAGGGAAGAGAGGCGCTTGACCGTGGCCAAAGTGGTCGACATTGAGAATCAGGTGCTACATGTTTTTGCCAATAGGGGAAAGCGAGAGGAAGCCGATCACCAGTTTGTCAATTCCGAACTGGGATACTTGACCAAGCGTCTACATGATTCGACACTATCTCATTATTGCCACAAGTTGTACCAATACTTGGACGAGGCGGCCATTCAAAACAACGAGCTGAATGCCAATTTGATCAAGAGCGCCTTTAAACAAGCGAGGCGAGTCTTGTTCAAGGTCTAAATTCTAGCTCTCTCATAAAATACAAAATACATAAGGCATAATGCACTACAAACGACATGTGTGATAAATTTGTATATACGATTTACAAGGGCGACGATGATCACGAGCACGGACACGGCATACCGTTGGACAGAAAACTGCTCGAAATTCTTAAACACCACAAGAATGTGATAAGTAAAACAAGCCACACATGGGACACGTATAAAAAACAGACCAATCTATATGAACTCGTGTTCACGACGAGTAATGTCGTTCCTAGCATTTCTTTATTAACGCCATATAGTCGGTCGTTTTTCAAACATTGGGAAATACTCTGTGATTTCAAAAGTGAAATGGCATTTAAAGGTGATCAACCAATCAAGTGTGCATTTTTGGCCGAGGGACCGGGAGGTTTTATAGAAGCATTTGTCAAGTTCCGTAACAACACCAATGATACACTTTATGGCATCACTCTCATCTCTTCTGATCGCATGGTACCGTCTTGGAAGTTTTCAAAGAAATATCTATGCGATAACAATATTACATTGCTTTTTGGAAAAGATGGCGACGGATCCCTTTATAGCATTGACAATATTGATAGTTTTGTAAAAGAAATGGGACAAAACCAATGTGACTATGTGACGGCGGACGGAGGATTCGACTTTAGCGGCGATTTCAACTGCCAAGAACAAAACAGCTTGTTGCTCATCTTGTGCGAGATTTATACAAACCTGCTCTTGCAAAAACACGGTGGAATATTCGTGCTCAAAATATACGATATCAGTTTGCCACTTACAAAACAATTGCTATATATATTGAACCAATCGTACGAGTCTCTCACGTTTGTAAAACCACACACGTCTCGCCCAGCCAACTCTGAAAAGTACATTATATGTCGAGGTTATCTGGGCTCGTCGCAATACCACTTGGACACGCTAAGAGAGTGCATATGCGCGCGATCATACGAGCCATTAAAAGTGGTTCCGTCTATGGAATTTGTGGAATCGGTCGCCATGTACAATGTTGTATTCGTGATGAAACAAATCATCTATATCAATATGACTTTGAATCATGCGAGAAACTCGATCAGTCCATGGAAAACGGCACACCAACAAGCCGAATATGCCATCCGTTGGTGTCACAAGTACAAGATTCCAATTGATCTAAAAAGTCTGCACTATATTGCCAAGAAATAATAATTATTATATTTTGATTAAACAAAGATGAATAATACTGTTATTCCCCTTCCTATCCTGAACGGTGGCTTGTATACAGGCGAGCCTTTTGCCAAGGGAGCTGCATGGGCAAACTTTCCTGCGACCCCTGATGCCGACTACATGACGCACGTGAATCTCAAGTCGGCAAATCCTCCGCCCGGGGCTCTTACACAGTATCCTGGAGGTAATCGTCCCGGAAACAATGTCCAGAAAATGCCTGGAGTTGTTAGTGACCCATATGGCGGCTATTGCAACAAGGCACCTGTAAACCCACAACCAAATAGACGTTTTTCCAAGTACGAGTATTTGTAGACCCTTTTAGATGTTGGCAGTATTGCGTCTCAACATGGCAAGTGTTTTTTTACCCATTTGTAATTCGAGCGACGTCTTGCAACCATAGGGGTTTCCATGGTTCAAGTATTCGAGCCTGTCCGAGTTTGACTGATTTGAATGTATTGACCGATTTGAATGTATTGACTGATTTGAATGATTTAAATGTATTATATTGGCTGAAGAATGATTTGACTGACTCGACTGATTCAAGAATCTTGATTTATTCAATTTGTCAATTTCGTCAGCAAGTGTCTTTTCCCGAGCATAATTATATTGTCTGCTTTCGAATAAATTACTAGGGTAAAGGTTGCTTTCCAACAAACTCAATCTCGAAACCCTTGGCGCACGAGCATGAGAAACTGGTATAGGTATAGGTGCATCCGTTTGTGTCGATGCTTCGACTGTTTTCCTCACAAGGCAACACATTGTTATTCCCATACCATGTAACATGTAGTGTTGTATTAATACAGATACTACTGAAATGTGAAAGAAAGAGCAAGAGCAAGCACAATAATAATATCAACATCCTAGATCACGTCATGGCAGATGCAGCGGCGTCCCCTCATAAAGTCCTGGATCTGGCAGGTCTCATGGCAGTACCTGAGGCTGCCCCATGCGTAAAATGTCTTGAGGCTGAGCTCGCTCGGTCCCTCGCAGTTCTTGCACAGCGAGTTGCGGCACCACAAGAGGCTTCCGTTGCTTCCACTGCCGTTGCCGCTGCCGATGCTGCTGCTCTCTGACTCGCTCTCGTCAATCTGGACCTTGTTCATGATCTCCAGCCACTTGCACATCAGGACCGGGTTGTTCGAGAGGACCACCTGTGACCTGATCATGATGATTGACTCGATGGGGTCTCCCTTTTCGAACAAGTTGAACAGGCACGTGATCAGGTTGACAAGGACAGGAGACTGCAAGTCGATCTTGGCCACCGACCGGAAGACCGAGCACACGAGCCTCTGGATCTGATAGTAGGTCGAGTCCATCGGGGGCGTGCTGTAGATGAGAATGTCAAAGTGGGACGGGATGATGACCTCGAGGTAATCGTCCAGCTTCTTGTTGCAGCCAATCAGGCTAGCAGAGCAGCCACTGCAGCCGCGGACTTTCTCCTCCAAGTCCTTGATCGCCTGCCATGCAGCCTCGACCAACATCTTCTTCTTGGGCATCTTCTTCCTGTTCTTGGTGTCGGCGAACCCGTTGCATGAGATCAGGTGCAAGACGGCCTGGACGAGCAGAGATACCATGTCGGAACTCATGTTGTACTTGTCCATGATGGACTTGTAGTAGAGGTCCGACACGATCTCGAGCATCTCGACCGTCTTGTGAATCGGGACAAGCTGATCCACCATGATCCCGATCAGACTGGTCGTCGCAAACTCGGACACGCACCCCTTTTTCAAGAGGTACTGGGCGAACGCAACCGTCTTGGGATAAGACTGGTTCCTCCAGAAGCGCGCCAGTGCATACTCGATGGCATCGTTAGAGCACGCGGGCTCGGTATAGATGATCTTGAGACACAGCTTGTCCAGCTCCTTGACCTTGATAGGATCGCGGTCCTCGCGGGGGATATAGCTCTCGGCCAGCACCAGCTTGAGGGCTGCAACTTCGTCCATTTGTGGCAAGACACACACGTCTTGATATTTATCATTGTCACTTTTTTATACAAGAGCAATAATTTTGAATTTGATTTTTGATTTTTGCATATAAAGAAAACAGTCCATGATATTTTAAACATGACTTCTAAATCTCAAGAGATCAAGGACACTATCACTGCCATTCGTAACGAATCTCATTCGTCTTCTGAAAAAGCACTGAAAAACAAGTATTATTCATTCTATGAAAAGTACCCCAAGCTGTTCAACGTTGCCACGAATACGTCATTTCCACTAACCTATTTGGACATGATGTTGGCCGAGCTTGACAACTTGGATACACAAAAAGTAGACATGGACACTGCCGACAAGAACATTTATGGTCACCTCAGGTCGATCTATGTGGATCCTATGATTAAAATTCCCGAGGGAGCCATTACACAGGGACCTGCTGCTGCTGCTACTGCTACTAGTCAACCGTCAGAGGCGCCGCCTTCCTAAAACGGCGTAGCGAGTGCTTCTCTGTGACCTGGCGACCGCTATCGTCAAAAATCCTTCGCGAAAGCTCGTCGGCAGAGATCTTGGGATCGTAGTTTTCTAGCAGCTTGTTTTTTATGATTGTTTGAGAAATGGGAGCCTTGACATGAGTCACCCTATACCTCAAAACACCCTCCTTTGTGTTGAGGTCCTCGATGTTGAACCTCGCCATGAATGTCAGCACCTTTTGAGAGAGGATCGCCTTGGCCTGGTTACGCTCCTTGATAGCAGACTGCATCTTCCTGATCGAATTGTCAATTTCCATCCACACACGCACATGATTCTTGAAATCCTCGAGCTCTTGTTGCGTCGGGACATTGATCGCTTGAATCTCATAGGGGGAGCTGCTAGCCGGCTGATCGGCGACCAGTTGCTGAGACAAGTAATTGTTAATGCCAGCCGCGTCCATCATATATGTACAAGATGACGCACCCCTTGTTTATATCAATTTCACAAAGGAAGATTTTGCCAAGATACCAATGCCGATGCCGATGCCGACGATTTGCAACATGTCTTTTACCATGCCCAGCTTGAGCTGCTTGTCCCGATCATCCTTGTAACCAAGATCAGGACCCTTGTTCACCTCCATGATCAATACATCTAGAGAGCTCGAAGGGGCGACATCACATCCGTATATCAAAAACTTGGTCCCAGGATAGTTTATATTGCTCGATTTGAACATGGGTGCATATACGGATGCCAACTTGCCCATGGTCGCCAACATGTTGTCTTGTAGCACTTTTCCTTGGCTGGCGCCTAGATGCGCAATCAAGTCTTTTGTGGTGAGCGGATTTTCCTGGTATACTTGGCGATCGATATAGCCCGTGGTAATATTTGGACCCGTCTCGGTCGTCCTGGGCCGCCACATTTCGGCTGTATAGTACATGAATCCGTCATCATACATGTACATGTTTGTTGTACCGTCTGGCTTCACTACGACCAACAAATAGACTCGGATATTCACCTTGCGCCCGCCCACCACCAGTGGGTCTTGTAACAACTCTTGACAAACAACATGATCCGAATTTTTAAAAGCGTCCAATATCTCTTGCTTGTTGTCGCTGATTAAGAATCCCTCTTGTCTCTGAACATTCTTTTTCAAAATATATATACCATTGTTAAACTCGCGGCTAAAGCGTTCACTATCAGCACCCCCTTCCATGATATATGTATTGGGCAACAGGTAGCTATAACCGTTTCGTTTCAAAGTAATGGCCAACATGCTCTTGCTCGCCATCATGTCGGTTCCTCGTAACCCATAAATGAATCTAGTATTGCTCGACAATTTGATATCTTGTAAAAGTATATCGATCGAATTCAATGTTTCAAACATGATGAAATTGGCAGCTTGAAAAGAGTCGGTCACTTTAAAGTGGTCACTTGATTGCTCTAAAAATGGTTGTATGGCCGGTATAGATGGTGCACTATAGTCGAGAGTATCCGATATCCTATAATACAGGACCAATGCATCCTTGGAAAACGCGATATTCTTTTGTCCTTGTCCTTGTCCTTGTCTATTTAAAAATACCAACAAGACAAGTGCTACGATAATTATAACAAATACAACATATACAATGTATATCATTTCAAATTCCATGTTTGATTTTTATGCACACATTAAATCAATGTGGTATACGGATTTATACCTGGCATTACTTTTAACGGAGTTTGAATCGTCGTCTCGAAATCACCGCTCTGATTGGCCAGTCTATCCTTTAAACAATATACACGAAAGTGACCTTGTGTAATCATGTCGCTAATCTCGCTATCGATTTGCTGGCTAATCTTTTTCGCCTTGAGCAACTCTCCCAACTTTTTGGCCGAATTCTTTTTGACGACGTATCCGTGCATGAAGAAGAACTTTTCTATATCCAGGTATGACTCGTGTTTTTCACAGACTATACAATGACATCCTAGGACCAACATGTCCCAATTGTCATCCATGGTCTCTATGATCTTGTTCAACTTGAAGAGCAGTTGTGGATCGATCGCAACATCGTCCTCGAAAATAATTGCATAATCACTGTCGCCTTGCTCGACGAGCTCGTAAGCTTTGACGTGACTCAGGTAGCATCCGATCGCACCCCTGGTCAATTGGTAATGCTTGGTCCGATAACCCGTTTTTTCAATCTGCATAATCTCCTTGTATGCGTGATTTGTCACGTAACTCTTGATATCCAAGTCTTTTCCGTCGACCGCCGGAATACGCTGAAACTGTTTATACCTCAAATCCGACATCATGTATTGTTCAATGAATGATTCCAGACGATCCGCATTCCTATCGAGATTGATCATGTATATGCTCGTATTGGAAAGGGTAATCCTGCTGTTTAAATCATCTTGAACAAAACGCTCAAAATAGGCCGGCTTCAGAGACCAACACACACCTAGAACAACAACTAGTATCAAGCACCAAATGTGATATTTTTTAGGAATCATGCTTGCACCCATATATACTTTTACAGAGTATAATGTAAAATGGCAATGTGAAAATAAAAAACGTAATATATAATGGACCCATTGTACATTGTTCTAATAGCAGCGGTAATAGTAATAATAGTAGTAATAGTAGTTGTCGTACCTAAACGACACGAGCCCATGTTTTGCATCATGATTACCGGCAAGGACAAGTGTCGAGAACACATGGCCAAACAATCCGTCGTCAACTTTCTAGAACAAGATTATCAAGACAAGACGCTCGTCATATTGAATCACTCGGCCGACTATGTTGTGAAAACACAACAAGACCATTTAGAAAATGTGTATGAATTCTATATTGACAAGGACTCGGACAAGGACCCTTTAACTCTTGGTGACATGAGAAACATTGGGCTAGCAATGGTCCCTCCGAATGCCGTGTGGACAACATGGGATGACGACGACTATAGGAAACCAACATACTTGTCGACGATGATGCGGGCCATGCAAAGCGCCAACGCAGACGTCTTGTGTTTTACGAAACGTCTTGAATATAATACAAATACGGGGCTCGTATGGGGGATGAGTCTAGACACTGGATTTCCGCTAGTCTTTGCAAAACAAGACATGAGAATCCTTTATGAAAAACTGGATAAAATGGAAGACACTAATCTAATTTCAAGAGCTAAAGAACTCGGTCTCAAGGTGAAGATTTACAAGAATGATCCACACTTGTACGTGAGAATGGTGCACACTAATAATACATCACTTTATGTAAATCCGGCCAAGAGCAGTATACAATCTGGTTCTAAATCATCACCTTATCGAGAATACAATATAGATGACGTGACAAGGAATTGTGTGAATACTTTTATGTCGACGTATTTTAAAAAAGGAATAGAATGTCATGGATAATGTGTGATTCGCCAATATTTTCTAAAAGCCAAGAAATCATGTGCAAGACGAGGATGGACATTCTCCAAGATAGCTGTGATATCAAAGCAATCGGAGCAATCAGAGCAAATAACAATAAACAATTCGCTAGAAACGGTCAAGTGTTTATTGACTCGATCGATGAAAGGACTGCATGTGCAAGCAAACCATGTACAAGACCGTCAGTCCAAGTATCCTGTGATCAAAAGCCCTGTCCGGCTTACAGGCTACGTCGGCTAAATCCTTTCGATTGTACCGTGCTTTCTTGAAACTTCGTGTTGTGGACAGAATTCGCCAGTCGTCTTTCGCGTACACTGCACGATTGATTTTGCCTTGTTGCTTTTAAATAGGGCGCAACATTGTACTCTGGGGATTCTTTGCACGAGAGGACGCTTGGTTTCGCCTTTTACCGGCTTGACTGGCTTCTCTGGCTTGACCGTGAGTGTCAGCTTGACCTCGTTTTCGACAATCGCCAACATCTCTTCCCTTGGCAAGTTGTATGTCTTGGCCACGACATCGAGACACTTGATGACGGCATTTTTTATCTCGTACTCGCACAACGACAAGACAAAACTAGGAACTGTCGCTGTCGTCATCCAAGAGCCTATTTAACTTTTCCTTGAGCTTTTTAATCTCGTTTCTTTTAGAACTCTTTTTCTTATTCTTCTTAAGACGAGACTTGACTGGTTCAGATGGTTTCGTCTCTGCAACAACCTCTGCCTCTTTCGCTACCTCACCTTGATCTATATCAATTGTCTTTATAAGTGTTTCCATGTCAATTTTTTCAACTTCACTAACCAGGTCGACGGCTACAGGCACTTTTCGCCCAGTAACCTTGTAACAAATGTCGGCCAACTTGTTGGAAATGTCGGTCCATGCATAGTTAGTCAAGATGTTTGCCCTGGCCTTTTTTCCATGGCTCTCTCGCAACTCCTTGTTAAAGTAGTATGCCTCGATTCCCTCTACATAGTCGACGTAATCACACAAGAGAGCCTCTCCGCACACCATATCCCTCGAATTGTCCACATAGTATGCCATCTTTGGATCCACGAGTTGCGCATTCGAATCATCGAAAAAGTCCATGAATCCACCTAGTCTCGGCACAACTTGTGGAATGCCAATGGCCGCTTGCTCAAAGTTGCATAGACCGAATCCTTCTCCATCACACGTGTTCCACCCGATATCGGCGACATTATATAGGATATTCGTCTCTTCGTCATTCATCTTTTGCGGGCGATCAATAATGATCAAGTGTTGCATTCCGTCTTGAATAGTGCATCCCCTCTTTTTGAGTTCCCGCTCAAAGATCTCGAGCAAGTTCCAAGCACCCTGAACAGCGGTTCCCACCATCATCTTGATCGGCTCCTTGGGATACCTGCTAACTAGTTCGGCGAATGCCTTGAGACAAATATCCCATCGCTTCCTAGGTTGATTACGGTTCAAGTTCAAAATGATAAAATCCTCGGGCTTGAGTCCGTAATAGTGCCTCGCCAACTTCTTGGGCACCGGATAGTAGTTTTGAGGATTGAATCCGTGTTGCAGAAATCCGTGGTCCAGTGTCAGCCCTTGCTCGACAATGAGATCCTCCCAATACTTTGTAAATAGCAGACCATAATCCAAGTTGGTGTTGCAAAAGTCGATAAACTCTTTCTTTTGATTCAGATAAACTTGATCAATGTAGCCGATAATTTTAAAGGATAGGCCGTCCTCTTTTTGTGCAAGCTTTAGTTGGTTGACGACTTGATGGATGATCATCATGTCATTGTACACGATGCACACATCCGGTTGATTCGTCTTTACAAAAGCCCTCACCTGATCCACACCGAAACCCTGTCCCTTTGGATTCTCGTGTTCGAATGCGTCATACAACTCGACATTCGACGGAATATCTAGTCGGTGATTAGGCAAGATTTGAAACTTTTGAAATCCAAACACGGTCACCGCCAAGTCTGCACGCTTAGCCAGGCAAGCAATCAGTTCATACACCACTTTACTGTATCCATTATATTGGTTCGGATGGGTTCCAAAGATGAGAACTCGCAAAGGTGTTGTAGACATGTTATGTTTACATAGCAGCGATATAAAATATATTCATTTTAGCCGAATTACAAATAGCATATAAAAGATCCAACCGTGTAGCATCAAATCATACCCCCTTGCCAAATGTCGTCATCCAACTGCCTAGAAATCAAGACTGTTCAAGCATCTTCCTTTAAAATTTTAATCGAGGCATTGAAAGAACTGTTGACCGACACTTGTATCGAGTTTGACGAGACCGGTATGAAGATTATTGCCATGGACACTTCTCATATTGTCCTGGTCCACCTCAAGTTGGATGCTCCCAAGTTTGAACACTATTACTGCAAAAACCGCATATCCATCGGCGTCAACATGTTGAACCTGCACAAGTTGATCAAGACGATCAATAGCACCGACACTCTTACTCTCTTTATGGATGATGTCAATATCAATCACCTGGGTATCAAGATTGAGAATAGTGACAAGAATACCAAGACGGTTTATAAGCTGAACCTATTGGATCTGGACAATCCTCATATTTCGATCGATCCCACCGAATTCAATTCAGTCATTACTTTACCTTCGGCGGATTTCCAAAAGATTTGTAGGGATATGAGCAATGTTAGCGAGTTGGTGGAGATCCAAAACGTCGGCAATCATCTCAAATTTCTAGGAAAGGGAGATTGCTGTACTCAAGAGACAATTTTAAGTGATTCTGAAAATGGTAATATTACTAAAACAGGAAGTGCGCACGAGATTGTTCAAGGAATATTTAAGCTCAAGTACTTGGTTTTATTTACAAAGTGTACCAACCTATGTAACACGATGGAGTTATTTCTTAAGAATAACTTTCCACTTGTTATCAAATACTCGGTTGCATCACTTGGCGAGATCAAATTGGCTATTGCGCCGTCAATAGACGAGTAGGTGTGATGTGGTTTTATATACGCGTTTCAACGCATTTGTTAAAAACAAAAACAAACATTAATCACTTTTGTCATGAAAGCATTATAACATGATTAATTTTAAATTGAATTTCATAATGGGTCGGTAGAATATAAAAAGTAAACCATACCAGTAAGGATTTTTTTAATTACAAAAAAAATTACAAGGCTATAATTTTAGTGTTCATTATTATTTAAATATTGAAAATGATGATGAAGTCCTGATATAATTATAAAAATGAATTAATAACAACTTATTTTAGCATACCATTACAAAGCCTAAAACTTATTGAACATCGATATTATGAATGATTGATGTTGTATTTAATGAAATATTTACACTTGACATCATTATTTTATATTTACTATTTATTATCATATTCTATAATACGTTACTGAATATGCTGTACAATTTATATTCTACCGATCCAATGAACAATTAGAACTTGCTAAGGAGGCTATACAAACGAATTTGAAGATATATTTTGAGAGGCAATTTATAATTTCAACAAAAGAAACTATTCAGATCGAGAAAACAAAACAAAATGATGCACAACTTATTATAGATAGTAAAGATAAAGAAATTAAGAATGCACAACTTATTATAGATACAAATAATGAAAAAATTGTTCAAGCTAACAACAATATAAAACAACTTTTATCAGGTGATACACGTGGTGGTGCATCTAGTAACTCGATCAAAATCCTAGGTAGAAATCGTAAAGTAACTATAAAAGGTCGGTCAAAATATATCACGTACAATGGCGAATTAATTACTCTGACCGCAGCTCGTAAATTAGAAAAGATCAAACAACAATCACGCTCGTAAACCCCGTCCCATCGACGAATTTCTACCGGCTGTTTCTGAACACGACATGGACTAGTCACCGAGTCATCAGGTGACATTAGGTAAAATCAATATATTATTTTTTCTTATTTTGTCGACAATCGAATTTGTTTTGTCGAATATGACTTGTTCTTCGTCAACCACTTTTACAAATGCATAAAGATACAATATTAATAAAATACAAAAGATGGAAATAACACCATTCACGTTTTCAACTGAGAAAATGCCATCTCGTGAATACTATCGTTTTATTAATATGAAAAAAACCATGGTAAAAACTATTATAGACACGTTTACAAAGTTCAATCTCCCTTTACCAGACGACGGAATATCATTGTATCCGTACGAGCGATTACTAATCATATACGACGACTTGTTTCTTTTAGAAAAGTGTGAAGATTTAGTAAAACCATACATGATTCAAGAGTGGACAAGGCGATTTGTTGCACAATACAATTGATCATGTATAAAGCCACGTATACACGATACAAATAAAAAATGAAGACATTTTCAACTAAAAACATGAGCTCTCTTGAGCACTTTAGATTCAGCAGTCTGAAAAGAAGTATGATGAAGGAAATATATAACCTATTCGTCAAGTACAATTTGCCCTGCCCATCCATCTCGGCATGTTCTTACGAGGAGCTTCTGGTTCTACTCGATGATTTGCACCTTTGCAATAATCCATACGCTTTACAAGAGTGGACAAAGCGACTAGCTTAATAGACCTGATTCTCAATACTGTCTTTATTGCCCTTGTAAATAATTTCACCATAGAAGCCACTCGGAATATTGTAAAAAGCAACATCTTGTAATTCGGTCGTTCTCAGCCAGACCTTGATGATGCAAAAGTGCTTCTTGGGGCTAATGCTGAGGCCATTGATGTGATCCCACATGTCTTGTTTTTCCTTGATCAATAAAGTCTCGCCGAGAAGCCGGCAACTCATCGTTTCCCAAAAGGGTTGCACGTCAGCTTTGAGCACCTTGATAGAAATACATCCTCCGTCCTTGTTATAAGGGTCGTCCCAACAAGGAAACACGTGCTCGCGAGTAATGAAAAACATGCCCATGCTAATCTTTTCTAAAAACGTCTCGTGAACAGGCCAAAAGTCTTCGATCGAGCCAATATCCGACACTTTTATATAACTAGAGAGGGTCCAATCTGTGTTGAAAGGATCATGAAAGTAAAAAGACCAAAGGTCGTTCAAGAGGTGGTCTTTCTCTTTCTCACAAGCAGTAGTATCAGCATCATCAGCATTAGCATTAGCCAGCTCTTCCCAATCACCCATTAAAGTATACCACGTCCAATCCCTTAAACTGTGTTTTCTCAATCACTTCGTCACATCGGATAAATTCGCTTTCAATCACGTGATTGCGTTGGTATGCCAGCTTTTTGGGCAAGACCTTGTCGAGGAGTGCCAGTTCAAACATGTCGTTTGCGCTAATCTCATTGTCCTTGGTCAGTGAGCACACATACCTGTTGACGAAATCAGTCACATCGTGTCCGCAAAGAGAGACGTGCAACACCTTCTTGTCAAGACCGGCCCTAAAGAGCGGCGGAGGGGACGGATTAGGAACAGTCCCTGATGTTCTGATCAACTTGCGCTTCCCATTCCAAAACGTAAACTCGTAAAAACTGTTACATGATGCACTCTTGATCTCTTCTGGATCAAACGTCTTGGCCGGATACCATGTTCCCTTGTGGACTAGCCATGTCGCAAAGTTTTGTAAATGTTTAAAAAGTGAAATGCTAAACACATTGTCAATTGTATTGTTTGGAATGTTGAACAGTCGAACCTGGACAATCTGGCCTTGATACACTTGTTCATAAGATCCGACAATATACCTTGTATAAAGGGACTTGACCAAGGTGATTACCTTGATGAAATAATATATACCGTTTACGAGCAAAGAAGAACAAGACATTATATCTAGCTATAACGAATTGCATACCTTTATGTCGATTTAGGTCCAAATGTATATAAAAATATCCGAGTACTAGAATATAGTTACACATACACCATGACTTTGAAATTTACAAAAGCTGGATTGGCGCCTCTTCTGAAGTCACCCCTGTCCTTTTGTCAAGGTTTGTCGGATGAAGACTTGGTCGCACTTTATCAAAAGCTGCAACACACTTATTACAACAGTGACAAGCCGTTGGTGTCCGATGACATTTTCGACGTGGTCCAGACCTATATCAGGAAGCGCCTGCCAAAACATCCCATTCTAAAGAGCGTGGGTGCTGTGATTGGCGACGATGACAAGCGCAAGGAAGCGCTCCCTGTCTACATGGGCAGTTTGAACAAGGTCAAGAGCGACCCCAAGGTGCTAGACACGTTCAAGACCAAGTACCCGGGGTCCTACATGGTGAGCGACAAGCTCGATGGCAACTCGGCCCTCTATGTGTTTGGCCCAGAAGATGAGAAGCCAAAGCTCTTTACCCGTGGAAACGGTGAAATCGGCCAGAACATTTCGCACATTATTCCGTTTATCAGTGGGATCCCCAGTGGAACTTCAAAGACCAGGACCATTGTGCGCGGTGAGCTCATCATGAGCAAGCAACTCTTTGCCAAGTACGGCAAGGGTGCAAATGCAAGGAACACGGTCGCGGGTCTAGTCAATGCCAAGGTGCCGGATCTAGAGATTGCAAAGAACACGACGTTTGTTGCATACACTCTGATCCAACCTCAGGTCAAGCCGAGTGCCCAGGTCGCGGCTTTGAACAAGATGAAGTTCCACGTGGTCCACACCGAGCTGATCAAGGAGCCCAACATGACGTTTGAGCACCTGTCCAACCTCTTGGTCTCTCGGCGAGATCAGAGCGACTTTGAGATCGATGGACTGGTTGTGGCGCACGATGGGCTACACCCGATCAATACCCATGACAATCCGGATGACGCATTCGCTTTCAAGCACCTGCTCATGCTCCAGACGGCAGAAGTGATCGTGACCGGGATCGAGTGGAGTTTATCCAAGGACGGACTGATCAAGCCGGTCGTCCTCTTTGACCCGGTCAAGCTATCTGGCGTCCACATTCAGAGGGCTACCGGCTTTAACGCCGAGTATATCAAAGTGAACAAGATTGGCGCGGGAGCGAGGTTGCTCATCACGAGATCGGGCGATGTTATACCCTATATCATGGAGACTCTCCAGCCTGCTGCTAGTGGACAAGGAGACTTGCCTTCGCAAGCAGAAAGGCCATACACTTGGGTCGGCAAGGACATCAAGGTGACTGGAAGCTCCTCGGAACAGGACGCCAAGCAGCTCGAGAACTTTTTCGACAAGATGGATGTCGCCGGTATTCGCGGCGGAACGAGCCAAAAGTTCTTCGAGGCTGGCTTTACAACCGTCAAAAAGTTCATGGACATGAGCGAGTCGGATTTGGCGGACATTCCCGCCCTGAAGAACAAGTGGACCCTTGTAAAAGCGGCCCATGCTACGATCAAGTCGGCGTCCTGTATCAAGCTGATGCAAGCGTCCAATGCGTTTGGACAAGGATTCGGAGAGCGCAAGCTGAAAGCAATCCTATCAGATATTCCGGGAATCGCAACCAACTACACGCCAACCGTGGACGAGCTGATCCAGGTCGATGGCGTGAGCACCCTGACGGCTACCAAGTTCATCACGGGTCTCGCGGCATTCAGAAGGTTTGTTCGGGAGACGGGACTGCATTGTTCAAAAGCAGCTACAGCTAGGAGTAGGTCGGCGTCACCGAGTGGAAAGGCAACCACGTCCAAGGCAACCAAGGCAAATGCATCCAATGCATCCAAGGCATCAGCCAAAGCCAACGCATCTTTCCAAGGCCAAGTGGTTGTATTTACCGGATTTAGGAACAAGGAGTGGGCTGCGGCAATCGAGGAGCGAGGTGGCGAGGCAGGTGCATCCGTCACTAAAAAGACCACACTGGTCGTCGCCAAGGACCCGGACGACATGACGGGAAAGCTCAAGGTGGCTCACGACAAGGGAATCAAGATTATTGGACAGGAAGAGTTTGAAAAGATGTTGTCATAGAGTTTGTTCTTTAATCTTCCTCTTAGACCTTGTCAATCTTCATCCGTATATACTTGACATCGTGTCCCATCTTGTTCAACTGATCAAGTGTATAAAATAAAAAGGAAACTAGGATACTTATAATCAGCATGTATATCCATGGCATTTTTAAATATATGATTTATTTTTATCACTAGAAAACATGCACCAAATGTCCACCTATGTATTATAAATGTCCATGGTATTGTAATCTGACAAGGTCAGGGGTTGCCAAGATGCTTGCTTGACCGACGTAGAAGCAACCTTGGAGGGTCCCTCGCGGTAATTCGCTTCCACATCAGCTTGTCCTAGTGCGTAATTGTAATACTTGAAATTAGAGATTTGGCATTGGTCGATGGATCCGTCTGGAAAGAGAAAGAGGTTGCCATTGTTCTGTTTCAACATGGATGCATATGCTCCCGATTGATACAAGACATTGTTGACATAAAACTTGACACTGGTTCCGTTTTCAAAATCATTAATAGGAATATTATCTTCGAATACCAGGGAAATCATAAACCACTGGCCTTGAAGTAGCCCCATCATGTTTTTTCTATAAACATTGTCACCGGTATTAGAACCCTGGACAGATAGCGTCTCGTTCATGTTGTTGGCCGTATTAAACTTGACATTGAAATCCATTGGATTTGTTCCAAACTCGAGCATTGGGCAAAATGCAACATGATCGACAGCGGCAACAGTAGTACCGGTAGTCACATTCTTTGCATTATAATGGTACTTGGTATTGTCTCCACGAATAAAGATTGCCTTGCCCTTTCCTTTTGACGCATCCGCCACATTGAGCCAAAGCGAATAGGTGAATTGTGCACCTCCCTTGATATTAGACGATGGGCGCATGGTAATGTAGCTACTCGAATACGTGTTGACCGTATTGAAAGACTGATTTGCTACCTGTGAGCTCTGTGCGAATCCCGAGATGATGTCGGTGATCATTTTAACATTCGGATCGCTCGACTGTTGAAGTAGACTATCCGAGCGTAACACTTTTAGAGAAATCCAGTATATAAAGACGACGATGAGAAGACCGACCACGATCTGAACAAGGATACCGGCAGGGCTCTTGCTATTCTCTTTTAAAAAATCCTTGACCTTTTCTGCCTTTTCAGCCACATCAGTCAAACTAACAGTTGGTTTAGACATTTGTATATATTGGATAGAAAAATTAAAAGGAACAGGAAAACATGATCCCTATCCCAAACCCCATGTCTTTTAAAATCAAACAATCCCCGACCCGCGATCTCCAGCACTAAAGGAAACATCTGTGCAATACAATGGAGATGTGTTGATAATAATTTGTTGTTGCAAATCCTTGTCTCGAAGCTTTGAAATCGTTGTCATGGTGTTGTCCTTGGCATAAATATCACACTTGTATTCTCTCTTTTGTAAATGTGTATATATTGCGAATGCGAAATTATCAGTGCAATATTTTTTCAAATGATTACACATATTCGTAACGTGTATTTCTTGTTTGTCGCATCTTCCAACAGCATTTACAAAAACCTTGAATGTTGCATGCGGGTATTGGCCAATGAATCCAGGAATGATCACAACTTTGTAACTTGAATCTTTCTTTTGTAACAATATTTCATTAAACAGAGTATCGATTGCCTTCATTATTGGGCTTGACAGATTTGATAAAAATAAGTTGAATAGGTTTTTATACACACCTTTTACAACATCATACAAAACATACAAAACATACAAAACATACAAAACATACAAAACATACAAAACATACAAAACATACAAAACATACAAAAACAAAACCCAATTTACATTCTTTTTAGAATCTCGTTCAAACTCCTTTCATTGTCTTCGTTTTCCAAGATTGCTATAATATCTTGCACCTTTATGTTGCGCACGGTAGATTCCAAAGGTCCGTCTGAAATTTCTTGCCCAATATCCAACTTGTCCTTGTGTTTATGAAACATGGCTCTTTCGATCCCCAAATTGGATGTAAAATAGTATACATTTACAGTCGCCGATGTCTGTCCCTGTCTCAAAACGCGCGCTATAGATTGTTGTGTTTTGCCCGCATTCCACCACATGTCCATGAGTAAGACAGTGTGCGCCGTTTGCAAGTTCAATCCTTCTGCTCCAAGATCATATGTTAGAAAAAGTATTCCATTTGATGTTTTAGAAAACGTGTCTAGAATTTCCGCCCTCTTCTTGGTCGACATGGATGAGCACAGAGTCATGGCCGGCCTATTTGAAATCTGATTCATGAAAATATCCAGACAACTTCTAAAACATGTGAAAATTACCAGGCGCTCGTCACTGTGCTTGTTAATGATAGAGAGACCGCTTTTCATTCGACTAGATACAACAGATGACGGTTTATCCAACCAATCGCCGATATCAATATTATCAAGCTCGGTAGTCAACATTTTAGACAGGTCAGATTTCCCCTTGGTCGTAGAATCCGTCAATTCCATCATGTCCAACGTGACGTTTGCAATAGGTATGAGCGGGCAAATAATACTCTGTCTCAAATAAGTAATCATGGCCAAGAGGTAGCTACTGAATCGTCTCACACCTTGCACATCTTCGACCAGTTGAAGTTTCTTAACAATGGCAGAGACCGCCTTGATCGTAATCTTCATGGATAAGTATATTTTTTGTTCTTCATCACAAAGTTGGTGATTGATAATTTTTTCAATCAATCTTGGAGGAGTGAATGCTTCATTGATCAATCTTTTAACCACGGTATGTGCTACACCTCTAAAAGCAGAATTCCTGACATGTAGTTCGGCTGCAGGGAGCGTCCTTGGAAATGTAGGTGAGTTGATGATCAAGTGATATCCGAGTAGACGTTCGACAGACGGTTCATCAAACATCGTGCCCGACAGACCCCATCTGTGTTTGGCACATATCGCAGCAAGTCCCCGGCACCTCATCGATGACACTTTTGTAAACTTTTGAATTTCATCTATTATCAAAGAGCCCCACACTCGGCTGAACAACAAACCTTGGCCATCGGCAGCAGCAAATGGCGTATTCGGCACTCGATATCGAACAATGCTGTGTTGATTAAACCGCCCTTGATTAACAATGTCTAGAATAACAAACTTGGTTTCTATATTTTTGCACTTGTACACTTTTGAAATGACATCTGAAGTTGTGATGACTAGTCTGGTCGAGGGATCGAGCTTCCATGCATCCATGTCCTTTTCATAATCCGAATGCAACACTTGATAGGGTAAAGTCGTACCGAAAAACTTGGCAATCTCAAACTTCCAATTCTCTACCAGTGTCTTGGCCACGACGACGAGTATGGGATCATCGGGGCTCTGCGTAAGACCTAACACGATTGACAATAGTGTTTTACCACTTCCCATGGGCAAGGACATTCCACCGTTTTTCTTTAAAAGGCACTCTTGCAACACGGATTGCTGGAAAGAATTGAGTTTGTCCATAATAAAGTAGACGTGATTTCTTTTAAAACAAATCAAACAAACAAACATTAAAACATTAAAGCATACATTCATACATGCGGTCGACACTCGACCATAAAAATGTAAAATAATACAATCAGCCCTATGGATACTACATCATGTTGTTTAATTTGTTTTTCACCCATTTCACGAAATGCACACTTGTCTTGCAGTGATCCAGGCTGCACATCGACCACGTGTTTGGAATGTGGGCATGCTCTTTTAGAGTTTTGTTCAAACGAAAAGGAAATCCCAAAATGCCCTGCCGCGTCTTGTCGTCAGCACTACATGTTGTCACAAATCAAACAGCTTGGTCCTGGTCCAGTAGCGACATATAGCGCATTGTGTTATGATCACTTTGTCAATGAATCAAAAGAACAGCTTGATAACAAGGCAAACCACAAGTCCATGATTGCAAATATACGAAAGGAAAAGATCGAGTTCATAGACTCTCACTTTCCGGTTGCGATTGCTCTTACCATAAAATATGCACTTAACAATAAACTAAAAACAATCAATTCTAAAAACAGAACCCAAATCAAAAACACTCTTGATCAAATGAATAAAAAATGTATGAACTTGTGTTGTCCGGGAAGATTGGACGAGTCGGGGACTTGTGTTGTTTGTAACACGACCTTTTGCGAACATTGCGAATGTGTTGTGCATGGGGACAATCATACGTGTTTACAAGAAAACAGGGATAGTGTTCAATTTGTCAAGACACTAATCAAGTGCCCGACATGTAGATTACCGGTTATTCGAAGTTGGGGATGCAATTTTATCACGTGCTCTGTTTGCAAAACCAATTTCGACTATGTAACAGGCAATAGGACTGTGGACGGAAATCACCAACACGATCGTACTGTTTTAAACACGAGTACCCGAGCAAGCGATCGATTTAGTCACCCGGGTATTGACAAGTCCCTTTTTGAAGAAATAGATCAACTCGCGCCATGTTCTCCATCATTGACACGAATTATAGGGGTATTGAGTTCAGTATATGGTAAAACGAATACAAATAGCAGTTTGACCAACCTGAAGATTGCCAAGGAATATGAAGTATACAAGCAGCACCAATATGCCTACAAGTTGTACTATCGTGCTCTAGCCAACCTTGAAGAACATCATGTAAAAAAGACACTGACAAACGATGTATTGCGAACTATTTTGGAAAAGATCAAATGAGTTGTTGCATCGATGCGTTTTTTACTATTTAAAGTTTGTGTTTCACTTGTTTAATTAGAAACAAATGTCATCCCATGAGAATGAAATGATTGGTATCGACCTCCTCATGAATCCGAAAAAGCGTATTTCATCATCTGGAAGTGAGAATGTCTATAGGATTGGCGATGATGACTATGTTTCAGAGGCGTCGATTCCAGTGCGGCGAGTGTCTAAAATGTCGGTAAAGCCATCAAAAGAAAAGGCATCAAAGACATCAAAGTCATCCAAAAGATCTAGTAAGAGCAGTCGCTCTAGCAGCTCGACCGTGAGTTCGTCTAGCAGTGAAAGTAGTAGTTCATCTAGTGGATCCGGATCTGGATCTTCATCCAGTAACTCTTCATCCTCGTCCTCTGGTTCTGAATCATCGTACTCGTCCGTGTCGTCATATGCAGTCTCTGCGAAGAAGAAACTGTCCCAAGAGGACATTATCAATATGAAGAAAGATTTGCTCTATCAGTTTGATCGTCTTGAAAAGAGGGGCATCAAGATTCCTAAAAAGTTTTCATTGGCATCATCCCTCGAAGAGATGAAGGTCGAGTATGATCGTCTGAAAAAGGATCGCGAGGTCGATGTGAGTGTCCGCTTTCAACGCAAGATGCTCATGGCCATTATTACTGGAATCGAGTTCCTCAATGACAAGTTTGATCCATTTGACGTCAACTTGGACGGGTGGTCTGAGAATGTGAATGACGGAATCAACGACTATGACGACATTTTTGAAGAACTGCATGAGAAATACAAGGGAAAAGCAAACTTGGCACCCGAGCTCAAGCTCATGTTTGCGCTCGCCGGAAGTGGCTTTATGTTTCATCTGAGGACGTCCATGTTTAAATCAGCGCTACCTGGGATGGCCAATATGCAGCAAGGAGGACAACAACAGCAACAGTATCAGCAACAGCAACAGCAACCCAAGCAAAGTAGCGGTTTCGGCGGCCTCGGTGGACTAGTTAGCGGCCTCATGGGAGGTGGGGGCGGCGGAGGAATGGGAGGCATCGGATCTATCATTGGTTCCATGTTAGGTGGCATGGGCCAGCAGCAACAGCCTCAGCAACAGCAACAACGTCCTTCCAACATGAATATGAATATGCAATCCATGCCTAATCCGACTGCTCAAATGCGCGGTCCCACCAATGTTGATGACATTCTCAAGGAGCTGGCCAATGAGCGCATCGACGCTATTTCAACCATTTCAGAGTCGGAAATGTCCGAAATGGTGGACGACATGAGTGACAAGGGAGTCTTTGTCACACAAAAAACGACTGGACGAAGGACATTAAACCTATAATATTTTAATCGCACTTTTAATTCGATACACGAATGCAATGTTTTTATACAATGAACACAATCCACCTAGGCGCAAGGCCAAACACAGTGCGCGATACAAGTACTTTTTGTTCTTGTCCACGAGGTTGTTTTTAAAAAAGTTGCAAATTTCCTTGTCACTCATTTTTGTTAAATCTTGATTGTACTTGGCTTTTACTATTTTGGCAATTTCTAAAAAGCAATCATGATGTATTTCATTCTTGTCAAGAATTTCAAAGTCGTCCATGATTCATGCTATATAAAAATTACAATGCTTAAAAACACAAGAGAAAGTATAAATATAACAATGCACTACTCTAGTGCGCCCTTTAGGGATAAATTCGTCCACATCTGTATAATGAATATCCATAGTTAACGCGACTTAAAGATTGCGTAAATTACATGTTTAAATGGGAGTTGCAAATTCACAACCCTACTCGCATCATCTGGAAAAAAACAAACAAGAAGCAATCAAGAGAATTTGTTTTGATGAAAAAACTCTTGAATATACTCAAGTTCAATATGGATTGAAAGCACAAGTTGACAAGTGTATGAGCGATCATTGTGAAATTGGAGTAGGTTTATTTGTGTGTGAAAAAGATATGCAGTCTGCTCTACTTGCATACATGACAAGTGTAGATTTGTATGCAATATGCTGGCGTTGGTTTTACGAACGAAATGATACTATTTTTGATCATTTTCAAAAAGAACTATTTACGCAAGATAAAGTGTATAAATCACAAGGAATGCTTGTAGGCATTCGAATTAAAACGTGGCCAGCAAAAACACATGTTCCATATTTTGGTTTTTAATTATCAATTCTTCAACCACTGTTCTGTACGAAGACCAGTTGTGGATAACGGTAGCAAATATATATATTGGGGCCAAGGATATTATTCACAATTGTATTACAATGGTACAAATAAGCTTGTTGCAGTGCATGACACGCTAAGTGCAACAAGTACGATTCTCAAAGAGTATTATATAACGTAGCGCCTTGTGATTTAAAGACGGTTGTTTTGATCTACAAATTTTCCTAAATATTCAATTTATTCTTTTACTTGCCATGTTGTTTGTTTAGAGTTGTCACCTACCTGCATTGTTATTGGCTACTGGAGCTTTATTTATTTTGACCTTTAACAATATATAAATAGTGTCCATTTATACACTGCACAAAATCCAATCACTATATACTTCATTTCCTCTATATACAACATTTCACTCCAACACAAAATCTCATGAAAGTTCACGAGATCAAGAGCAAATAAAAGAGGACAATAAATCAACAAGCTACTGGCATGACTCGCAAATCTCATGAGAGTCGCGCCTCTCACACACACCACCTTCTGCAGCAGCTGTTGCCTTGGCCAACTTTGGATCAATCGTAAACTGCTGCACCTTGGCCTTTGACTTGGACCTCAGATAGTAGATGCCCGTCTTGAGTCCCTTTTGCCAGCTGTAAAAGTGCATGCTAGACAGGCGCCTAAAGTCGGGCGACTCGATAAACAGGTTCATGCTCTGGCTCTGGCAGACAAAGGGGCCGCGGTCAGCCGCCATGTCGATCAAGACCTTTTGCTTGATTTCCCATACGGTCTTGTACAGGCTCTTGATGTCGTCCGGGATCCCGGCCACGTTCTGAACGGAACCATCATGCAGTATGATCTGGTCCTTGAGCGCAATGTTCCAAAGACCCAACTTGATCAAGTCATCGACCAGGTACTTGTTCACCATGATGAACTCTCCAGCCATGGTCTTGCGCTTGTACAGATTCGAGGTGAACGGTTCGAAACACTCGTTCGCCGACATGATCTGAGACGTGGACGCGGTAGGCATCGGCGAGATCAGCAGGCTGTTCATGAGACCGTGACTCTTGACCATTTCCTTGAGGCTGGCCCAGTCATAGCGATTAGATGGCACCACGTTCCACATGTCGAACTGAAAGATGCCCTTGGACATTGGCGAGCCCGCAAACGTGGAATAGGATCCGTGCTTTTGAGCCAGCTCCATGCTAGCCGTGACGGCCGCGTGATACATGGTCTCGAATATGTCAATGTTGAGCTTGGCCGCCTCTGGGCTATCGAAAGGATAACGCAACAGGGCAAACACGTCGGCGAGTCCCTGGACACCGATTCCGATCGGCCTGTGGGTCTTGTTGGACTTGGCCGCCTTGTCAATCGGGTAAAAGTTGATATCAATCACCTTGTTCAGATTCTTGACCACCACCTTGGTCACATCATACAACTTGTCAAAATCAAATGTAGTGTTTGCCGTCACATATGTCTTGAGACACAGAGACGCCAAGTTGCACACTGCAATCTCGTCCGGCTTGGACACTTGCATGATTTCCATGCACAAGTTTGAGCTCTTGATGATGCCCACGTTCTGCTGGTTGCTCTTTCGGTTGACATGATCTTTGAAACCAATGTAGGGGACGCCAGTCTCGATCTGAGACTCGAGGATCTTGAACCAGATATCTTGGGCATTGACTTGCTTGTAGTACTTTCCCTCGGCCTCGTAGCGCTCATAGAGTTGAACGAATTCCTCGCCATAGACGTCACTGAGACCCGGGCATGTATTGGGGCACATGAGCGACCACTTGGCATTCGCCTTGACCCTTTCCATGAAGAGATCAGGCATCCAGATCGCATAGAACAAGTCGCGTGCCCTGTCCTCCTCGTGTCCGTGGTTCTTGCGCAATTCTAAAAAGTCCTCGATATCCGCATGCCATGGCTCCAGGAACACCGCGATCGACCCGTTGCGCTTTCCGCCCTGGTTCACGTAGCGCGCCGTGTTGTTAAACACCCTGAGCATCGGAACCACTCCTGTACCCGTGCCGTTTGTGCCCTTGATGTGGGCGTTGCGCGCACGAATGTCGTGAATGTGGAGGCCAATGCCGCCTGCGTACTTGCTAATGAGAGCACAATCTTTCAACGTGTTATATATCCCGTCAATTGAATCACTTTCCATGTGCACCAAGTAGCAGTTTTTGGCAATTAGCCCCTGCACCGTGTACGAGTGATCGTCCTCGACACCCAAGGTGTAGACCAGCTTGTCGGGGACAGATGCAGATGATGGCTTCTTACTGCTGATACGACCAAAGATCCGGTCATATCCATCCGAGCCAGGAACATGCCTGATGTCGTCAAACTTGAACTCGGTCTCGGTATATGCCTTGCCAAAGTATCCCTCGATCACGTTCGTCGTGTCGTACAAGGCATAGTTTGGCATCTCGATATAGTCACCCACGTCAAGTCGGTCCAGGCGGTTCCAAGCGGGCACAGTTTGGCCTATTTTGAAGCTCATGAACTCATGACTATCGGTCGCAGTGATGACTGGTGTATTAAACACCTTGAAATCAAACAGCTTCCTATCACCCAACTCGTTCGTGTGCAGCTGCGACACCGGCTTGAACCTCTGCATGTGGGTCATGACGAGGGTACCGATCTGAACCTTTTCAATGGCTACAGGTCCCTTGTCCGTGTACACCACAGTGCCCGCAACAAAGCAGCTCGACATCTGCTGCCGATTGGTTCCCGCATTAAACAGGGTCGGCGTCGCATGAATAAAGTACTTGTTGCTCATCAGGTCGTACGTGTTGATCGCATCCTTGATATCTTGGCCATGGATTCCGAGGGCCACACGCATGAGCATGTGTTGCACCCTCTCGATCGGCTTCCCGTCCACTTTTAAAAGGTACGAGCGTTCCAGCGTCTTGAACGCGAAAAAGTCATACGTGTAGTCACGAACGCAGTCAATGACCGAGTTGAGCTTTTCCTTGTTCGCCATGACCACATCATAGAGGTCCTTTGAAATCAGGTTGGCATCAAACAAATGTTGAGTCGTCTCGGAATAGCTAGGGCTCGTGTTCTTGTGATGGTTTGACGTTGAAATCCGAGAGGCCATATTGTCATAGTCTGGGTGCTCAACGATGAGAGAGCTACACATGTGCGCCGCCAATTCGTCGAGCTCGCTGGTCTTGACACCGTCATAAATCCGCCCGCACACCTTTTGGGCCAGCTCGTAACAGTTGACGTTGAGTTCGGTGCTCAGGTTCTTGAGGCGGTTTAGCACCTTGTCGAACGAGACATCATCATACGTACCGTTACGCTTTAGAACACGCATGGTTTGTGAGAGCATCGACATCTTGATCACTTTCTTTCAGTTGTACTATACTAGGATCTCTTGTCTTTATATACCTCGTCATTTTTTTATTTTACACGAACGATGAAAAATCGATATATTCAATATTTTACAAATGTCGCAGTCATGAACAACCACAACTCGGTCATCATGTCTTTTCACGGATCATGCAGCGCCATCAATGCCTACGTGGAGCTGTGGACCTACATGAAGTCAGCTGGAAGCAACAGCAGCGGTAGCAGCAGCAACAGTGTAGAGGGTCCCAAAACACCAAATGCAAAGCCAGTCAAGGCTCCCTCTTCCAACTCGGACTTTGACCTTCCGGTCAGGGACTTTGAGATGCTCTTGGCCAAGGACAACCACTCGGACTTTGACCTTCCGGTCAGGGACTTTGAGCTGCTCTTGGCCAAGAACAACTGCTCGGACTTTGACTTTCCGGTCAGGGACTTTGAGCTGCTCGTGGCAAACCACATGACCAAGTAAGAGACTCTTGTTAAAACATTGTACCGTATCTACACATGCCTGTATGCCTTGATGCCTGTATGCCTCTATGCCTCTATGCCTATTTTGACTCTTGCTCTCATCTCTTGTCTCTCGACTCTTGGAAATTTTCTAAATTGTTATAGTATAATACAACTATAATGATCACGTGGCCATTTTATATATTTATTTCATTCTTGATCATTCTTATATTGACCAGTGCCGTGATAGGACCATATCTTCAAGAAGATTATGCCGACATGGCAACGTCTTCTTCATCTGATCACACCTACATGTATACCAATGCGTTTCTGAAGAACAAGACCCGTGCGTATTGGCCATTTATCCTTTCATTCATGATGTCGGACAGTCCTAGCAACCAACTGAAAACGACCGCATGCACAACGACGTCCTGCAAACCCTTTATATTCCTACCCACATTTCTCGACTCGGTTTGTTCACTTTCCTCTACAGCGGAACAATCATCAAACAAGTGTACCAATTTCTTTGCGGACAATATTTCAGTTTCCGATCCATACTTTTACGACTCGCCACAAGTTTGCACTACCATTAATGGTTCCATAGGAACAGACAAGAAACAAAGCATGGTCCGCATTCTGAATAACAATTATTCATTCATGAAGCGTTGTATTCAAATACAAATCACCAAGAAAGAAACCATGGGCACACAATTGCAAATCACCACCTCTGGTAACATGGATCTTTTCACGTTGTTGCGCCCATGCATGATCATGTTTCATGGAATAGGAATGTACTATTTAAATATATTCGCAGGACAAGTTCAACCATCGGGCAGCTCTTCATCATCCGGACCAAATTCCCCTACCACTTTGATTTCTTATAGTAACAGTGCAACAAGTAACAAGATCAACCTGACGAATGTCACAATGGATAATAGTATTTCGACGGTCAAAGTGTATCCAGTAGGCGAGTCTATTCCAGCAACCAACTTGTCGACCACGCTTCCCACATATGCAACAATCTACTATTTCAATTACGAGGAACCTGCCGATTACTTTACGCAAGCCATGTACGATTCATTGACCGTCAATACTTTGACCCTTGTTTTTGATCAGAAATATCTGGTGACACTCACAACAGCAACGCCCCTCGTTGTCACGTTCAACACGAGCACATCTACAAATTATTGCAGGAGCATGACATTTACTTGGTCTGAAAAGAAATTAAAAATATTTCTAACAACATCCGTCAGTAATGGAGCAGGGTTTACAACAAATACACATCTAGATTTTACATCAAAACTATCCAACATTTCTGATGCAAGTGCCATATATCATATTATCGTCACATATACTGTCGACCTCTTGATCATTACAACTTTTGTCAAGGACCTATTGACCGGTTCTTCAAAAACATACGTGACCATGCAACAATTAGCTGTCACAGACAATGGATCTCCAGTATACTTGCAATACAATTACAAGAATACAAATACTAATTATACAGGAAACGCATCCGTATGTCCTCAAACAGCTATACCAAACATGGCGCTCGTTGCAAAACAATTGGGTTACTCGTTGAATTAAAAAGGCGTGCACTATATATATATGACACGTATTTGAAATGTGTGATGATCAATGTAAAATTGATTATCTATATGCTCTAATTAAAGATGCCGAGGCAAAACAAGCCAAATCAGTTGCAGAAAAAGCAGACCTTGATAAACAAGAACTTTTATTTATTAATCGAGTTTCAACCTTTATAAAAGATCCAAATCCAAATCCAATTATATCAGCAACTCCCGGAGTAATACCACCACGTTCCCGCCCTATCAAGCAGTTGACCCAACTGACTCTTTTAAATGATCAAGTCTTGGCAGAATTGTTTTCCCAGGCACTCACCCCTACTGTTACCGTTCCATTGGTCACATCCGAGATTGCTCAATCTATACACGCTAGATTTCATTACATTTTTAGTCCATTGGCTCAATTATTATGTAGATTTCCTGAACACGTCAAATATAAAAAGCTCAAGACCATTCTTTTATTACTAGGTTTTGACAATACAAAGTTATATCCGATTCAACTCGTGTATTCCATCTTGGCATTTATATGTAGACCTTCATTCACAGGAGTATTAGCAGTTGCAAAAGTTGTAAAAAGCAAAACACCTAGTCAAGAGCCCGTCAGTATTCAACCAAAAGTGTCGAGTTCGACAGTTTATAGGTCAATCAAAGATGCATCGTTTAGTTCAATGCTTGACAAAGTTAATTCACCAGATAACTCTTATCAACAAAAGCTGGGATATGCGGCTCTGCTCACAGGCGCCATGACTACACGAATTGTCGGTCTACCTGCGTTCAAGTGGTTTAATATTGCTAAAATTCCAGTTGCATCAAATGGAAAGGCACTGGCGAGTGAATTGTCTAGTAAAGCTTGGACCAGAGTAGGAGAACTCGGTCTTGCAAATATTCAAGAAAAGAGAGCCAAGTTTTCCGAAATTTACCAAGAACTAAAGGCACAACACATGACTGTGGATGATAAAAAAGTAGCTAGTTTGTGGTCTAATATTTTGAACAATAATATCATCAAGACGGGAAACAATATAAGCGTCAAAGCGAGTCCAGGAATAGTGTGCTTGACACTTGCATTTTTTGCATTTATGAATAGTGATGCCTTGTCTGAATTTATCGAGACGACTTTTCAGCAGGGGGGAGGAAAAAACAAGAGAAAACAGCCAAAACACAAGCAGGTCGGTGGATCTGTACTCGAAGCAATTACACAATATAGTAATACCGTATCGACATATACACGAGAGGATTCACAACAACATGGTTTATTGATCGACATGTTTTACGGCGACATTTTGAAAAAGGCCAATGCCATTTATGAAATCATAGATCAACCTGAACCAGTTGTAGTAGATCTAGAGTAGGAAGAGTAAGAAGGATAATAATAACAATAAAACACTAGTCAAAAGCCCACCCCTTGAGCTTGTATGGCGAAACCGTGTCCGCAGCCTTTTTGATCTCACGATTATAGAGTTCCTCGTCCGCCCTGTATTCCTTGATCTTTTCCCAAACGACCGAAAGCATCTCGAGCTTCTCGGTCAAGAAATTGGGATCCTTGTAGACGCGAATCGTGTTGCACTTGTCCAGCTTGTAAAAGATCGCTTTTGCCTTGGTCTCATCACCCAGCTCGACTTTTTTCTTGTTGACCCACGTGTTCAACTTGGTCGTGTTCCAAGCAGCCGCCAACTTGACCGGGCTATAAGTGTACACGTAATCCGGATACTCGATAATGGCCCCAACTTCAAACTTGGCCCCTGCCTCCTTGAGCTCCTCGACCGTGTCAAAGGCGGTGAACTCGGACTCGAAATAGTCGCACTCGTCCAGGTCGCACACGTCGAGTTGCCCCTGGATCTGATAATAGTACTGCAGGGGGACAGTGCCATCTATCTTGCGCCTAAACGGGCACTTGATCTCCACCATGATACCGCACTCGTTCACCCCGTCAGGAGACGCTCCAAAGTAGTCGATCGTCGGGTGTTTGAGCAGTCCGAACTCGAGCAGCTTCATATTGTTCCTCATGGTGTAAATGTCGGACGCGACCGGCTCAAACATGGTCCCCCACTTGAGAGGCGCAGCTGACGCATTAAACTTGTCCTCTTCGTAGCCGCATTTCTTCTTGAGAAGCTGCTCCTTGGTCCCGAACTTGCCCTCGCCTAGCGCCTGAGCGAAATCAGAGGCCGTGATCAATCCCTGACGTGTGGCATACCAATCGGGAGTCCTCTGCTCGATCTTGGGCAGAAGCAGCAGGGCATCCAGCTGTATCTTGTACTTGGCCACGCGGTCGGCCCTCTCCTTCACCTCTTGTTCGGTATAATCGTGATTTGCAAAAACAATGTTGAGCAGGGATGCAATGTCTTCGTGCTCCATGTCGGACACGAGAAGCTTGTCAATCAGAGCATCCACACCCACGTTTTCCTGGTGCAAGTAGGCCATTTATGATTATCTTCTCGCCCTTTTCTTTATAAAAGAGTATAAGCAAACAGTGTTTATATACTTTAACATATAATGCTGTCCTTTGATCACATTTTTAATGTCAAGGACAAGACAAAGGCAGCAGTCAGCCCATCTCCAGCCTTGTCTGTTATGACCGAGGCATCCGTCGTAACCCCGAAGCCCTTGCCCATCAACGTTCAAAAGACGATTGCGCAAATCGCATGGAAGACAAATGGACGAGCGCTCACCCACCAAAACTACAATGAGGATTTCGAGTTTTGCGAAGACGAAATCAAAAAGGTCATGTCTAAAAAGTCATGGAACGCAATGGACAAGTGCTTCAAGTGGATCTTTATTGATTCGTACCTGGCCACGTTCAACCTGCCCGAACAGGACGTTGCCAATATCAAGATTTCCTTTACCCAAAACAAATTAAAAAAGATTGAATTTAGCAACAAGGAGCGCCGCATAGTCACTTTGAACTTGGTCTTGCGCGAAATGTCATTGTAAAACTGTACCATTTGTATTTGAATGTTTTTATTGTTTTTGATTGTTGTGTTATTTTTCCCAAGTCGTGTGTAAAATTTTGATACACACATGTTCCCCTAGAATAGCATCCAAAATGAAGGAATTAAAGCCAACAGTCAAGTCAGTCCAGTCTGTCCAGTCAGTCAAGGCAATCAAGATGAAGCAGATTTTGCACCGTTCCATGAAGATTGCCTATGAGAAAAAGGACAGGTCTATGAAAATCCTGGACGACATGGTCAACGTGATGAATTTCATGCGTGAGATCTGGTCTACCATTAGGGTTCACAGGATCAAGTGTGCTCGCATCATCAAATCAATCATATTAAAAGAGGGCATTTCGTTGTCGACCAATGTGCATGACGATGAGGAAGAACAAGGCCAAGAGATCCCTAATCCAGATCCCCTGTACATTGACAATGTGGTCACTTCTGAAATCGAAGAAATAAAAAAGCTCGAGGGCATGGAGCTGGTCTTGGTCGTCGACCTGGACATTTTCGAGATAGACCCGACCGATGACCACAGGTATGACAAGATCAAGGCACTCGAGCACCTCATGTGCGCCGTCGCTCTCAAGAGAAACTACTCGGAAGTGGCCAAGGAGCTCATGGACAAGTGCAGCTTGACCACTGCGGCAGAGCACGTGCACTCGGGCTACACAAAGCCAATGTCGACCACGCTGCCCCATGCGATCGAGTTGGCTGAAAAGATTGTGCACACAGGCATCTATGACTTTCCGCAGGTGCTCAAGCGTGTCGACACGTACATGGATTGCGGTCCAGACGAGCTGATCGAAAGGCTAGATGACGCAGCCTGGGTCGTTTATAACGAGTTGCGTGGATTCGACGAGGAGGAAGAGAGCGAAGAGCTCGACGAAGACGTGGAGATGGACGAGGAGGACCTGAGAAAGGATGAAATGGTGGAAAAGGAAGACACCCTCTTTATCGAGGGATGACTGACTACAACTCGATCGAGGAGCTGCCCCCGGGAGAGATGGACAAGCTGTTCTTGGCGTATGAGGAGCTGCATGCCAAGCCAAATCTGCTTACCTTTTAACTTTTGTCTTGGTATATTTATCTTCTTGCTCTAAAAGACAGGTATACAACACTAGACTAGGAAAAATAATTTCAAGAATTCAAGTCTTCAAGTCTTCTAAAGTATTTGTAATAATTCTAATTCCAAGTTCATCAAGACAAGACAAAAAGTAACAATATCAGTATCCTCTTTAGAATAGAGTACGTCCAAACCTCGCAATCGTCTTGTACGTCATGGTTCCAGTTGTTCCCTCGACATTAGTGCTGACACCCTTGACAATCTCGAGCTCGTTGAGAGCATTCACACGCATCACAAAGGTGATATTGGAGCAAGACACCACGTTACCGTTGGCATCCGGAACAATGTGAGTGGGTTGAGACAGCCTGAAAGAGCCACCCTTGAGCTCCCAAAAACTCTCATTGGTGACTGCATCATAAGACCCAGTCGTGTTGGATCCGAGGTAAGACATGCCACCATTGTTGTTCCAGGTCAGCGACTTGCCATAGTATTTCTCGTTACTTGCTGATGCGTATTGCGGGACAGCAGCAGGCAGACCCTGGACCACAAGACCAGACTTGGTATTCGCGATACCGTCAGTGATCCAAGTACTAGAATCGGCCGGGACAACATTCGAGTTGTATGCCAAGTAAATCTCCTTGTCCTCGACCAGCAGATTGGCCTGGGTAACATTGATGCTGTCAATCACACCAAAGACCTCGAGGTTACCCATGACTTGCATCTTGTGCTTGTCAATGTTGACCATGTTCTTGGTTCCAACGTTGAAAGAGTGGACATCCTCATCTGCGACCACGTGGCGAGTACCAAAGTCATCCATGACCATTTCGTTAGTCTCCATGCCAGAAACGGTGAACGTCTGCTTGGCGGTCAGGTGAGCAGTTCCTAGCTCGGCAGTTGCCGTGAGATTGCCCGATGTAGTGGTCATAGACATGTTTCCAGTGCTCGTGGAGCTCGACTCGTGCGTGGTCGTAGTCACAATACCGGCAGTAGTGTACTCGACCTTGTTGGTGTCCCCATTGGTACTGACATGATAATCAGTGGTCGCCGTCCTGCTGATACTGGTACCTGCCGTCTCACTGATAAAAGTACCAGTGGTCGCAACATAGGTGGCGGCAGAGTACAGGTTGATCTCATTGGAAGCAGTGACCTTGACATCATGGGAAGTGGACAGAAGGGCAGAGTTGGTAGGTTGATCCAGAGTAAAGACCATGTTGCAGGCGCCCGCGCTCATGTACACCGAAGTGTCCACAGCGTTGATATACACGTTGCTATTAGCAATCATGTAGCTGTTGTTGGAAGCCGTGGTCGTGATGTTGTTGGTCGTGGTGAGCAGAGCCGACTTGGTAGCCGAGTCCAACCGGAACAGCATGTTGGAGTCCTTGGCCGTGACCTGATAAGACGCCTTGGCCGTATCCACATACATGTTGCTATTGGCAGAAGTGTACATGTCGTTACCAGCAGAGCTCAGAATATCATGAGTAACAGTCAGGGTGGCGTCATCCGTGAGATCATCTAGGATGAACGTCATGTTGGAGCCGTGAGCAGCCAGGTGTAGAGACTTGGTGGCCGCATTGACAAACACGTTGCTATTGGCAGAGACGTAAATGTCATTGGAAGCAGCGCTCAGAATGTTGTGACTCGTGTATAGACTCGCATCATTGGTAGCCGAGTCCAGCACAAACAGCATGTTGGAAGAATGTGCAGTGAGCTGATAGGAAGCAGTGGATGCATCAATGTACATGTTGCTCTTGGCAGTCGTGAACACATCGTGATCAGCGTAGCTCACAATATCATGAGCAACGGTTAGGGTGGCGTCATCCGTGAGATCATCTAGGATGAACGTCATGTTGGAGCCGTGAGCAGCCAGGTGTAGAGACTTGGTGGCCGCATTGACAAACACGTTGCTATTAGCAGAGACGTAAATGTCATTGGAAGCGGCGCTCAGAATGTCATGAGTAGTGTAAAGAGCCGCATCATCAGTGGCCGAGTCAAGCACAAACAACATGTTGGAAGAATGCGCAGTGAGTTGGAAAGACGCGTTCGCCGTATCCATGTACATGTTGTTATAGGCCGAAGTGTACATGTCGTTACCGGCAGAGCTCAGAATGTCATGAGTGGTCGCCAGTGTCACGTCATCCGTAACATGGTCAAGGAGGAGGCTCATGTTGGATCCGTGAGAAGACAGGTGGAAAGACTCGTCAGCAGCATCAACAAACACATTCTTGACCGCAGACACGTAAATGTCATTGGAAGCGGCCGACAGAATATCATGAGTCGTATATAGGTTGGCATCGTTGGTAGCCGAGTCAAGCACAAACAACATGTTATTGTCAGACGCAGTAAGCTGGAAAGACTTGGTAGTAGCATCAACATACACGTTGCTATTGGCCGTGAGGTAAATGTCATTCGATGCAGTTGCGGTCACATCATGAGTCGCCGCAAGTAGAGCGCTGTTGGTAGCGGCATCCATGAAGAACACAATGTTGCTCTCGCCCGCAGACATGTTGAGCGAGTTGCTTTGCGCCGTGACATACACATTCTTGTCGGCCATCATGGTAATGTTGGCAGTTGATGAAATAAGACTCATCGACTGCTGAGTCTCTAGGCCAAGGGTAGGACTGTTAAATACAACAGTGCCTCCCGACTTGAGGTTGATATTTCTATGAGCATCAAAGATGATATCATTACACCCAGTCATGGTAATGTCATTATTGTTTCCGTCAAACTTGAGCAGCATATTCGAGTCGTGCACATTGATCAAGAAGGTATCATTGCACAGAGTGGACAAGACGACATTGCTCTCTGCCATTTGCCTATCGAGCGTCAAACTGTAGACATCTCGAGTGGTAAGCGCAATCGTCCCGGACGAAGCAATCTCAAATGCAGTCATGTTTGAGCCGTAAATCTGAGGCAGGTACAACGGTCCAAACGTGTTGACCGTTGTGAAATCTGGATAGATTGAAGAAGTCGTAGAGAGAGTTCCCCTTCCCCCAATAAAAGGCAGCGAGGTAGATGTTGACGCCATTTTACAATCAACCGAGGTAAAATCATAAAGCTTGAAAAGTAAACTGTCTAGAAACAATAAACACACCCGACGAAAGCTTTTCTATAACTCCTCCCCTTATATCTAAACGTCTGACATTCAATAAATGTACAGTCGCACGTGATCTTGGCAATCGTATAATTGTGCCTTTGCGACGACCCTTGTCTCATACCGTGGCCCGGAATATAACTCGTCGTAATATAATCTCCATTTTTCAGAGGGCCACCCACATTCGTGACCCAGATAGCTCCCTCACCCTGAGACTGTACGATGACGCGTCTAGATAGTCCGGGCTTTAGAAACGACATGTTGCCGATACGAAAACGCCCGCTCTCATCAATCCCACCAACGATACCGAACGCGGTCGGGTCACGCATCTTGGTACACAATTTGATGACTGGTAAAGCTTCGTCAATCTGAATCACACTGGAATCCTCTAGATCGACATACTTGCCGGTAGCGCACACTATTTTACCAATGTGTTTTTTAGAAATACGTTTACAACGAGTATGTACGCATCTGTGCTTTCCAGTGAAATTCAGCTGTTCTGCAGAAAACTGTTCCGAAAACTCGACGACTGTTCCTTTTGAACTCTGAAATATCAAATTGGAATTGCCATCGACATATTCAGACCAGTAGGAAGACACTTGATTACTCTGTCCAATATTAAAGTTTCCATTGATCGTAACAAGTCCATTTGCCGTGAGAGCTCCCCCAATACTAGATACACCGCTCACTGCCAAGTCTGAAGGAATATTCATATTGCCTCCTTGAAAAAACGTGGCAAATGTACCTGTCGATGAAGCAATCACAAGTTGTGGATTAGACGAATACTCGTTGCTAATTCCAAAATTCCAATATGTCGATCCTGAACGCAGTTCCAAATTCTGAGTTACAATCGTGTTTATAATGCTGTTTGCACAAAGGGACCCGTTGACAGACAAGTCGCCATCGATATACACCGGTCCTTGTTGATATATCTCATAGTTAGAGCCACATGCACACTTGTTTAGCACATTGTCTGTGAGTAGCCACATGGGTATGCTACTTTTATTCCTGTTGCTCGTAAATATCAAGTCACCATCAATGTACATGTTGCCGTTATCCCACCGCACAAACGGACCGTCGGCATCTGATATTACTAGTTGTTGTTGAGAACCACCTGGCATATTGGAAACTCCGAAAGACCAGTTGGAACCTGTGCTCGTCGACGTAAAGTTCAAATTGCCGTCGACATTCATACCACCTTGTTGGTCCCATGACACGAAAGGGCCGTTGTTATTTGCAATAACGAGCTGTGGATTAGAAGTGTACTGATTACTTATTCCAAAATTCCAATATGTTGATCCAGATCGTAGTTCCAAGGTTTGTGTGACAATGGTATTGATAATCTGATCGGCGCATATGGAACCGTTCACAGTGAGGTCGCCATCGATGTAAACGGGACCTTGTTGATAAATCTCATAGTTTGAACTGCATGTGCACTTGTTTAACACATTATCAGTAAGTAGCCACATGGGAAGATTCGTCGGATTCTTAAAAACAATGTTTCCGTCAAGGTACATGTTGCTATTGTCCCACCTCACAAACGGCCCGTTTGCATTCGCAATGACGAATTCGGGCGAGCTATACGAAGTGTTATCTATAGAAAATGTCCACTCTGTAGAACCGCTCTGCAACTTCAACTCTTGGTAAACCATGGTATCATGAATCGATTTCGCACAAATGGACCCATCCACTTTGAGGTCGCCTGATACGAGCAACGACCCTATAATTTCATTCTCTGATTCACATGAACATGAACAAAACTCGTCATTGGTCAATGCATTCGATGGATTCAAGACCCAAGGCGCGATCCCGTTTGAAAGAGAGAGGATCGCTTCTACCTTGGCCGTGTTAAAGAACCAAGCGGGCACATTCGAGAGCATGTTTAGGAGCGCCACATTTGAATTCACCGAATCATGCATCCAATCGCCGAGCTGATTCGACAAGGTGTTGAGGATGGATACATTGTTTTGCAAGTTTGAAATGGAATATGCGAGCTGATTCGAGTCATATACCCAGGGCGGCAGCGTATTAGACAGATTGATCAGGGTGTGTGCAGCGTCTTGAATGCTATTTGACGAATATATCCAGGGCGGTAGGTTGGAGCCGAGTGATAAAATAGTGCTAATGTTGCTCTGAACCTTGGACTCGACTAGTAGCCACTCGGGCACAAAGTTGGAGAGAGCCAACAGTGTCGTTACCTCGTTATTGGCATTTTTGAGTCCCTCTATAATAGCAACGTTGGACGCTAGCTGCGTCTGGTTGTAGATCCAATAGGGAAGTTGATTGCTGAGGTTTAAAACGCTGCGTACATTGCTCTGAACACCGAATTCCGTAAGCAACCAATTTGGGACAAAGTTGGACAATGATAACAGTGTATTAACGTTGCTATTTGCATTCTTTAGATTGTTTATAATGGCAACGTTGGACGCTAGCTGCGTCTGGTTGTAGATCCAATAGGGCAGTTGATTACTGAGATTTAATAATACGTTGGCATTATATTGAACAGTGTTGGAATTTAGCAACCATGAAGGCAGGTTCGTGCCCATCCGTAAGAGGGTTGCAATTGTATTTTGAACAGTAGTAGAGGAAAACAGCCAACTGGGCAGGTAATTTGAGAGGGTATAAAGCTGTGATATGTTACTATTGGTCTGTTCTAGTTTTGCTATGGAAGCAATATTGGCAGCCAAAAGGTTAGAGTTGTAGATCCATGGCGGCAGCGTATTTGACAAGTTCAAAAGTGATGAAACATTGCTCTTTATTGCATTGGACGACATCAACCATTCGGGCAGGATATTAGAGAGTTGCAACAATGTATTAATATTCGAGTTTAGGCCAATGGATTGAATGCTCTGTATCCTTAAAAACGTCTCGTTGAATCGCACAGAGTCGTATATCCAACCGGGCATGGAATTAGAGAGGCCAAGAAGCGAGTTTACATTGTACCGGATATTGGTGTCCGAGAGCAGCCATGTCGGTAACTGATTTGACAAGTTTAAAAGAGTGGAAACCGTAGAACTGGCAGCGGTAAGACTCTTGATCACCTGAACATTGGACGCCAACTGATTCGAGTTGTATATCCAAGAGGGAAGTTGGTTGGACAAGTTGAGTAGTGCGCTCGTATTCGACGTGACCGCAGACGCCGAAAGCAACCATGGCGGCAGGGTATTAGAGAGCTGTAGTAACGTAGTAACCCTTGTATTCGCGCTTTCCAGTGCCAACACATTACTTATTGTGGCCGCAAGCTGCGTCGGGCTATAGATCCAAGACGGCAACACATTGGACAAGTTGAGTAGCGCGGTCGTGTTCGACGTGACAGCGGATGCCGAAAGTAGCCAGGGCGGCAGGGTATTAGAGAGCTGTAGCAGTGTAGCAACCCTTGTATTTGCACTTTCTAATGCCAACACAGTATTTACAGTGGCCGCAAGCTGCGTCGAGCTATATATCCAAGACGGCAACATGTTGGACAAGTTCAACAACGTGTTCACATTCGACTGAATACCGGTACTGCTCAATACCCAAGAGGGCAGCACATTTGAGAGTGCGAGAAACCGACCTATATTAGCACTGGCCGCATCAAGTGACTGAACCGTGTTGACCGTATTCAGAAATGTGGTCTGGTTATATATCCAAGACGGCAGCATGTTTGACAAGTTCAATAGCGTGTTCACATTCGACTGAATACCGGTACTGCTCAATACCCAAGAGGGCAACACATTTGAGAGCGCGAGAAATCTCCCTATATTAGCACTGGCTGCGTCAAGGGACTGCACCGTATTGACCGTATTCGACAACAACGTCGGGTTATAGATCCAATTGGGCAGTTGGTTCGACAAGTTGAGCAGGGCGCTTGTATTGGATGATATAGCATTGGATGCATTTGCCGAGATCAGCCAAGAGGGTAGATTCGATGCTACAGCCTGTAAAGAACTCACTGAATCTTTGACTGCGGTCGGCGACAAGAGCCAAGCGGGCAGAGAGTTGGACAGGGATAGCAACGTATTCACATTGGAATTTGCATTGGCCAACCCCCGTATAGTAACCACATTTGACGCCAACGCTGCCTGGTCATAGATCCAATTGGGCAACACATTTGACAATGATAAAAGTGTGTTTGCATTGGACAATATAGCGTTCGAGGAGAGGACCCAGGACGGCAGGTTTGAGCCGATGGCTAGTAGCTCTTTAACCGTGGTCTGCACCGCGTTTGACGAGAGCAACCATTGAGGAAGGGTATTAGAGAGGGCTAGCAGCGTATTCACATTGGAATTTGCATTGGACAAACTCTTTATAGTTGCTACATTCGACGCCAACGCCGCCTGGTCATAGATCCATTTGGGCAACGTGTTTGATAACGATAAAAGTGTATTCACGTTTGACCCAATAGCATTGGACGAAAGGACCCAAGACGGCAGGTTTGAACCAATAGCGAGTAGCTCTTTAACCGTGGCTTGAACCGCGTTTGGCGAAAGGAGCCACTCGGGCAGGGTGTTGGAGAGGGACAACAGTGTATTCACATTGGAATTTGCATTGGCCAGACTCCCTATAGTAGCCACATTCGACGCCAGCATCGTCTGGTCATATATCCATTTGGGCAACGTGTTTGATAATGATAAAAGTGTATTCACGTTTGACCCAATAGCGTTGGACGAAAGGACCCAAGACGGCAGGTTTGAACTAATAGCTAGCAGCTCCTTGACAGTGGTTTGCACCGTGTTTGACGAGAGGAGCCACTCGGGCAAAGAGTTGGACAGGGCCAACAGTGTATTCACATTGGAATTTGCATTGGACAAACTCTTTATAGTTGCCACATTTGATGCCAGCATCGTTTGGTCATAGATCCATTTCGGCAGCGTATTTGATAATGCTAAAAGTGCGCCTACATTCGAGTTGATTCCTCCTGGCGAGAGCATCCAATTGGGTAGCACATTTGACAAGTTCAACAACATGTTGATGTTTGAATTCGCTGAAACATTGGACAAGTTCCGTAACATGGCCACATTTGACGCCAAAGCTGCCTGGTCGTAGATCCACAAGGGTATGATGTTTGAAAGGTTTAAAAGCGTGCCAACATTTGAACTGATCGCTGTTGGTGAAAGTAGCCATTCCGGTATAGAGTTGGAGAGCGCCAACAACGTATTCACATTGTAGTTGGCATTGGACAGGCTCTTGATCACAGCCACATTCGACGCCAACGCAGTCTGGTCATAGATCCAATTCGGCAGCGTATTTGACAATGACAATAGGGTACTAGTATTCGATGATATAGCGTTTGACGAGAGGACCCAAGACGGCAGGTTTGAACCAATAGCTAGCAGCTCCTTGACCGTGGTTTGCACCGCGTTTGACGAAAGGAGCCACTCGGGCAGGGTGTTGGAGAGGGCTAGCAGCGTATTCACATTGGAATTTGCATTGGACAAACTCTTTATAGTTGCTACATTCGACGCCAGCATCACCTGGTCATAGATCCATTTCGGCAGCACATTTGATAACGACAAAAGGATACTTGTATTTGATGATATAGCATTGGACGAAAGGACCCATGACGGCAGATTTGAACTGATTGATAACAACTCTTTAACAGTGGTTTGCACCGCGTTTGACGAGAGGAGCCACTCGGGTAGAGAGTTGGAGAGGGACAATAGCGTATTCACATTGGAATTTGCATTTGATAAACTCTTTATAGTTGCTACATTTGACGCTAAAGCCACCTGGTCATAGATCCATTTCGGCAACACATTTGACAGTGATAAAAGAGTGTTTGCATTGGAACTAATCGCATTGGACGAAAGGACCCAAGACGGTAGATTTGAACCGATAGCTAGCAGCTCTTTAACCGTGGTTTGCACCGCGTTTGACGAGAGGAGCCACTCGGGCAGGGTGTTGGAGAGGGACAACAGTGTATTTACATTGGAATTTGCATTGGACAAACTCTTTATAGTTGCTACATTCGACGCTAGCATCCCTTGGTCATAGATCCATTTCGGCAACACATTTGATAACGATAAAAGGGTGCTCGTATTTGAACTGATTCCATTTGATGAGAGGACCCATGTCGGTAGGTTTGAGCTGATCGATAAGAGCTCTTTAACAGTGGTTTGCACCGCGTTTGACGAAAGGAGCCATTCAGGCAGAGAGTTGGAGAGGGCTAGTAGCGTATTCACATTAGAATTTGCATTTGATAAACTCTTTATAGTTGCTACATTCGACGCTAGCATCCCTTGGTCATAGATCCATTTCGGCAACACGTTTGATAACGATAAAAGGGTACTGGTATTGGAACTAATCGCATTGGACGAAAGGACCCAAGATGGTAGGTTCGAACCTATAGCTAGTAGTTCTTTAACAGTGGTTTGCACGTTGCTCTGTGACAAGAGCCACTCGGGCAAAGAGTTGGAGAGAGCCAACAGTGTATTCACATTGGAATTTGCATTTGACAAGCTCCGGATCACTGCAACATTTGATGCAAACGAGTTGGAATTGTAGATCCATTGAGGAATGATATTTGATAAATTTAAAAAAGTTGTTACTGTGCTAGAGAGTGCTGCACTTGTATTATTTAAACTGTTGATATTTGAAGTAAGAGTAGAACCGTTGTATATCCAAGACGGCAGCTGATTTGAAAGCCCCAATAGTAGATTAACATTTGTCTTGATACCATTCGAGCCAAGCATCCAATTCGGCAGAATATTCGAGAGAGATAGCAGTTGAACAAGACTCGAGTTTGCAGCATCCGCAGTAGCTGTCGCGGTCCCTGTGATATTAAAAGCCCGGTAAAACGTGGTAGAAAAAGTCGAGGGTGCGACATCGACGAGTCTTGCTGCAATAGCGGCGATTTGGTAGGGAGTATAGAGTTCTGGAGGAAATGACAGTTTGACATTGACCAAGGGGCTTAATGCATCGATAACAGTCACATAAGACGCCGGTATATTCGCGGTATTTGCGATTGCGGATTTAACAGATGCAGCAAAGTTGGCATATGTGTTGGCATTGGACAGGGTAGAATAATCCAGATTTAGGGCATAGGCCATTTGCAAGTCCAAAGGTAAAGTAACGGTTCCGGGGCAGCTGCAATTTCCATTACTATTCCCTATTGAATTCGCCAAAATCGTGTCTATAATCGTGGTCGCGTCCTCTGAAAAGAACCAAGAGGGAAGCTGATTTGATAATGATAATAGATATGTAACATTTGAATTCAGGTTTGTTGTCAAGTTTGAATTCTGGTACCACGGAACACAATCTCCGCCGCTACATGTCCCCGAAAACATTCCCGCAAGATCGCCCCATGTAGACTTGATATTTGATAAAGTTTCCAAGAAATTATCATTCGTCACATTTGGAACAATATTCATGTTTCTAAAAATGGTATTTCCAGTAACGATCAAGTCTCCGGGAATAACAACGGTCTTGCCTAACTTGACCATGTTGCTAGAGCCGATGCATATAGTAGGTTCTGAACACAGGGATGTCACGTGCTCGTCAAAAGTGAGCACTTGTTTTTTACTACCCAGTTTGATCACATTTGATCCCATGTTCAAGCTGCCATAAAGGGTCGACACACTGATGTTTGATGCATTTTGTAAAAACAAATCTCCCTTTTGTTTTACAATTGTATTGTTGATATTTATTGTATTGTCATCAGAATTGGAAAAAGAGGATGATCCATCACTCATTAAGATTAGCGAATTGGACCCCGTATTTGTGATATTGTTACCAATTACAACGGATCCGTTTGCTGTGACATTTACACTATTTCCAAAAATTATATTTGATGCCCCTACAAACGTTGTACCTGATCCTATCGCAACGTTACCATATGTACTTTTAGTTCCCGGTAGTGTCGTGTCTGTACCACTACCGATTGCCACATTATTGTGACTGGTCAAGTTATACCCGGCAGTACTCCCTATCGCGACGTTTCCGGATCCGACGATGCTCAGCCCGCCAGCCAAGTGACCCAGGTACGTGTTGTCATTTCCAGAAATGTTATTTATTCCTGCAGAGCCCACGAATAAATTCCGGCTTCCGGTAGTATTGGCCTTTCCGGAATTGTGTCCATAGAACGTGTCATTAACACCTTCGACGTTTGACGTCCCGCTCAAGTATCCGGAAAAGGTATTATATCGACCTTTGTTGTTCATGCCAGCATTGTACCCATAGTATGTAGAAAATTGCTCATTTACAGTCAATGCCAAGTATTGACCGCCGCCAAGTGAAGCACCCTGGATACTTTTAGAACTTGTAATCGTATAAATACTCATGTGAAACCACTAATAATGATCAAGACAAAATGTGCAGCAAAGGAACAAGGATTATTTAGTCGCACGACTTTGATCGAGACCCCTTGTACATGACACGGCCATCCGGATACGTGGCCACCTTTGTAAAGCTGGTGCAATAACCGTTGGGACAGTAATCCTTTAGCTCCCGCTTTATCCATGCGCCCGTCTTTTCCTCGGTCCCGACAACGATATAGTACAGCCACGTGCTAGTGTTGTCCAGATGAATGGTCAGGTCGTCAGACTCGAAAAAGGGCGAGAACCTGGTTGCGTCGATGTAGTCGACAGGATACTTGAACTGAATCCTCTTTGTCTGACAGACAGTGATCCACTCGCCCGGAATATCTGGGTACTCGAATGCATCCACTATTTTCTTCATGATGGCGACAGTGGGCACACACATCTTGTTGGTAAGCGGATTGAGTAACCTGTTTGGCTTATCCATGGTGTAAAAGAGTGCATATATGGGAAAATCATATTTTTATACATGAGATGAAGAATGATACAAAAGCCATCAAGGCTTTATAAAGCAAACAGTAAAAACATATTATTATTGCTAATAGGTGGCTTTGGAAAGTTGAGCAAAAGGCAAACAGTTGTGGTCAAAATAACACCATGATTGTATTTCGTAACAAAACAACTATATAAAAGAATGATTACAAATAAATAAAAGTAAAAAGAAAATCCTTGTATAATGCCCCTTTGTAATCAACCCACGAAATCTGGCCATCCTTGTAAACACAAGTGTGCCAAAGGGGAGTCGTGTTCCAACCACAAAGACGCTTGCGCCATCTGTTTCGAGGTCGCGCTCAAAAGGGACGAAGTGATACTGGCGTGCGGACACCGATTTCACTATGAATGCTTGCACTCTTGGAGCTTGGCGCAAGTAATCAGCTGCAAGTCATGTCCAACGTGCCGAGCTCAGCTTCCGGACGAGTTGCAGTGGCCCAAGAAGATCGAGACGCGGCTCTGGACTTGGACGATCAAAAACAAAAGGGATGCAGACAGCTACTTGTCTTTTATTGACAAGAGGGGTCTCGAAGTGGCCGAGGAAATGCAGTGCTCCCAGCTACACGCCCTCGTCTCGATCGTTACCGGAAATGCCAACAAGGACATTTGTTTTGGGTCCGATGGAGCAATCATGTTTGTTTACAAGTGGAGGATAAGGAGCGACCTGGTGGTGCCATTCACAATTCCAGAGCGCCTCATCGGAGTCATCAACATGTATACGGAAATGCAGCTGCTGAGGGCGCGACTGGAAGCTTTAGTTTAATAGCATAGCATGCATATAAAGAAATTGCATGGTTACATTTATAACTAGAAACATGTCGAGAATGTCAAGAGTGTTTATACAGTCATCAAATGCAGCTAATGCAGCTAATGCGGCTAATGCATCGGCCAATGTAATCAAAGCATTACCCCTGTCCAACTCTTACAATCTGGCTCACATGGCTCGAGCACAACCTTTAAATCTCTCGTCTAGTCAATATAGGTACGAGGCTTCCATTAGAGATCCTAGGAACCGCGTCATCATTGGTCACGGTCCGGCTGGCACTGGAAAGACGTATACGCCATGCAAGATTGCGATCGAGATGCTTCAAAAAAAGGAGATTAGCAAGATTCTCATCACACGCCCCGCAGTCTGTGTGGACGAGTCTCATGGATACCTCCCGGGTGACATTGAGAGCAAGATGCTCCCATACATGCGTCCAATTTACGATTCTTTCCAAAAGAGCATCAGCCCCGAGACACTGCGCCAATACCTCAAGAACGAGATCATCGAGATCTGCCCATTGTCCTATATTCGCGGCCGCACCTTTTCAGATTGCTTCTTGCTCGCAGACGAGACACAAAACTGCACGGTCGGACAGATGAAGATGATGCTCACTAGGATTGGCGAGAACTGCAAGGTCGTCCTCACAGGAGACTTGTCCCAGTCCGACTTGCAGACGCCTCATAATGGACTCGCCGACATCTTGGACCGTATCGAGGAACAATACATGGAACAAGACGAATGTTGTATCGACGTCATCAAGTTTGAAAACGGCGACGTCATGAGAAGCAAGATTGTCATGGACATTCTCGAGTTGTACAAGAGGCGCTAGACTGTAAAATATTAGATCAGTAGTTTGTTTGATTCATTTCCATTATTATATTCTAAAAAATATATTCCATCAACTATTGTAAAAATAATCATATTAATATATGGACAAGTGCGGAAAGAGAAAACTACGATTGGCTGCTCCCGGCTCACTACAATCACTTTCGTGTAAAGATATGAAGGAAATGATGAGAGGTCAGGGCATTAAATATATATGGAAGATGAAGCGTGGCGAGTTATGCAAGGTACTCGTCAAGAGTAAAAAACAAGAGGTCAAGACGCCAAAGGCATCAAAGGAATCAGATGTGTCAAAAGCATCCAAGGCATCCAAAGAAAGTAACCTAGTCAAGTCGCCAAAAAATACTATATTTGATTCAGTAAAAAGAACCAAGGCATCTTCAAAACGTTCTCAACTCGACTCGTTCTCGTCTGTATTATCAACAGATGCACCAAAAATAATGTCGTCCAGTTCTGTAAAGTTAAAGTTTCCTAAAAGTACATCCAAATCATCATCCAAGTCATCATCCAAGTCATCATTACCTCATTCATCTTCTAAAACAATGCCATCTTCTAAATCATCATTACCTAAATCTCTATCTTCTAAATCATCACCAAGATCTTCATCTTCTAAAACAACACAATCTTCCAAGTCATCATCACCTGGTTCATCTTCTAAAACAACGCCATCTTCTAAATCACCATCTTCCAAATCACCTAAATCATCTAAATCTTCATCACCTAGATCTTCATCTTCCAATACACAATTTCCCGAATGGATTAATAACAGTTGCTACATAGATAGTGCAATTGTTGCAATGTTTTGTGTAGACAAGGCTTGGTTGACTCTTAACATTTTTAGTCAGACCAAAATGCATAGTAAACATGCCGATTTGAATAAACTTGCACTAGGTATCCGTGATGCTCTCAAGATAATCTACAAGGCTAAAACCAAAACAGCATCATCCCCATATAATTGTACAGTCATTCGTAAATTATTTAAAAAGTTTGACAAGGCGTATAATATAGCATACAGTGTCAATGTGGAAAAGTTGGATTGGCTAGAAGAACAACAAGAGCCAAGAGACGTGTTCAACATGTTTTTGCGTGTATTCGATATCAAGCCTGATACTGTGGTTACTGTCAATGGTCGTAAAGATAAACACTATTTCAATTCACCATTTGCTGAAGCGAGTAGGAGCAAACACAATATTAGGGATTATATTCCTATTCACAAGAACCAGATTAGTGCATCTAAACATTCACTCACCACTTACGAGTCGGCTCCGATTATGTGTTTCAATGTGGAAAGAAACATGATGAACAAAAAGATCAAGACAGTATTCGAATTTGGGCCAAATATCAGGTTACGAGATGGACACAACTTGAATCTGGTATCAATTATAATTCATCATGGATCAGCCACAATAAACGGACACTATACGTGTATTTTAAAGCAAGGAAATAAATGGTATCACTATGATGACATGTCGAGCAAGGTAGACGAAATAGGTACGATCAACGACGTGTTTAAATGGAACAGTGGATTTGTCAAGGAGAATTGCACACAACTGCTATATAGCTAATAGACCACGTACGCGACCTGATCAAACTCTGGACAAAGATCTTCTGAACATTCCGGAATTGCATGCTGCCACTCGCCAACATCACTTGGCTCATATATAACTTTTGACCGATTTGGCTGATTTGGCTGATTTGGCTGATTTGACTGATTTGACTGATTTGACTGATTTCGTTGCATCAACATATTTGACTTTTTATATGTCTCTGATGACTGCTTTTTTGTTTTTTTATGAAAACATGTATACGTCAAAATAACAACAACCAAACACGTTGATCCCAATAATAAATACTTCATACACACCTATTCACATGTTTTTCTTATACAGTTTTTTGCATGTTGAACAATACATGCTCGTGCATCGTCTTTTCCATTCTTGATCAAGTAGTCTAGAATGACTCGATTCGATAATAAACAAGTGACCTCGTTCAATATAGGAACGTGTGAAATACACGGCGAATATACCATTGAGCCTGTTGGCATTGTCGTTTTGACACCTAGTGTGTTTTGTAGATCAATGTACAACCACGGATCAGATGAAGTGAGTAAAATGTGGTCTGTACTCGCAAATGTGCCGTCTACCTTTTCTATTCCCTTTACATCAAACAGACCTGGAAAACGAGAAGATGCATGAATCGAGTCGATAATTTGTTCTGTATTGGTGCAACTAGAAAACACCGATGTGCGATTCACCCTGTCGTACGAAATAATGACGAGCTTTTCTTGAAGAGTTTGCAAGTCTTCTTTTTTACAATCTGCCAAGAATAGCTCGTACGGAGCTCTCTTCATCTGTTTAAAGAATGACCCATGGCGCATAAAAGACACGAGTCTATTATCAGCAGTCGTGCAAACATCGTCATCATCGCAGTCTGTCCAATCATCCACAATAGTATCAAACGGGTGTCTCTCGGGATGACACCAGAATTCATCAAGAGCGCTCATTTTCTTCGTCACAATAGCGACCGAATTGATTGCACCTACCGATACTGCATATACGCGCTTGATAGGAAAATTGGGATATGATCGATACAGCTCTTTGAAGAATCCATACTGGTATGCGCCCTTCATTCCTCCACCAGACAAGAATACATTATACATGATGCGATATGTATATTCACAATAAAAAAGCTATAATGTTTTATATAGAGGAACTACACAAAAGTCAAAATAGAGGAACTACACAAAAGTCAAAAGGGAATCAAATCCAACACCAACCACCAACTTAGACTTGCTCATGCTCGTCTCCACAGTCATCGTCGTCCTCGTCAAACACAAATGTAGGCTTTGTGGACGCCTTGGGCAGAGTGACGTGAATCTGCTGAGCCTTCCAGCTGACACCAAACCTGCTGCCCACGATCCAAATGGTCGCAAGCCTCACAATGGTCTTGACCTTGCAGTTCTTGACAATGGTCTCGGGATTGATCTTGCAAGGCTGGTCCTTTCCGTAGAACGCGTCACAGTCCTTGGCAATCTTGAACTTGAGAGTGGGCGGGTAAGCGTTGTTCACCTCGCCATCCTTGTCCTTGCTGTAGCTGATAACTGACTGGAAATTGGCATCGGCCAGGATCTTGGCAGACGCAAACTTCTTAGTAAACCACTCCATGGACTTGCCGAATGCGTGGTTCACAATGTGCTCCTCGATCTCATTGATCTTCTCAAGGGTGGCGCCATTCTCCTCGTCCACAGACGGCTGGATGCTGTAATCGTCGCTATCCTTGGGATAGCTGCTCAGTCCAAACGGCAGACGCATCGTCTTGGTCGTGATAAAGAGCGGCTTGTTGTTATAGTTTAGGTAAACCATCTTGTTCTTGTTGGGCTCCATCACCTTGACGTCGCTAAACGTAATCTTGCTCACATCGAGTGACTCGAAATCCAGAACAGTGGGGCCGGTAGGAGGAGCCATTATAAGAGGAGGTAGTTGGTAAGTTGGTAGTTGCAGGTAATCAAACAGAGAAGTTGATGACCTTGTTTGTTATAAACAAGTATGTAGAGTTGTCTTTATATGCCTTCACTTTTTTACAAAATGAATTAGAAACACTCGAAAAAACAAAACAAAACAAAGCCAGACAAGATCACGTAAAAACAAGACAAATAAAAGCAATTGATAAGTATAAATGGGAGCTGCAAACGTAGTTGTATTAAATTATTGTATCGATTTGTTCTTCAACCTGTTTAAATTGGTACTTTTGTTTATCCTCTTTGGTCTAGTATATGGCGTGTACTATATAATATATTATGCATACCCCAGGATATTTACACTGGGACACACGGAATCCGGGTTTGACGACTACATGGTGAATTACTATACCGAGTTGATCGGAAGAATGCAAAAGCTCGAGAAACAAATCCCTTCTTGCAAGGCGTTTCTGGATATTTACAAGAAAAAGTTTGGTCAAGACCTACGATGTATCGATACCGATTTTACCATTAATGGCTCTCTACATTTGCACTTGCTCATCATGTTTTACAAGGATATAGATAAACAAGATGAAAAGACATTTGGACATGCATTTGACATTTTGAACAATCAGCTTGTACAAACGACATCCAAGGTTTTACAAGACATGTATACATCAGACAAGCCTCCTTATATCAACATATCAAAAGATACATGGGACAAGTTTACATCTGTAAAAGGGGCATTGGCCAATGTCAAGGCGGATGTCACGAATTATAAAAGCAATGTAAAAAAGGTCGATGCCATGCTCTTGTCAGTCATGTTGAATAATTATTTCGACGGAACACACTTGTCTAAACCAACCCATGATCACATTCAACGCATGTATGACTTGCGCAAAATCGGAGGATTCGCTAATTTCCAACTGTTGAAAATATATGTGGGAGACTATTTTGATTATATTTTTAAACAAAAGATTCCGATTGACATTTGGGGAAATTTCAAAGAAGAAATGACCACTCTTGCTGACAAGGTTCTCACGGCAATCACCGCAGACTCGGTCCTAAATTGGTTCCTCACCCTACCTTCAAAATTGGCTGGAACCGAATCGTTTGAAAACCCAATTGTTGCACAGAAATTAGAAGATTTTAAAGAAACATTCATTGCAAACTCTCCATATGGAAAAGATGTTAGGGAGCCATTCGTGGACTCGCTCATCAAGATTGCCAAGACATTTGTATCCATGTTTCAAGTATTAATCTCGATTGTCAACATTATAAGTGACCCTGTTGCATTTATTAAATTTCTGATCGGTTCCATCATTGCCATCATCTTGTACATTATCTATTTCATCTTGGTCAACATTCAAATCGCGGTTGCAATCGCATACGTGTACATTATTCTTATGTATGTATCACTGACAGTCTTTTGGGCACTGTTATGTCTTGTATTCGTCATATTTTATGCGATATTATCGATCATGGACCTACCGCTCGGCGGATTCATCATGCGATCTCTGCGATGCGAGAATTTACCAGACGCATGGACAAGAAACTCCAACTGGCACAAGGGCAACATGTTTACAAGGACATTCTTTTGTTCTAGATCATGCCGTAAAGGGTTTTATCCGTACGAGCTAGCTCCTCTTTGCGTCAAACAACCTGATGACCAACCGATATGGGCACCACACCAAGTCATTTATAATGCATTTATGAACAACGAATACATCTCGACTGTCCGGGACAAGATCTTGTATAATCACACTCCAGACTATAAATATTACACGACAATGACGGAAGATAAAAAGCGTGATTTATGGAAAAAAGTATACAGTGACCGAGCAACATACAACACTGAATGCGTCAAAGGATCGGGCGGCAAGACTGGATTCAGAGATTACGATCCTTTGATCAGAGAAATGTGTGTGGACTTTTATAAAGATACCGATCTAGACAAGGATAGCAAGCAAACCATAATAGGTCTGTGCCAAAACTTGTATTGTACAGAAGACAATGACTTTGCATTCTGTCAAGATCAAAATAAAAGCGACCTGTTGGGCAATGCTGCACCACCAAAAGACTTGATCAAAATAATAATAATATCATCCATCATTATTGTTATCTTGGTCATATTATTTGCATATTTACTAAAAACTGACAAGGGTGGAGTTTTGAAACAAATTGCAAATATTGACATTGTAAAAGCTTTCAAAGATTCCAATATTTTACAAAATGCCAAAGGTAAATTAGATGCACTGCATTCTCCAGGATTAAAAGACTTGGTTTCTAGCTTGCCAATTCCCAAATTACCAGCATTGTCATCTTTACCATCCTTGCCATTACCAATTCCAATTCCTAAACTATAAACCCAAGAATCGTCTGATCAATTGTTCCCATTGTCATTTCTTCAATCTTGACAATCACCCTGTTTAAAATGTCAAACATGGTGCTAGGCAACACGTCCTTGTTCTTCTTGGTCGAGTACAGACTCTTGATCTTCTTCTTGATGCTGTCGTGAAACTCGAGGGTTCGCATGAGCACCTTTTCTAGCTCTCCGTCAGTCCCGCCATTCCTATAATAGGTGACATATTGTGTAATCTCGTCTAGGTCGGGCGGCCTCTCTAGAACACTGAGATAAACCTTGAAGATGGCGCTAATCGTAGTGTCCGTCTCCTCCTTGATGCTCGAAAGAATGGTGGCAAGCCGCTCGTTCACAATGTCGAGCTGCTGCTTCTTTACAATTTCAAACACGTATTCAATGTCCGAATCCGACATGGAGACGTCAAACATCGCCATGTACTTGTCCGCCAACACTTGAGACATGCCGTTGCGGTACTCGGATCCTCGGACAATGTCATTAATAATATTCTCGAAAAATGCGGGGTCATCAATGGCAAAGAGAAAGCGGTTGACAAAATAGTATTCGCTAATCGTCTTGCCCGTATATGTCTCGAACGTCTCGCGCATCCTGTTGTAAGCACTTGTATGATCTGAACAGATCTTGGCCCAGCTCTCTGTGGGACCCGTGTTGACATATTTGAAATATTCTTGGACGTACATGGGCCGTTGAAACACACTCTCGAAAGCATCGAGGGCGTCAGAGTCGAATGGACATGGTGATTTGGCTTTCTGATTCTTGGAAATAGCAAGTGCCTCGAAAGGGAGTTCAATCTCTTGCTTCTTACCCAAGTCCTTTTTGTGTAGTCCGGCAATAATGTCCTTGGCCAAGTCCTCGACAGTATACTTGCGATTTAAAAACAGGTCGCTGTAAAATCCGAGATCCGCATTGGTCGCCTCGACGTCCGTTTCATACACAAAGACGTCCTTGATTGTTTGAAAGAGACGCAATGTATACTCGGGCAGAGTCTGAATGTACAGATGAATCGAATCGTTCAAAGGTGTCACATGATCATAGGTTGACCAAAACACTGGAAATTGATCCAGATTGTCTTGACCGAGGTGCTCCCTGCACAAGTCGACAAAAAGGTCGCGAGCCATGTTTTCAAACTCGGGAGTCTTGACCAAGTGCGCGCGAAAGTCGTCATAGGTAGACACGTTGTTTCCAATATAGTGCTCCCACAACTGAATCATCTTGGTATCGATCGCCCCGGGTCCAAGGACCTGATGAGCGATGTTTTGCAAAGTTCGTTGTACACTGTCCATTTAGAAAAAATAGGTGGGCTAGTCTTTATATAGTGCCCTCAGGCAGTCGCCGGCACGAGGGCGGCCTCCGGCATACGTTAAATGGGTATTGGAGAATTTTGTTTATTACTTGTCATGACTATTAAAAATCGATACATGTAAAATCAGATAGTGAGATGTATAGGTATTGTCGTGGGTAGTATCATGTCGTCTTTACAGACTCGTAAAAAGTGCCTTGGTTACATTGGTGTCAAGCCGTGTCCCTTTCCCGGTACATTTTGCCGTATTCACGCCATGGGACTGCATTATAGGCAAACAAAAAAGGTACGCAAGGCAACATGCAGCGTCTGCGAGATTAATCACAATGGCACGTGGTTCAAGTGCGGCAAGCACGCGTATTGCGGAGACTGCATCATGGAGTCGGATCTCGCGGATGGAGTGTTTGACGTGTGCCCGTTTTGCCACTCGATGGAACAGATTGATTAGGTGCTCCTTCCTCTAATGTAAATGTCAATTATCAAACATTCAAATGAAAAATGAAAATATTAGGAATCAAAAGTAAATACAACCACATCTAGTACATTTGCTGATGATGTTGTGGGGGAGGAGGCTGAGCATACATTCCAGGCATTCCAGGCATTCCAGGCATTCCAGGCATTCCAGACATTCCTGAGATGCCAGAGAAACCACCGCCTGGTCCCCTACCGCCACGACCTCCACCTCCACCGCGACCGCGGCCCCTTCCTCCTGAAAAGCCATTGCCCCCACCACCTCCGCCTCCGCCTCCGCCTCCGCCTTGGTAGTTGCCTCCTCCATAACCCTGAGTTCCATAGTCGACCATGGTAAAGCTCGGGTCCATCGGCTGTTGCACCTTGATTGAAGGCACAATATCGCACATGAGAGTGCCGCCTCCAATTCCAGTAACATTGACCGCCTGGAGTCCGTTCTCGCCGGTAATCACGTTGAAGTTGATGTATTCGCCCTTCTTGAGAGTCTTGTAGTTGCTGTTGAGCGGCTTGACACCGCTATGATGAACAAAAATGTCCTTGCCCTTGTCGACACCGCTCTGAACAGTGACGAAACCATAGCCCAACTTGTCATTGAACCACTTGCATTGGCCAGTAATGTCTCCGACAACATTGTCCTCGACTGCCTCGTTAATAACTGATGTATCCATGTTGGTGCTGGGTATACTCAACACATGCACCCAAGTCTTTAAGTGGGTTTCAGCATAATTCGTTTTTTTCCCAATGACAATACATTTAGCATTTATAAATGAACACATTTATGCTGCACATGAACCATACGAGATCCTCGTACACTTTATGGATTATTCTAATAATTCTCCTAGTAGTCGTATATGTGTGGAGTGCACTCTCGACACCAAAAGAGACCGTCATTATACAAACGAGCGTCCAGTCATTTCGACCCGAGCTCCTAAATGAAAAGAATCCCATCGTGGTGGAAGACCGTATATTCCAACTTGAACAATTCTTACAAATTGCGTTCAAGTGGGTAAGTATCAAAACGAGTAGCAGTAGCGGTAACGGCAGCACAAAAGTCAAGTCTAGTTATGCCGTATTTTGGTCGGATACGTCGGATACCATTATAACAATATGCCGCCCCAACGGATCCCCCGTAGAGCTGGTTCTTCCAATGCAAAACGTATTAATCTTGCCCATGCTTTGGACGTGGTCAGTGACCAACCCGTGTCAAGTCGTCACCATTAATACGTTGTTTGGCACAATCATGTCTCTAATGCCTTGACCTCATCAGCTACAGCATTCATGGCATCCGCTATAAACTCTTCGTCCGTCGCCTTGTCCTCTTGCATGTACTTTTGAGAAATCAATGAATCAATCACGTTTTGAACGAGAAACATCTTGGGTACGAGCTCGCGAATCTCTCCTGTGCGCACGTTTAATAGCTTGAACGTCTTGACCGGGCCATTCTCCGGTTCCACGGTGGTCATCTTGTGGAGCCAGTAGTAGAGGATGACTTGCAGCATGTGCTCTAGCTGCAGACAGTCCACGCACTTGATCTCCCAAACAGTAGGATCGGTCACTATATCGAGTCTACCCGTAATAGTAATGTGACCAAACATGGTCTGAATGCTGTGATTAGACGGCACTTCAAACTCGACATTTTTTTTTTCAATGTACTTGTCCATGGTCGCCGAGCACTTGTCCACCATGTCTTGTGTCAACCAGTCAAACTCTTCGATTTGAGCGAGACGACCATGGTATCCATCGACCGCCGCACTGTAAAACGTGGACAAGTACAGGAAATCGGAAATGGTCTTGCAAGGCATCTTGACGTTCTTGATCATCTTTTGAATGAAAAAGTCCTGCTTCAAGCTCTTGGTCGCGAGCACACGAGAATACATGGTCGGAAAAGAGCTGGCCGCCAATTTAGCCTCCCATATTCCTGGAATGGTCAAGCCATTGATGTCGAACACATCCTCGTGCATGCGACTCACTCCCGTACGAACCTTGCTCGGAATGGCGGCGGACGCCTCATCGGACGGCTCCTCGATAGTGACAAAGAGCGAGTCGACAATCGGAGTCAAGTACTTGATAGTGTCTTGCTTCAGATACTTGACCAGCTCGGTCACGGTCGGATTCTTCTTGTCGTTCATTTCCTTGATCTTGACCACAATCTCCCCGTCCATGTGGAGGTCGACATTCTTGCTGAATGCGGCCGAAGCCCTGAGGTCAGTGAGAAAGGTCAGCATGCTCGCATTCTTGTCACTGACTAGGATCAAGCGCTCCTTGGCCCTCGTGGTCGCCACGTACAGGCTCGACGGGCAAACAGATCGGTCCGCCGACTTGGCGTAAAAGTTGAAATAGTTTTCATCAAAGTTCAACAGGACGACAATCGGTCTCTCGCGCCCCTTGGAACTCGGCAAAGTCGCAAACACCACCTTGCCCCTGGTCACGTCATCGTCGAGCTTTCCCTCTTCGGAAATCGGCACATATACCGGAATGCCATTGGTCACCATGAGGTTCTCGATACATTTCGCCGGAGCCTTTATACTCTTGAGCGAGGGTGCCAGAACAAACACGTCCTCGGGATCGATCTTGTTGTTCTTCAAGTCCTTGATCAGGTCCTTGAGATAAACCTTGGGCTTGAACAAGTCGGCAACACGCCACTCGACCCGCAACTTGGATTTCTTCTTGGAAATGATGCGCTCGTGTCCAATCATGACCGAGTTGATAAACCAGGCAATCTGCTCGGTGACGCGATAAGACTCGCTCAAAGACAAGTGAACAAACGGCTTGTTCCATATGTTTGCGGCCAATGTGAGAAACCTAGTATCCGCCTTCATAAACTCGTACACGCCCTGAAACCGGTCCCCCATGACGACCACTTGAACGTTTCCATTGCCCATGCTTCCCCCACTTGCATCCCTGATGAACTTGTTGACCAGCCTATAGTAGAGCATGGTCATGTCCTGTGCCTCGTCAATAATGATAATATCGAGCGAGGGCGCACAGGTCTTTTTTCCTAACTTGATCGGCTTGTCCTTGGTCAATATCGCGATAATCTTGGTATCAGTGTATGCCGTCTTGTCATAAAAGGTCGTAGCAATGCTGTGATACGTGTGCACACTCAAGTTGTCCAGTCCAGCCGCAACCACCTTGGCCCTCACCTCTGACTTGAGCTGGCTATTAAATGTGATTTGAAAAATCTGTTTATCAGAACAGGCAGCAGCAATCGCCAAGACCGTCGTAGTCTTTCCGCTACCAGCGACCGCGTCGACCGCCACGTTGTTTCCGTCGCGTATGGCATCAACAATGGTCTGTTGTTCTTTGGAAGGTACAAACATCATGTCTAGGCTTTTCTCTCTTTCTCTTTTTTCCTTTTATAATATACATATAAACCATTAATTCCTTATATGGGTTCAAAGGTTTTGGCGTCAAGGGACAATGTCCCTGAGGTTCCAACTAAAAAGATATATATACAATACAGACTGTATACCTTTTATAATGGAAGAACCAGAAAAATCAGAAGAATTAGTTCAACCCCATTATTGCTACATGTTGGTCAATGAATCAAGAAGAAATACATACGTCGGCTACACTGTTTCACCCTGTAAGCGTATCAGGCAACACAATTGCGAGATCAAGGGGGGAGCTAAATATACAAAGTCATTTGGACCGAATTGGTCATTTGTCCTAGTGTTGACGTCTGCTTCTTTGGCTTTTGATAACCACATTGCACTCTCGCTCGAGTGGCACATGAAGCCCCATGGTAAAAAAAGATCATCTCTTGCAGATCCAGTCGATAGACGCATTGAGCTCTTGAAAAAGGCACTTGTCCATCCTAAATTTGTAAATCTGCCTATAACAATATACGTCGCGCCCTTTTACATTCATCGTTTTCAGATTGCTTTGATGCCTTTTATAAATGTTGCAATTGTGGAAAATTTAAGCGACGTTGAAAAGGCCAAGGTCAAGGCAGAAAAAGTTGTCAAAGCAAAAATAGTAAAAGTAAAAGAAGCCGCAGTAGAAACAATTAAAAATAGTAGCTGTCTAGAGCAAGTATAACAAAACCAAAGCACATTTACTCGTCGTCAAACACACACCTCACATCTCCACACGTCCTCCATGGGTTGACCTGGACCTTGTCCGTAAGCATCTTCATGTCTTGAATATACTTGTTGACGAAAATCGTATGTAACTCGGGCAAGGCTAGGATGGGCGCCACTGAAGTGATCATGGTCGTCTGAACGTCCAGCTTCAAGAGACCCGTGCACCCATCGAGCCCGTTCAAGCTCTTGATCATGGTATTGGACACGTTCAACAGGGTGAGGCGGTCCAACGTATAGAGGGGACCGAGATCCGAGACCAGAGTGTTGCTGATATCCAGTTGCTCTAAAGCCTTGCACTTGACCAGTGGCTCAATGTCCTTGATCGAGCTGTTTTGGCAAGAGAGGACTCGAAGGGTCGATATGTTGATCAGCGGCCCTAGCGATGTGAAAGTCCCGCCGAGGTTGAGCTCAACCAGGCCGCATCCCATAAAGGTCATTGGTCCGAGATCCGTCACGCATGCGACAAAACGCTGTAGCTTGTAAAGCCGATCGATTCCCGAAAGGTCAGGACACGAGTTCCACTTGAGCCCGTCGGAAACAGAGAGCCTCTCGATAGAGCATGGCAGCCTGTTCATGTCGAACGAATCCGCATCCACAATGTCCAGGTACTTGATATTGCAACCGTATAGGCTGTCCACGTGTTCCCTGGTCGCCATGCAAATCTCGAGCACCGTCAACTTCTTGAGCTTGGGGAAAACCACGGCCACTTCCGCAGCCTTGATGTATTCAAAGCTGATGGACAGATTGGTCAAAGACGTGGCTCCAACCAGTGGCTCAAGCTCTTTGAAAGAGCACCTGTTCGCCTTGAGCACCTCGAGTCGCTTTAAACCTCTGAGCGGCTCCAGTGACGACACGAGGGATCCCATGTTGTTCACGTTGAGCTTGACCAGGTTTGGGCAAGTGGTCGCAATGGTCGCGAGACCAACAAACACACTCAAGAGGTTCTTTGGAAACAACAAAAAGTTATGAGTGTTGATCGTCTTGATAAACTGTCCGTTTCGCATCAAAAAAGGCACGTACGCGTCTTGGTCGTCGTCCGCATGCATGTTCATAAAAGATATGGTCGAGTCGTACTCGTCCCTCATAAGACGGCATGTCTTTCTGAATGCGACCGCGGAATCCCTAGAGTGGGACGCAATCGACTGAATAACACCAACGGGCAACATGAGGAGATCAAACATGTACCGACACTAGATGGCTGTGTTTTACAAGATTCACATTTTTACATTTGCTTTCTACAAGATTGGTAAATATACAAAACAATGTAAAAATACAAATGCACATCTGTATTAGATTTGCTGAAACACTTTTGTACTCTTGGTATTGTTTTATAGGTATACTTTTTCATATAAAAAATCGACCAGTCTAATAACAGATACAATATCAAATGATTAGCCGATCCGTCTTTACAAGTCGTCTCATGCCATCAACCAAAGTGGTCTCTATCAGAGAGGTTTCCGAGTGTGTCGAGGTAACTGCATCCCTATCGCGCCCAGAAAAGGTCCAATACTTTGGATCCGTCGGGATCGACTATGACAATGTCGAGAAATATGGACCGGTCGTCGAGAGGCTGAACAAGCTGGTAGAGAAAAAGAATAATGATTCGTTTTTCGAAAGGTTGTACCGAATTCATATTGCAACCATGTTTTGTGTATCGTACGTGTGGCACTAGTACAGTTGTACCATTTTAAAACTCTAGGACGCCATCTAGTTCTCAGGATGCTGATGGAATAGAATAGAAATTTCGTTTTGTTCATCTTTATTAATGCTCTGATTTCTATCAATCAAACTTGTTCAGACGAGGATATTTAGTGCATCAATTGCGTCTTCAAGTGTGTTTTCAGAAGCACGAAATACTTTCTTTTTATAAATTACTTCCACATTGAATTTGTGTTTTGTCTTAGAAATATGCAGGGGTAATGTACGTTCAACTTTCTTCGGAACAACATCCTCTATAGTCAGGTTCTTAACGTCTTCATATTGTACAAATCCATTTGTTTGTGAATCTTTTCCTAGTGCAACAAGCACATACGTATCATATTTTTGTGCAGCATCTTTTTCGTTATCAAATGTTCCTAGATACGTTCTTGAAAAGTTTGCTTTCCACATGTTGGTACTTTTTACTAACAACGTTACTCCAATATATTGACTTGTGGTCCCAGGCTGCTTTTGCCTATTCTGTGAATTTTGGCTTAAGGTTGCAAATCTAAGGTTCTCTCGACGGTTATTTATCCCATTATGGTCAATGTGATCAATTATGTGATCGTCCGGTGGCTGCCCTTTAATCAACTCGTGCATATTCAAAGAAATAGCTTTTCCATCGTAATAGCCTGAAAACAAGTATTGTAATTTTGTGCCTCCTGATCGCTCCTTTTCTTTCAGAGTCCAATTGTATTTTCTGACATTTTCATAATCTTCTTCTGATATGAAACAGAATCCGATTATCTCACCCTTGTTGTTTCTATACGGAATATCGGTAGGATGTTCTGTCATGAGCCTCTCATTTTCGGATTGAATTAAACAATTTTCTATTTTTGTATGCATTCCATGTACCGCGACATTGTAAATTGAACATGTTTGTCACACACGGGCTCATTATTTGAATTGAAACCAGTTGCGACCCTTTGGCAACAGTCCCTAAAATTCGGCGAGTTCATTTGAAGATTGCATCCTGTACACGTCATTTCTTTACAGATATTCTCCATTTCATCTCTTTATATGTGAAACGCTTGATAAAAGACCATATTATGTGTAAAAACATATGGCTATACATCAAACAACTTGATCAATTTTGTTATTTCATCATTTTTGACAAATAACAAGTATTAAAAATAAAAAGGAAATCTCAAAAGCATTAAACATCCTAGTCGACCGGCTCAACAATAGGCTCGGATGGAACGCTGGCCTTTTCATCAGCTCCTCCGGCAGCTGCATACATGTTTTGAATAATTGGGCTCGACACCTTGCTCAGCTCTTCTTGCTTTTCCTTGAACTCGTCAGCACTTGCCGTCTGATTTCCATCGAGCCACTTGAGCGCGTCATTGGCCGCGTCATCGATCTTCTTCTTGTCGTCTGCCGCAATCTTGACCTCTTCATTCTTGACCGTATTCTTGAGATTATAGGCGAAATTCTCCAGTCCATTCTTGGCCTCGATACGTGCGGCCTGGGCTGCGTCCTCGTCCTTGAACTTTTCCGCATCCTTGAGCATCTGATCAATCTGGTCCTTGGACAGGCGGCCCGTGTCATTCTTGATCGTGATATTGTGCTTGTTCTTGGACGCCTTGTCCTCGGCAGTCACGTTGAGAATACCGTTCGTGTCCACATCGACCGTGACCTCGATCTGAGGAGTGCCACGGGGCGCCGGCGGAATGTTGCTCAAGTCGAAATTGCCGAGAAGGTTGCAGTCCTTGGTAAACTGACGCTCCCCTTCAAAGATACGGATCGTGACCGCGGGCTGGTTGTCCACATAGGTGGAAAACGTCTGCTTCTTCTGGCAAGGAATCGTGGTATTTCGAGGGATCATCACTGTCATCACCTGCCCCGCCGTCTCGATACCAAGAGAAATGGGGGTCACGTCGATGAGGAGGAGATCCTTGGTCTTTTCATCTTGACCGCCGGACAGGATGTAGGCTTGAATGGCAGCACCGTATGCGACCGCCTCGTCGGGATTGACACTTTTACAGAGTTCCTTGCCATTGAAAAACTCGGAAAGGAGGGACTGGATTTTAGGGATGCGGGTCGTGCCTCCTACTAGGATGACTTCGTCAATTTGAGACTTGGAAAGCTTGGAATCGATCAAAACTTGCTCCACGTGATGCATACAATTCTTGAAAAAATCGGCACCTAGTTCCTCGAAGCGGGCACGAGATATTGTTGAGGAAAAGTCAATCCCATCAAATAGCGCATCTAGCTCGATAGTCGCCTGTGTAGAAGAACTGAGGTTTCGCTTAACAGTCTCACAAGCCGTGTTGAGACGCTTAAGAGACCTTACGTTTGTGGTCAGATCCTTTTTGTGCTTGCGCTTAAACTCGGCAGCAAAGTGTTGAACCAGCAACGCATCCAAATCAACACCTCCTGCGTGGCCGTCTCCGCCCGTTGCAATTACTTCAAAAAGCCCTCCTGAAATTTCGATGATGGAAACATCTCTAGTGCCGCCTCCTTCGTCTACGATCATTACGTTCTTCTCGATTTCCTTATTTTCATCGAGACCATAGGCAATCCCGGCAGAAGTCGGTTCATTTATAAGGCGTAAAATATTTAAACCAGCAATCGCGCCAGCATCCTTCGTCGATGACCTGCTCGAGTCGTTAAAATATGCGGGAACAGTGACGACTGCATCTTTAACCTCGTGTCCTAGATATTCCTCAGCGATTTGCTTCATCTTACCGATAATCATGGCTGAAATTTCCTCTGAGTAAAACCGCTTCATCTCACCCTTTACCTCGACCTGGATCATTGGCTTATCGTGCCCATCATCAACAACTTTGAAGGGCCATAACTTCATGTCTGCCTGCACAATAGGATCACTGAAGCGACGACCGATAAGACGCTTGGCATCATAAATCGTGTTTGTCGGATTGGCTGCTGCTTGATTCTTAGCAGCTTCACCAATGAGACGTTGACCATCACCTGTGAATGCGACATACGATGGTGTAGTCCTGTTGCCTTGCTCGTTGGCTATGATTTCAACTCTGCCATTGCGGTACACTCCGACACAAAAATTCGTTGTACCAGCGTCAATCCCAATGGCTACCATGTTTTAGAGAATAATAATGTAGGGGTCACTATCTTTATATAGGTATCGTTTCTAGATGACCATATAATATAAAAACAAGTTCCGTGTATTTCAGAAAACAGCAAACCAGCAAACCAATCACTTCAAAATCACCTCACATCCTCGTACCCATCGAAAAACAGCCGAATCACATCAATCTCCTTGTCAGGCGCTCCATTTCTCACGCTCTTGTCAATGACCTCTCGCATTTTACCCAACAAGACATCACACCTCTTGTTCCATTCCGCAAAGTCGCGAATGTTCGGAATGCCGTTCTTGTTATACCTGAATGACGATGCCTGCTTCTTTCCGTCAGCCCTCGTATATGCATCAGGATTAAACCGAATAAAGGTCAAATGCCGACTCCCAAAGTCCTGAAACAACTGGGCCATCCTCTTGTTCTCGCATGTAATGTCGTAATACATGTGTGCATTTTCATCAATCTCAACAATCAAAACAGAAGTTAACAAGTCAATGTATGTGTCGGGTCGCCTCCTAGAGCAGCCCTCGTTAACAGCCTTTCATTCCAACACCCTCGGCAACGATCCCGGACCCACCCTCGTAAATCCATCAAGTTTCCTATTCCACGTATACACATTTTGCAATCCTCGAGTCGTCTTCATTGTCCCGTATGATTCAGCCACAAGCCCCTCGACCACCAAATTATCCCTCAAATAGTCAACACACTTGACATGATAATAGTCCACAGACTCTCCTATTCCGTATTGCACAACTTTGGGATTTTTTAAAACAGCCACTTTTGCACACATCCAAACTCCTTTTCTCAATAAAAACTTGTGTGTACCTGATATAGAGACGGGATATCTGGGGTTGTTTCTTCCGAATGCGTGAGCCAATATTATATAGGGAGCCGTTTCCTGGTCAGCAATCGGTACGTGTGTATGAACAAGATTGCATGGTGAAAAAGTAGACTTGTCAAGACTGGTGGCAACGAGATCGGAATGAACTAGTGTTTCAATCGGTATATAGCCTTTGTCTTTGACCAAGATCCTCGACCCCTTGACAAAACAAGCTACAACATGTTGCATGAATGACGTGAAAATATATGATTGCCCTGAAAGAAAGATTTGAGGACCCTCGATTGTAATGGATTGAGCATTATAGGAAGGGTCGATTGCAAGAACACGAGCATCTACAACACCTGGCCCATTTGCATACCATCCAATTTCAACATTATTCAAGAGTCCATTGAATCCTCCAAAAAAGAATCCTACTTGAGTTTGATGATCAGGACCTGCAACATTTTGAGACCAGCTTGATGTTGACATTTACAAGATGTAGTTTTTAAAATACAAGACTAAATTTATAAACATTTCAAAGTCCTTTGAATGATAGTATATAGTACATGTGTCTACGGTCATAATCTGTCAAACGCTTGCTACTCTTGACATGTTTCACAGATGCAGATATAGCGCATGCACTGGCCAAACAACATGCTGATCTTTTGTACATTTGAATTACAAGATCTAGTCGTGTATTCTTTATACGAGTCACATTTTCCGTTTTTATTAACTTTGTCTCAAATAATGAATACTATACATATTGACAGTTATTGCGAATCCTATCTCACGCGCAACATTTGGTTTTCAGAGGAATTTGCTAGGATACTAAAAATAAAACTGACAAAAGGAACAATCGCCGAAGCTAATCCTATTACCACACTATTTGCTCGTGTAAAACCGAAAATGACCAATATAAGCACACTACGGTCTCATTTGCCAGACTTGTCTGTCATGGAAGCTCTATTATCTGATTTCCCAAGACGATACAGTGAACTAGAATTTCTAGAAACTAATGGGATGGTCACTGACGACATGTTTAAATTGCTCAACATCTTGTACTACAAATTACGTCACGCGGAACGTAAAACAGTCCTTGAGATTCTCAACTACTTGTTTAGCATGCGAACTCTTTCACTAGATGACATTGTCTATCCAGAAGTAGCACATGTTCGCTTTGCTAAAAACGACTTGGTCTGGTACCTGTGGAAAATCTTGTTGATCTATGCGTCAAAACAAAAGAATACAGATGTCAAAGCATTTGTAAAATCAAACCTAGACATTTTTGCGACGACTTATCAAAAGAAATCACGAAATCGCCGTATCGACATTTTATATCATGTTTTTATCAACTTGTGCAAAAAAGAAGAATTGTATAGTAAATGTTTAATCAAGCCGATTGTACAGCAAGTGGAACCTGAGCTTGCTCTAGAAGAAGATGATAATGATCACGATGATGATGAATTTGATGGTCAATCAATCAAATCAAATCAAACAAAAACATCCAACAAATCGATCAAAACAAAACAGTCAAAACAGTCAAAGCAGTCAAAACAAAACAATCCAGATTCCAACCAATACCAACCCATACAATTCGACTATCTCAAGGTATTTACATATTTACCTAGTGTGTCGACAATTGACAATAATCCTGAAGAAAAATCGAAGCTATATAAAGATATTCAACATGATTCATACAAATCAGATGTCGCAAATGGAAGAGAACAAAACCGTTCAGCAGCCAGCCCAATCATCAATCCTCAAGGAAATGGGAAACAGGTTTGTCTTGTTCCCGATCAAGTATGCGACCGTGTTCTCCATGTATAAGAAAGCACTGTCTGCCTTTTGGACGACCGAGGAGATTGACCTGTCCAAGGACATGGAAGATTGGGTAAAGCTGAGCGGAAACGAGCAGGATTTCATCAAGAACATCTTGGCATTCTTTGCAGCGTCAGATGGCATTGTCAACGAGAATCTCGCCATGCGGTTCTATAACGAAGTACCAGTAGCTGAAGTCAAGTTATTCTACGGAACTCAACTCATGATGGAAGGCATCCATTGCGTCACTGCCGACACCAAGATCCTCACGGACAAGGGCCACATTGCAATCGGCACGCTCGAGAACAAGATGGTCAACGTGTGGAACGGAGAGCAGTGGTCCAACAACGTCATGGTCATGAAGACTAGTGACGCGGCCCCCGTTCTCGCGGTCGAGCTATCCAATGGCCTACACCTCACGTGCACACCGAATCACGAGTGGCTCTTACCAACAGGTCGAGTGCCCGCATCCGAACTGGTCCCAGGCCAGCTCCTCGCCCCATTTGCGTATCCCGCATCCGGCTACCTCAAGGACGAGCTGATATGGTCAAACGTGGAGCTTCACGGCAGGATGGCCTTTTGGCCCATGTTCGAGGCTTACAACCCGATCAAGTTCAACTGCCGCCATCAATTCGAGGTACCCCTGAACTATGGACGCAAGACCCAGTTGGCGTGGCTCGAGGGAGCGTTGAGTAACAAGGAGGAAGAGAAGGATAAGGATAAGGAGGAGAAGGATAAGGAGTCATATACCTTTGTTCACGAGGACGAGCAATTCTTGCATAATGTCCAGCTCATGCTCACGACCCTGAATGTGCAATCTACCGTATCTCTGAATACGATTACATTTGCCAAGGCAGATGTAGAGATGGTGACCAACAACAACAGCACACCCTTGACCGTGACCTCGATCAAACCGGTGGCCGTGCCCATGCCAGTGTACTGCTTCGAGGAGCCGCACTTGCACCAAGGCATGTTCAACGGCATCCTGACCGGTCAGAGCGAGACCTATTCTCTGCTTCTCGACACCTATATCAAGGACAAGGCCGAGAAGGAGCACCTGCTCAATGCAATCGACACGGTGCCCGCGATCAAGAAAAAGGCCGAGTGGTCCATCAAGTGGATCAGCGACCAGCATGCGTCCTTTGCCAAGAGGCTGGTGGCGTTTGCGTGCGTCGAGGGCATCTTTTTCAGTGGCGCATTCTGTTCCATCTTTTGGCTCAAGGAGCGCGGCCTCCTGCCCGGACTGTGTCTGAGCAACGAGTTTATTAGCCGAGACGAATCACTGCATACGGAATTCGCAACACACTTGTATTCGCTGCTAAACAAGGACGAGCAGCTCGACCAAGACACAATTCACCAAATCATCAAGGAGGCGGTCGAGATCGAGGACGAGTTTATCAACGAGTCGATCAACTGCAACATGCTGGGAATGAACACGGAGCTAATGTCACAGTACATTCACTTTATGGCAGACAGGCTCGTGGTCCAACTCGGCTATGACCAGATTTTTGGCGCCAAGAACCCGTTTCCATTCATGGAGCGCATTTCCCTGTCCAACAAGTCGAACTTTTTCGAGCACACCAGGCAGTCGGATTATGCAAGGGCTCGAGTCGGAGTAGCCGAAGAGGACAATCAGTTTGCACTGGATGCGGACTTTTAAGAGGTCATATGTTTTGGTCTAGTGATTGATTTTGAATATTCTTTTTGTTCCTTTGTTCCTTTGTTCCTTTCTAGCAAATCTAGAATGCTGGAATGTAATATTGCTCCAGGGCGGGTATTTCATCATCGACAACAAGGAAAAGGTCATTATAGCACAAGAACGCAACGTAACGAACCGTCTATATATCAGTTCCCTTTCTGAAGATGACATTATAGGCATTTATTCGATGCACTTCTGAAAAGAACTCGGACATGATGAGCTTGTATGTTTTTGGTGTATGTATAAAAAGTGAAAGTGCTATAAGAGACATACCTATTAGTAATGCTTATAATCAATCATGTATGTAACTGTCTACGAGTATCCGTTTAAAAAACATGCCGATGACCCACCGCTATTATATATATTGCTCGGCGAATTTCAACATTTAAATGTGCCAGCACGTTATTATTTGATTTGTACTCTGACATACAGGAACGAAGGTCTGTTCAAACGAATTGGTCTACACAAAGTTCTTGTACATTATGAGAATGCTGCTGTGACTGCTAATGCACCTTTAAAGGTATCAGTGAAAGATGCAATTGACGTGGTTCGCGATGCAATCGAGGATTTCGAGTTATACAAAAGGCACAACATGGGGACATACCTAGATGATCGCATGTTGGAAATGGCACGTGCATTTGTTCCCGTCTTGAAGACTCGACGGCTCTCGGAGATTCGCTCATCCTGTGCTCAAAGGGTCATTTCGAGGGCATGGAGGACGTGCGTGTCTAATCCGGCGTACAGAGTGTGCATTGAGAGGCTGAAGCGGGAATTCGAGATGCTTTGACTGGTTGAATGGCTTGTTCCTTTATAAAAGTAAAAACACATGTCCTTTCAAAAGTGATGACATTAGCTTAATTGTCACAAAGAGCAATGTGACATGCATTAAGCACATCACACGACATATATACAAAATAATGGACCTAAATAGTAATGTATCTAGATATGAGACTCTATAATTTTGCAAAACCTCGGATTATAAAATGAAACATTCGTAAATCGAAAATGTGATTTACACTCGATATCAATACAGCATTTTGAGCATTTTTTACAATCTGGTACGAATCGACCATACGTGTTTTTGCATGACGAACAAGTACATGGACCAAACCCGTGTTTAATCATGTTGTTTTGGTCATGTTTACATTTGCATGGTTTGATTTTCAAAAGTGTCTCTTTTTTCCATTCTTCTTTTGCGATCAAGGCAAGCTGTTTGTTGACATTTTCTTCCCCAAAGTACCATTGGCATGTTTTGTCACCACTACAATCAAATTTGCCGCAACGCTGACAGATACAAGGATCGCATTCGTAACGTTCCGACATATAAAGTATATTTGTATACCCACTTTTTTTATCCGCCTCTTCACTCTTACGATACAACTGCGCAAGTGTCTTGGCTGCTATTCGCAAGTATTTTTTCACAAGTTTGCGCCATGCAGGCGTTGATGTGATGCGCTCAACATTTGCGCAAAAAATACATGGGTTTTGGTCATCATACTCGATCGGTGGTAGGCTGTCAAGAACTTTCCGAGCCGTCAGGGTGACTAAATCTTTAAATATCCAAACAAATAAATATGTTTCATCGTCATCATCGTATAATATATCAAGCACATCTGTCAAGGTGCCCGTAGGATCATTGCATGATTCGATAAATAGCTGATGTCTTGGCCCAGGGAGTTGTAAAGCCTTCAAAACACAGTCGTGTGCGCAAGAAATACACACGGGTACACCGCCATGTTGCATACGCGCAAATACTCGGGCATCAGGTACTATACAACCGCTGTCGAGTTCCATGGCTGCAATGACATCATCTCGCGATAAATGATTGAAAATCATGTTCCAACAATCGAGAGGCAGCATTTGTTTCGGTTTTGATTTATACTATAAGTGTAAATAATCACATGTCTTTATATAGCTTGACAAGGATTGGTTAAAGCTTAAATTAGACTTTATCTTTTCCGTCGCAGTTCATCCAAACATTTCATCGGAAAATTATAGTCAGGTACTCGATACAAACAATTGTGTCGAGTAAATACAATAGAAAAATAAAAATACAATAAAACACCATTAGACAATAACAAACTTGGTATACGTTGCCTCGGGCAACAACATTTTTTTATACACGACCATTTTCTTGTAGCACTTGTTAATCGTGACCTGGCTAATGTCGCATGAATCGGACAGTGTCTGCTTGCCAATTCCCCACTCGCAAATCATGTTGCACATGTAAATGGTACCAGCAGCGACCGAGGGCGGCGTGTTCTCTGACACGATTGAAAACTCTTCAGCTTTTTTGATCACGTGTTTGCACATGTCTTTTTGCTCAGTGTCGAGCCCCAGCTTGGAACAGAACCGGCTGATAAAGTCGTCGGCGGTCGACGAGGCCATGTTCAACTTCATCAACTCGGCAAACTTTTTGCAGCCTCTCGTCATGGTGGTCGTCTTGAGATTGAAGATCTTGGCAATCTCTTTGCACGACCTCGGAACCTTGTTGTTCTTACAAGAGATGTAAATGGACGACGCAATCAGGCCGCTCCTGTTGTCCCCACGACTTATCCGGGACTCGGAAACCTGCTTGTACAACATCTTGGCCTCTTCGATAATGCTTTTGCTGATTCCATTGTTGATCGCCGAGTTGGTCAGGGCGTCAAAGATATTGTACAGGTTGCGCTCCCGATAGGGCATGCTGTTCCACATCTGGTACTTGCGCATCAGCCTCACATCATACGACTCATTGTAAGAGTAGCCAATCATGGCACCCAATGACGAATCCGGCAACAGGTCGCTCGTAGGCATGCCGCACCTCGTGGGATCCGCACCCTTGTTGTCATCGCACCCGTAAAACCTCCATTCCGCGCTCTGATCAATGTATCTGCCCACGATGCTGTGGCAAGCCTTGCAACAAAAGTTGCCCTCTTCCAGACATACTTGGTCGCTAAAACAATAGTCGCACATGGCCTTGTTCTCTGAGCGGGCACGAGTGTTGGTATTGGCGCTTGCACTTGCACCAATAGTGGTTACCAAGTCAATTCGTAAGCTCTCGAACAATGCCCAGTCATCACTGGAATTTGTTAAAAGAGACATGTGGTCAAGTTGTTATATTCTTATTTCCTTATATAGGTTTCACTTTTTTGTAGTGTAAAAACTAAACATCAAAACATCAAAACACACAGCTAATGTACTAACCAATGTATAAAAAATCGACAGCTTTTATAGGAATCCGACAATACAACAATGTCGACACTCACATGGGGCCGGTACATACAAGGCGACTTTATCATGGTATATGCGTCCAAATTGGCACAATGTGCCAACATGCACAAGTATAATTCGCAGCTCGACGCAATCAGCGAGTTCAAAACGGTCGTGTATGAACACAAGGCGCATGTTTCCAAGGAAATGGTGGCCAAGGCCGAAATGACCGAGTTGCCAGTGGCTCAACAAGAAGAGATTGCAAACCTAGTCTCGGCGACTTACGAGTCAGCAACCGAGCTCACGAGCAGCTTGTGTGCAGCAAGTATCCAATCCTTGCCTCCCAACATCTTGGCCCAAGTCAAGACCGACATGTATACAAAGCACGGCACAGAGCAAGAGTCGGCAATAAGACAGTCCGTGTCTGCTACCCTGAAAAAGAAGATTCAGATCCTAGACAAGTTCAAGGCGGCCAAGGAACCCATCGTGACAGTCAATGGCATAGAAGTCTACATTGGCGGAAAGCACGACGGCATGGTAGATGGCAAGATTGTCGAGATCAAGACGAGGCAAAGTAGGTTCTTGGGCACACCGGTCTACGAGTTGGTCCAAGTGCACGCATACATGTACATTTTCGGTACACGCCAGGCCATGATTGTCGAAAGCTACTTGGGACAAGAGAGGGTGCACGAAATAGCGTTCGATGATGGATTCTGGGACACGGTCAAGTCGAACATGAACGGATTTGTCGAGGAACTAGTGATTTTGTAATTCCTTTATCGATTAATCACCTTTTTAGATCCGGATAATGCTCTACGTTCTCTTTTTGTGTCGGATGCAGCTTTGTTAGCTGCGGCTAGAGTTGGATTACTCAATTTTTTAACTTGACAATATTTTTAAATCAAAACAAACATATAAACAAAAAAATCGAAAATTATAAAATTTAAGACAGCCCTGTATCCAACCATGGAACACTTTTTCCAACAGGTAGCGCAAAGGTGCGTCAACGAGGGACTAGCTGAAGGCGTTGCCATTGGCCAGTTTGCCCTTGCGACATCCGAGTGCTATAGGCAGCACCACAACAAGCTCGCATGCGACCAGTTTTACAAGAACGTGCTCAATGTGCCTCTGCTACCTCCGCGGCCAATGCCTTCCCTGCTACCTCCGCTGCCAATGGACCCGCCTCCGCCAAGGATCAGGACCCGCGAGCCAAAGCTTGTGACGCCGCTTTTGCCGTCGCCTTCGCCCGAGCCAACACCTGAGCCAAGGTCCAAGTCCAAGCACAACAGGTCCAAGAGCCCTCCTTTTAGGTCCAGGTCTAGGAGCCCTCCCAAGAAGAGGTCCAGGTCCAAGAGCCCTCCTTTCAGGTCCAGGAGCCCAAGCATCCCAAGCATGTCCCTCGAGGACATGATCCACAAGAGGAGCAAAGAGTCTGGTATTCCAGTCGACGCCAACGGCAACCTCGGCAACTCCAACCTCTTTATCAAGTTGCCCAGGCAAGTGCTCAACCAGGTTTGGGAAGAGATGGAGTGGGTCGAGCCCTATCGCTCGAGCGAGTCATACAACATGGTCAGGAACAAGATCGAGCGCTCCGGTGTCAAGGTCCAGCACATGACCATTCCGAGGTACAGGAACCCTCACGGGTACTGCTACGTCACCATGGATTCGGTCGATGACGCGACCAAGGTCATGAAGTACCTGGACGGATCCATGTGGAAGGACGGCTGGATCACGGTCCGCTACAACAAGTGGAAGTAGGATGGTTAAGAATATTGTACTTGCTCTAAAAAAACCATTTAACAAAGCGATACAACGACGACCTGGCCAAGTTGCGGAACGCCGGGTTCGAGCCGGGAGTCAAGGTGCGTGTTGCACTGACCCTGTATTCAAACATGCGGTTCAAGAATGAGGCCGAGATGCAGAATAACGACTACTATTCAAAAGATGTCTACGTGGTTTTAGCGCATCACGGCTACGGACTATTGCTCAAGGGAGGACAACCAAAGGACGAAAATATCAAGGTCATGGGCCGCAACCTAAAGCTGGCATGATTATTATTCCATCCATGTAATGTGTCTGAAATGATTATTTGTATCTCCTCCCCATTGTGCGCGCAATTTTGATGCTTTTGGATGTTTTGGATGTTTTATTTGTTTGAATGAAACAGTTAGAGTAGTTCTTACATCTGGTATTTTACCTATAAAAGGCATCCCAAATAATGAAGGTATCCCATATACATACATGGCTTTTTGAATTACACTATATACATCATCTTTGATGTTTGCAATACCGTCTAGTAATGTTGTTGATGCAGCGATTCCAATTGCATTACAATCTTGTCTTGATGGTTTTGAATCTAATTTGGTCAACAATTCATGTATTCTTTGCTTTGCAAGTTTATCTTTTGGTTTCAATTTGAAAAATGGAAATTTTCGTTGGTACCATGTTTTTTTATATAAAAACATGTCTCTATCAGCAAGATTTGTAGATCTTCCATTGACCTTGTCGATGAACCCACTCGTATCGGATAATTCAATTCGTTTACAATTTGGATACAACTGTAAAACAAATCCAATTACAGTGTTGATCATACAAACTGTACCAAGTTCTCCATTTCCAAGATTATTTTCAATATTACACGAAATATTGTGACTGACATTATTTATATAAATCAAATCATCAATAACCTCGACATCTACACAAGGCATCGCTAACAATTTTGGATTTCCAAATAATATCCTATCTTCATCTACTGCTGCATAGAACATGTTGTTTACTTTGTAATAAGTGGACATACAGTATATAGTATATTTATAAAATAAATAGCAAGGATAATAACACACCGCCTAAAACACTTGCCGTGTCATCAGTTGACCTTATTAATAATATCTAATCCGTTTCAAATTTTCAAATCGATCAAAATACGCGGCATGCTCCCCACCATCCTTGAGCGTTTGCAAATACGTTTTTAAAACATCATACACCTCGTGGTCAAGATCCTTGACATCAAGGATGCTCTCAATAATGTCGGGCAAATACGTGACATTTACAACTTGTCCATCAAATACGAGTACAAGTGCCAACAGCCTCTTTACTACACTTTTGTAAGCATGCACTGCCGCCGTGTACAAGAGCATCTCGAAAATACAACAATTACCATTCTCAATGGCTCTCTTTCCAATGTGCACCATGTTGTTGCTATTGCCTTGGAATGTGAGCAATGCCGCCTCGAAGAGAGCGAGTACAGGGAGACTCGTAAGGAGGAGTTTGAATACAATTGCGAGATCCATTGTGATTATAGACTTGTCTGGACTTTTAAGTTTTCACTTTTTTATACCCAAGTCATATGTTTTGGGAAAAACACAACACTTGACTTGGCCGATTGATTCTGCATGTTGTATCATTGTATAGAGATTTATAGGATTTGAACATTCCATTTTGATATTTTTGATTATATCCGCATACAATTCAACATCATTGGTAATTTGTGTTTTTGTCGATGATCTTAGGAATGGTCTGCTAAATTGTACACGACGTGCAGCCCATGCAGCCGGTGCAGATATAGAGGAGCTGAGCCCCGAATTTGAGCCACCCATGCCTATATGTTTGGTTGGTAAACGGGTAAATGCAAAAAATACTAATTCTTTCCCAATATCATATAGAAATCTATAGTTTAATTCTGTCGTTTGATCAGTGTTAAACTTGAGTTCATTATTGAGCGCAGTCATCATTATAGAAGCACCCAATGAATATACATCACAGTATTGTAAAATACCATGCAAATTTCCAAGATCAATGTCAACCTGATCTTTCAACCTTTGCAAGGCAGCGTCTTCCCATAATTCTAGAATAATGTCCACAAACTTGTCAACTATAGGATTACGACCAAATTTCCCATGCGACATTTGAATGTACATGTGCCATGGATTCATTACGGCAGATGGTGAGCCATCGGTAAAATACACAAACAATGGATGGGCATAGAGTGGAGTAAAGTCTACACCTTGCAAGTATGTATAATCTATTTTCGATATTTTATAAACAACAACCGTGTCCATGTCATGTAGTATGGGTGTGGGTGTGGGTGTGCGCCAATCTGATACAGTTGAGCCATTTTAAAATGAAAACACTGAATATCAGTAATGTATGAAATTGGTGTCAGAAAAACGGCATTATGTCTCTATAGGTATTTTAATAGTTTACGAAAAACGA